GAAGAAACAGGTGGAGGAAATGGAAGTGTATAACCTTCAGGATGAGGTCTGGAACCGGGCAAGAATACAACAAAGTGAACACATTGTAGATAAGATTAAACAACATTTCGGAGTTAAAGAATGACGCTTGAATGTTCCTGGGAAGAGTTTAAGCACCGTGCTCGTGAGTTTCACGAAGCCGCACCCACACTGGACTACGATGGACTAGACAATGCTTTCGAGGCACTTGGACTAAGTTATCTTGGTATGCGTGAGGACATGTGGCGTCATAGTGCCGCTATCGTGTTGAAGATGGCTACAACAACCTATGTTGAACGAGAAGTGGAGTTGGACTACAAATGACCCCAAAACAGAAGCGTACCGAAATCAAGCGTCTACTGTCTTTACTAGACGAACACAATCGCTTAACGTTCAAAAGAATGTATTCTCATCTAGATATAACTAAAGACATTAACTTTGTAGTTGACGACATGCCAGCAAAGCAGTTACAATGGGCACTACAACAATGTCAAAATTCTTATTACAAAATCTTTAAGGTTATTAAAAGTGCATAAACGCATAGGCTTTGCCTGCAAATGGATCGATACTCCTGATCAAGTGAACGGTATTAAGGCTACCGATCCTGCTAAAATCTATAATACAGGCAGCACAACTGTTGCCTGGTTAAATAGACAGAGCCAGCAGGTTGCAGAAGAAAAGCTGTGGGACCTAGTAAAAGGTAACATCGAATCTACACGCAAGCTGGTAGAAAAGGTAAGCGGATTAGATGAAAATCTTAGAATGGTACGACTCAGTAGCGATATACTTCCTGTTTTCACTGAGCCTCGTTGGGGGTTCTTTTATGGGCTATCCGATGTTCGATCATATTGCGAAAGAGCATTTAGAGAGGTGGGAGATCTGGCTCGCAAGAATAGTGTTCGCCTTAGTTTTCATCCCGGCCAGTTTACTGTGCTTGCATCTGCTAATCCAGGTATTGTAGAGCGTTCCATCGAAGAGTTCGAGTACCACGCCACAATGGCCCGGTGGATGGGCTACGGTCAAACATTCCAGGATCTAAAAATCAATGTACACATTTCAGGTCAGCAAGGTCCAGACGGTATCCGCAAGGCCTATCAACGGTTAAGCCCCGAAGCACGTAACTGTATTACTATCGAGAACGAAGAAAATGCTTGGGGACTCGACGATTGCCTTACTTTATCTAATCTGCTTCCAATTGTTTTGGATATACATCATCATTGGGTGCGAGAAGGCGAATACTTGGTGCCATCCAGCGAGCGGGTTCAGCGGGTTGTTGATTCTTGGCGCGGTCTTCGCCCTACTCTACATTACAGTGTTTCACGTGAAGATTGCCTTGTTGGTCATTGCCCTAATACTCTTCCATGCCGCGACAGCTTGATTACAGCAGGCTACAAAAAACAAAAGATGCGGGCACACTCAGACTTCTACTGGAATAATGAGGTTAATAAATGGGCGCTGGGATTCCGAGATCAGTTCGATATCATGTGTGAGAGTAAGGCCAAGAACTTGGCTAGTTCTGCTCTTTACGAGTACTCGAAAACTATTTAAACAGTTTAGCCAAAAGAAAAGCGGGCCGGGCCCGCTTTCTTACGACCAACATTAAACTGCTGGTTTTGCTTTTGGCTTACGACCGGCTGGCTTTTTAGCGGCGGCTGGTTTCTTCTCAGCAGCAGGCTTTTTAGCATACTGTCGTTTCTTTGGCGCTGGTTGTTTTGCTTCGGGTGCTTTAGCTTCAACTGGGGCAACTTCGGGCGCAGACTCAACGACTGGCTTGACTTCAACAACTGGTGCCTCTACTTTATATGGGGCTTCCGCAGTTTTTTCTGCTGGTGTACCGCCAAATAGTTTCTTTAAAAATCCTAACATGTGGATTCCTCCTTGTGATTTATTTAACTCAGAAATAGTAATATAGGTATATTATGAGTCAAATCAGACTTAAAACTCTATGCTGTTTATAGGAATACATACAGTGTAGGTTTCCTACAGTAGGTTCCCTACATTAACCTAGAGTAAAATATGGATATCGAGTTCGAAATCAAAAAAATTATTGCAGAAAAGTTATACACACAAGTAGAAAGAATAAACAATGTTCAAAAGTTTGCACACCTCGGTGCAGACAGTTTAGACACTGTTGAAATCGTACTAGCAATAGAAGACCGATTTAATGTTGTGATTCCTGATTCTGATACAGAACAGATCAAAACGGTACAAGACGCTATTGATAGTTTAACTAAGCTTCTTAATACTTCCCCACAGGAAGAGTAACACTAGCGGGTAAATCCCATATCTGCTTCCGCTCAACACCCTTACGTTGGGCAAATCTCTTTGCATCACAGTTTGAGCAAACATGAAAATAGTTATTGCTCAATCTCTTACGATGTACTTTCTTTAACTCTCGCCTAAACTCTGCATCACAGTTGTCACAACGAAACACAGCCACCGTCTTAGAACGCTTATAAGTGTGCTGTAAGTTGTTTTTGCTGGTACGGGTATACTCTGACTGCTCTATTTCTGTTTTTAAGAACATACGTTTATTTACATTAGGCTTATAAAATTTTAAGGTAAATACTCGAGCAATCCATTTAACCAGGATATATTATGGCAAGAAAAGTAATAGACATTGGTACCGTTGGTAATGACGGTACCGGAGATAGTATTCGTGACTCGTTTAGAAAAGTAAACGATAACTTCAGAGAGTTATACAGTTCGTTAGGACTAGGTGAAAAACTAACATTCATCGGTCTAGACGATACTCCACTATCTTATGTTGGACAAAATGATCCAGAAACAGGAGCCACTCCTGTATTAACTATTAACAGTACAGAATCTGGAATACAGTTTAAACACCTTAGAGCAGGCACAGGTGTTTCGTTAGATTTTACTTCTAACGAAAATGAAATCTTAATCAACTCAGAATTTTCCGAAATATCGGGAGATCCTAGCCCGCAACTTGGCGGAAATCTAAGTGCAAAATCCGGTGGTAATCAATATCGTATTTTAGATTTAGGAACTAGCGGAGCACCGTTAGAACCAATATATTCACATGAAGCTGTTAACAAAGCATACGCAGATTCTAAACTTGCTAGAGCCGGTGTAAACGCCATTGACCCAGCAACTGGAACTACTAACAGTGCATTTGGTACAATGACCGGGCCCTTGATCTTAGCTAGAGATCCTGTACCCGACGACGACGAAGTCTACGGAGGAATGATTGCCGCCACAAAACGATATGTTGATAACTCTGCGTTCGGTAGCACAGTTAACTTATATGTTGCAACATCCGGTGAAGATGACCGAGTAGGTGTTAGCATAGCATTACAAGGTCGAGCATTGGCCTATGCTTACAGATCGTTGGAAGCTGCTCTAAAAAGAGCTGAAGAGATTGTTTTAGAATCAAGAAAAGAAATAGGACCATATAAAAAGGTATTAACCTACAACAACGGAGTTGGTTTCTGCGAACTACAAGATATCGATGTTGCTCCGAGTTCCGGTGCAGGATTTAGCGGTCAGGTATTGATGAGTGTTAATACTATCAGTCTTTCTGCTCCTGGTACAAACTACAGTGTCGGTGACATCATTACACTAAGCGGTGGAACATTTAGCGAGCCTGCTAGATACGAAGTTCTGTCCGTTGGTGCATTACCGGGGACTTCTAAGGGTCCTGTTATTTCCTTTAGGCAACTAAGTTCTGGTGTTTATACGGCCTTACCCGGCAGTGCATCTGTTGCAACTGTATCTGATAGCGACTTTGGGGCAGGTGCTACATTTAATGTTACCTACAGAGTAAACAATGCACAGGTATTAGATGGCGGTAGCGGGTATGGACTGGTGTCTGTACGTATCGAAGGAGGAGGCGGTAGTGGTGCGTTCGGTACTGCTGACGTTATCGGAGGTGTTATTCAAAGTATTACAATCACCGACGGTGGTAGTGGCTTTACTAATCTTCCAAACGTTGTTGTTAACTTGCCTCGCTTCTTGATCAAAACGGACGGTTACAGAACAGACTTTACAGGCGATGTAACTACAGGAACTCCTACTGCTATCAGAGGAAGAGATATTAGAGAAGGTCTATATCTTCGAGGTGAAAATTCCGGAGCTCTTGCACAAATCTTATCTCACTCCGGCGAACTAGACAGTCTAGGCAATGAAATATTTGACGTTGACATTTTATACGGGACATTTGAACTAGGAGAAACAATCTCTTATGGTGACTTTACAAAGACTACCCAGATAACAATTCTTGTAGAAAGTGGTATCTATGAAGAAAACTTACCGCTACGTGTGCCACAAAACGTTTCTATTGTTGGTAACGAGTTTAGACGCTGTATTATTCGTCCAAAGCCGGGCGTAAGTTCAAGCCCTTGGGCGTTTACCTATTTCAGAAGAGAACCAGAAATCAACGGTTTAACTGTTGCAACTCAACTCTACGGTTATCATTATCTGACCGATTCAACTGCACCTGTATATCCATTAGTAAACAACAAGGGATATTACAGATCTGCTGCCGAACTGTTAAGATTGAACAGACAGTTCATTCAACAACAGGTCATTGGTTGGATCAATCATCAGATTGCAAATAACATTGCTCCATATACTAGTGCTTTCCAATACGATTCTTCACTATGCGAAAGAGATGTAGGATTGATTTTAGATTCTATGATCTTCGACTTAAAGTGGGGTGGAAGCAATAGAACTGTATCAGCAGGTTTAAAGTATTACGGTAATGCTAGCGGACGACTAGCCATTACAACTCAGCTTTCCGAAACAACTGCTGCTATAAGAAGAATCAATACTCTAGCACAGCTAGTCATCAAGAATATTCAAGTAACAGAACTGTACGGCGGTATACTTCCACAGATTGTTGACGGTGCATATATTGCCGAAGTAGGAGCTGTTGGAACCAGTATCAATATTACTAATGTATCAAATGCTGATCCTATTGTTGTTACAACATCTACAGACCATGGATTATCAAACGGCGATCAAGTTGTTATCGGCGGTATAAATGGTACTACTGAAATAAATGGTAACGACTATTATGTTACAGTACTAACATCAACATCGTTTACTATTCATGAACTAGCTGATAGATCTGATCAAATCGACAGTAGCGACTTCGGAGTTTATGCAAGTGGCGGTACTGTAACAGAACCAAGAGGTGTTGTTGGTGCATTGATTGATGCGCTGATTGATGTAATTGATGGCTCCGGTAGCGTTAACTATCCAAAAGATAACGATCAGATGGACATGTTCTTGTGTAACGATGCTGTTCGTTTCCAAGCACTAACTTTCCAAGGCCATGGTGGTTTTGGTATGGTACTTGACCCAGAAGGCCAAATCCTTGCTAAATCTCCGTATGCTCAAGAGTGTGCGAGCTTTACTAAGAGTACAGGTGTTCACACGTTTGCCGGTGGTCAGTTCATTGACGGTTTTACCGGTAACTTAAAGTTTGAAATCCTAAGTAAAGATTCAAATACATTCCTACGTGTTGGCGGCCTAAAGAGAATGCCTAACGTACCATGTAGCTTTATTGTTAATGACAACATCTATCGTATTAACTACATTAGAGATTGGACATTTAATACCTCAGGATCGACAGCATCGTTTATTCTAGACGAGACAACACCTTGGACTTTTGATCTGTTTACATATGATCCAGATATCTGTTCTAGAGACGTAGGTTACATTATCGACGGTCTAGGATACGACATGGTGTTGGGCACAAACTACAATGCCCGCAAAGCAGGATTGACCTATAGACAGGCCAATGCTGCGGTAGTTATTAACGATCAGTTGACCTTAACTGTTGCTGCTATCGAAGAAGCACACGACATTGCCAGCGGATTGTTGGACGGTTACAGTTCTGCACAGTTAGTTGTTCAAACTAGCAAGACCAGTATTGCTAACGTTGTTCAGAATGGAGCAACCTTTGCTCCTTCGTTAACATTTACAAACCCTACTGGAGTTTCTACAAACGTAGCTAATGCTAAGTCTTTATTATTCAGTAATATCGCATTTATTAAAGATGAGACTATTGGCTGGATGAACGCACAGATTGCTGGAAATATTGCTCCATTTTCTACACTGTTTACATACGACTCTGTAAGATGTGCTCGCGATGTTGGTTACATTATCGAAGCCGTAATCTACGACTTGTTATACGGTGGTAACAGTCAAACTAGAGACGCTGCATTAAAATACTATGATGGTGTAGGATCTGCCGAAGAACTACAACTCGCCGCTGGTCAGGAAGAAGAAACTGCTGCTGCGGTAAACTATGCCAGTTATCTAGCGCAACGTGTTGTGCAAAATCTTGCACCAGCATCTACTTACAGTTCAACTCCTAGAGTAACAGGTACAGCAGCCAGTTCCGCTGAAGCCACAATTATTAGCAATTTGATGACTGTGATTTCCAGTGTTATTACTGGAGGCACTGGGTCTATTCCTACAGCAGTATATCCAGATCTTGATGCTTATGCATATTCAGCAACACTGAAGTCTGCTAAAGATATTCTTGACACTGAGAAGTCTGCAATACAATCTGGAACTATTGCATTTGTTGAAGACAATGCCAACATATATGAAGTATTGATGCCTGGTAACAGATCTATGTTAGGTAACGACTACACACAGATTAACGACATGGGTTATGGTGTTATTGTTACAAACGGCGGATTATGCGAAGCTGTTAGTATGTTCTCATACTACTGCTATATTTCAATGTATTCGTTAAACGGCGGACAGATTCGTTCTGTTGCTAGCTCATCAGCACACGGTGTTTATGCTCTAGTTGCCGAGGGAGCTGACCCGTTAGAGATTCCAACTCCTGTTACACTATACTACGATCTAGCGCAGGGTGCCGAATGTTATAACGATGGTGGTACATATACCAACGTTGCCGGCGGACTACAACTTTATGTAACCAACTATACCTATGCTCCATTAAACAACGGAGAACTCGAAGTCGATCACGGATATGCAATCTATAGATATCCTATCACATCTGTAAGCACTGACGATCTACCTGCTGGTGTTGCTAAACTAAACTTGTCAGCATCTGAAGGTGCCGGCGTTGATGGATTGTTTGATGTGATACCTGACGGTACTAAACTAACAATCAGACAAAATTCTCAAACAGTCTTAACCGGTGATGTTGTTGAAGTTGCTACAAGACCATCAACTGGTTTGGTCTTAAGAGAAAGTCCGGACGTTTATCGTATTCTACAGTTTGAAGCATATAACGACCCAGAAGGTGCTAGAACATTTACCATCAGTATTGCTGATCCGGCGGTGGTATCCAAAGTAGGACACGGACTTCAACCAGGGTATCAAATCTCATTTGCAACTACCGGTAGCTTGCCTACGGGGGTAAGTACTTCTGACATTTATTATGTATTGGCAGACAACTGGACTGAAAATAGTTTCCAAATAGGATCTACTAAGGGCGGGCTTGCTATTGCAACTTCTGGTTCACAGAGTGGAGTTCATTCATACACTGTAGAAGGATTAGCAAGAACAACACTAAGAGAAAACTACAATTATGTAGATCTAACAGTATGGCCAACTCAGCCATACGAATCTTCAGGTACCTGTACTATTTCTATTGCCAACCCTGCTGTTGTTACCAAAGCAAGTCACGGGTTAAGTGTTAATGATGTTGTCAGATTCGAGACTACTGGAAGTCTGCCTTCTGGATTAACTGTTACCAGAATGTATTTTGTTGAGGCAATTCTATCCGGTAGCACATTTAGGGTTACAGCATCAGTCGGCGGGTCGCCTATTGAGACTACAGGAACACAAAGCGGAGTTCATACTATAGGTAAGGTTATTGGAAATGCTGGAGACAATCAGTTTGCTGTGGTTCCTGTTGGGCCCGACGAAGAGGCAAGGATCTTAGGAAGTAAGTTAGTTTGGATTGGTGAGGAATATGAAGTTGTTGCATATGATAACGAATCTGTAACTGGACAACCGTATTCAATGCTAACGCTTAATCCTGCGTTAGTAGACAGTGTTGTGCTATACAACTCTATGCCAACTTTAAAATCAGCGGTACCTAAAGACGAGCCAGGAACTCTTACAATTCGTATTTCTTTAACTCGTGTTACAGGCCATGACTTGCTAGAAATCGGTACTGGTTCTTATGCCGATACCAACTATCCGAACGAAATCTACGGTGCCGCGGTCAATGCGCTTAATGCTGCTGCCGAAACCGAAGAACGCGGAGTAGGACGATGCTTCTATGTAACTACTGACCAGTTTGGTAACTTCAACGTTGGTCCATATTTCCGTGTTGACCAAGGTACTGGTCGAGTAACATTCTCCGCAGCTATTGCCTTAAGTAACCTAGACGGTATTGGTTTCAAACGTGGTGTTCCGATTGCTGAGTTCTCAACAGACTCTGCATTCTCTGACAACGCAACAGATACAGTACCAACAGAAAATGCAGCAAGAACCTATATCGAACGTAGGTTGGGCCTAAGTCATACTGGTTCTATTGTTCCGGCAGAAAGTTTAATACCTTCAATCACAGGCGGCTACATGGCCCTTGATGGTCAACTGGCTATGAAGGGAGCGTTGAACCTAGATAACAATAGAGTTATAAATGTAAGTGATCCAGTCGATGCACAGGATGCAGTAAACCTAAGAAGTTTAACATGGGCTAACTTCCAAGATTCAGATTTTGGAAACATACAATCTGCAGACTTGGTAACATTTACCGGTGCCGGTAACAATATTCAAAACTCTACAGTAGTAGGTGATATTAGTCTAAGCATTGACAGTACAGCGCATACAATAGATGCTCAGATTGTTCCAAACACAATTATTGATGCAGATATTAACTCCGCTGCTGCAATTGCTCAAAGTAAGCTAAACATGACAGCAGCAAGTACTAGAGCAAATGCTACCGGTATTACACAAGCTGACAGAGGACTAGCAAGTTTTGACAGTGCAGAGTTTACAGTTACTAACGGTTGGGTAACATTAAAAGATAATGGAACTCCACTAAGTGCATTGCCTCAACTAGGTGCAGATACTGTATTAGGTAACTCATCTGCTAGTACAGCTAACGTAACTAGTGTAACGTTTGCAACTGTTGTTAACGAAGGTCTTGCAATCAAGAAGTCCAACTATACTACAACAGGTTATCTACGCAGAAAGAACTCGTTGACATCTGCAGGTGATACCGGAAACGGTATTGGCGACAGTTATGAAATGGTTGAAGAATCTTCAACTAACACTGTCAGTACGCTAGTCAAGAGAGACAGCAACGGCGACTTTGCAGGTCGTGTTATTACCGGTGAGCAGTTTAAACTAGATACTAAACTATTTGCAGATACAACAACCTCCGGTGGTGGTGGTGTTATGCAGCTTTACGGTTATTCCGGGCAGGCAGCTATCTTACTAGGCGACGGAAGTCTATCATCAGACAAACGTAACTATTATGATAACGAAGGACATATCTTCCGTCCGCAGAACGGCGTTGGTTATTCTCCTATCACAGCATCAAGTATTCAAGTTACTGCACTGACTACTGGTGGTACTAGTACAGCGGGAACTATTACAGGAAACTGGGGTCTATCAGCTGGTAGTAGATTGCAAGCAACTTATGCCGACTTGGCAGAGTACTACAAGGCAGACAAGGACTATGCACCAGGTACCGTGTTGGTATTTGGTGGTTCTGAAGAAGTTACAACAGGAAATACATATGGTGATTCAAGAGTAGCAGGTGTTGTTACTACAGATCCTGCATATGTTATGAACAGCGGCTGCGAAGGAACTAGAGCATGTATTGCTTTACAGGGTCGAGTACCTTGTAAGGTAGTAGGAAAAGTTAGTAAGGGAGATCTGTTGGTAACTTCCAATATTCCTGGTGTAGCTGTTGCTGCCAAAGGAGATGTTAAAGCAGGAACTATCATAGGTAAATCTTTATCAAACTTTGATTCAGATCATATTGGCACAATCGAAGTTGCCGTAGGAAGAGCATAATGACACAAAAAACAATAAATCCAGGAGTTCCTCCATTAGTGTGGAGTAAGGTACAGCAAGAGTTTGAAAAAATAAATGATAACTTTACAGAACTTTACTCTACTGTAGAAGGAAGCGGGGGTGCTGTTGTAGACTTTACAACTCTGGGTACTAGTCTTATCCCTAGAAACAGTGAAGTATACGATTTAGGATCTCCTACCAAAAGATGGAAAGATCTTTATCTGAGCGGTAACTCATTGTATGTAGGCAACGCCCAGATTACATCCACTGGTTCAACTATTAATCTTCCAGCCGGTTCAACTATTGACGGACTCAGGGTAGACGAGAACTACTTCAAATTTGTTGCAGTTGCAGGACAAACTACAATCGAAGCTGATGAGGGAACTGACACATTAAACTTTTCCGCAGGATCTGGGGTGGAAATCACTACCAATGATGCAACCGATACATTAAGTATTTCTAATACAGGTGTCTTGAGAAACATTGCAGGGACAGGTATTGCTGTTAGTGGTGTAGGTACTGGAAACGTTACTATTACCAATGCAGGTGTAACTTCCTTAACCGCTGGAAATGGTATCGGAATAAACGCAGGCGTAGGCGCAGTAACACTAACTAACTCAGGTGTTACGAGATTAGAAGCTGGCAACGGAATGATTGTTGACGTATCTACAGGAGTCGTTACAGTTACCAATGGTTCTCCTGCATCAACTATTAGAAGTTTTGAATATGTATCAGTATCTGGTCAACCTTCAATCAGAGCAGATAATAACTCCGATACACTAAACATCGCAAGAACAGGTGCTATCACCCTAGCAACAGACGCTAGTTCTGATACTGTCACAATAGGATTCGACAATCATGTAGATATCGTTGGTTCTATTTTTGCAGACAACTCATCAATGCTAGTCGACGCTACTGGTGGACAAATCGTTGGGCCTCTTGCAGAAACAATATCAATGGTTGGTGGAGCTATCTTAGATTCTTCGGACAGCAATTTTGAAGTGCGTGGTGTTACCAATGTTAACTTTGAAGCAGAAAGTATTATCAGCTTAATCTCAGATTCACAAGGTACAGGTTATGAATGGCAGTTTGGTGATAACGGTGCATTGGATACTCCTACTGGTTTAAAAGTTGCTCTGTTAAGTGATTATAGCCCAAGTCTCGGAACCATGATGATTCAAGCTGCTAATGAATCAATTCACATACTAACTCCGGGTGATAATTCTCATGCACTTTTAGGATGGTCGTCTACTAGTGGTCTTAAACTAGCAACTATTGGATTTAATACTGACGGTGATGCACTCGAAGGTGTAAAGATCTCAGCTGGTAATTTTAGCGGAACTGTTCATGGATGGGTGTTTGGTCCTACTGGACTTTTAACACTTCCCGGCGGTGCTATACTCGATTCAGCAGATAGTAACTTCGAAGTACGTGGTATTACTGATGTTAATCTAGAAGCAGAAGGTATTGTTAGTATCGTTGCTGATGCACAAGGTACTGGTTATGAGTGGACATTCAATGCCAACGGAACTCTAAGTACCCCTGGATTTAGTCTACCTGCTACAGATGGAAGTGCTAATGCTGTGTTAGCAACTAATGGTTTAGGAACTGCAAGTTGGGTGGATCCAAATGTTCGATCATTTGTTTCGAAGACAGGCGGAGCAAGTGGTGTAATATCCACTATCTCATTAAACCCCACAGCTAACGTTAACTGGGACGAAGGTGTCTATGTTCTAGATCTAACTGGTGGTACAACAAATGCCAGTGTGCAGTTTACTGTTGACGGATCTGGAAACATTAGTTCGTCGATCATTAACGGTGGTTCAGGCTTCTCAGTATCTCAAAACATTACAGTACTAGGAACAGCATTGGGCGGTCTAACTCCAACACACGACCTAACTGTAACTGTAACTGCAATAACACAAACATTCACAGCACTGGATCTAACAAAATCTATTCAAAAGTTAGCTTCAGGCAACTTCTCTTTAGCAGACGGAGTTGAAGGACAGATTATGCATTTTGTTCCACAGTCAAGTGCTGATGTAGATTTGATAGTGGTAAGACTATCTGACGGCAGAAAGATAAACGGGACTACAGGAGTAGTCAGTGTATCAACTACTGCCGATTGGAATCCTTTTGATAAAACCAGATATAACTCTGCAGGATTAATGACACCTGCATTAGCAACTGCTGTGTTTGTAGACGGTGCATGGACGCCAAGTACAGGGTTTATTAGTTAAGGTAAATATTTAAAAGAGCGAACAATATGGCTATACAAACAATAAACATCGGTAATCTGGTCAATGACGGACTAGGCGATAACCTAAGAACAGCGTTTCAAAAAGTCAATGACAACTTTACAGAACTAGGCAATAGCATAACTGTTACGGCTTCTAATCTAAGCGCAACTGGCGAAGGGCTATTCAAACAAAAGACAGGGAATAATCTAGAGTTTAAATCTCTGTTAGCAGGTACTAAAGTTTCTTTATCAGGAACCTCAGACGCTGTTATTATTAGCTCGACAGCACCTGACGCATTTACATCCATTACAACTAATGCCGGCGTAATAGTTGCAGATGCTAACAGTCTAACTACAGACATCACTATTCAAGGTGGAGATAATCTAAGAGTAACAGCTACCGGGAGAGTAGTTACCGTTGACTCAATACTAGATCTCAACACTATATTACAGTCATACGATTTTGGTCCACTTAGTGGTAATCATATTGGTCCTGTTCAGTTTGCAGTAGCATCTGCTAACATTGATTTTGGTCTTATTAATATCGTTGACGGAGAGGAACAACCATCTAGCAATACAAGTTTAGATATGGGTTCTATTTAAGGAAACTAGAATGGCCATTACATGGATTACTCCTGCAGGTAACCTGGGACTTGTTATAGAGAGAAATATTCTTAGCATACCACTTGAAGCAACTTCTACGGTAGGTGATGTAACCTTTTCTCTCATTGCAGGAAATCTACCAACTGGATTAAGATTAGATAACGGAGTTATCAAAGGAAGCCCGGTCGAAGTTAGAAAGTTTACAGACAGCAGATTTGTTATAAGAGCATCTGATGGTATCAGTGTACTAGACAGAACATTCGGAATATCCGTAGATGGTGCGGACCTACCTAGATGGCTAACTCCAGAAGGATTTCTTAATGTGGGCCCGGGAGATGCCTATTTTGTACTAGACAATGCCCATGTCGATTTTCAACTGTCGGCAACTGATACAGACCTTACTGCTGGCGAATCATTAGAATATTATATTGTACCTAGCGGAGGAGAACTACCTCCTGGACTAAGTCTTAGCAAGGACGGGAGAATCAGCGGATTCACTGATCCAATATTTGCTGTCAACTTTAACAACAGTGCATCCGGTTCATATGATGCGCAGGCCTTTGACATACTTCCATTAGACAAAGCCGAATCAAAATCGAACGGCTTTGACACATTCTTATATGATAACACTACATTCGATTACAACGAACCTAGCCAGTCTCCTAAAAGAGTTAGTCGATTCTATTCATTTGTAGTAGGTGTTTCAGACGGTATAAACGAAGTTCGAAGATTGTTTAGAATATATGTAGTTACAGAAGAGTTTCTACAAGCAGACAACAGTATTGTACAAGTTGATACCAACATATTCCAAGCTGACTCATCAAGCGATAGAAAGCCACTTTGGATTACTGACAGCAACTTAGGTCGTTATAGAGCCAACAACTATATAACTCTATACCTTGACGTATACGACCCTCCTTCACTAACCGGACTGATTACCTATTTGTTATTGCCGACAAATCCAGATTTGTCTGCTAGTATTCTACCGCCAGGAATGACATTAGACCAATCTACCGGAGAGATTGCAGGTCGTGTTCCTTATCAAAGTGCTGTATCAAAATCATATCAGTTTACATTACAGGCCATTAACTTTCCCCCAACACTATCTACCTCCGGTTACAATGTGTTAGGAGATTGGAATACTTATACGATTTATCAAGTCAACGATGTTGTTAAGTTTCTAAATCTATTGTATGTTTGCGTTAAAATACACAGAAACCAAACCCCGCAAAACAACGAGGAGTATTGGACATTAGGTGTTTCAAGCGCAGAAAAAACATTCAATCTCGAAATCATTGGAGAGATTGAAAGTTCTATTGAATGGGTAAGCGATAGTGATTTAGGAACAATAAAACCCAATCAGCCAAGTAGACTGTTTGTTAAGGCAAATAGTCTATTCTATGGAGGACGAACATCCTATGAGTTTGTTAGTGGAACACTACCACCTGGACTAACGCTATTATCAACCGGAGTCATTGAAGGTAAAGTAAAGCAATTTGCAGATGCAACCAGTAGTGGTCTTACTAGATTTGTCGATAGAGATTCTAGTCTATCTGATTCGGTCGGATCATTTAGCTACAATACTACCTTCGACGGAAGTTCAACTAGCTTTGACAAAAAATACACATTTTTAATCAAAGCAAGAGACGGTGCAAACTTTGCAGAATCTATAAAAGAGTTTTCAGTAACCGTAGTTGCTGACAACACCAAAACTTTTGCCAACCTATATCTTAAGGCATTCCAAACAAAAGAAAAAAGATTAGAATGGTTTGATTTTATTACTAATGCTAATATTTTTAGAAGTACGGAACTGTATCGTTACGGCGATCCGAACTTTGGAATCCAAACAGAATTAAAGACTCTAGTTTTTGCAGGTATCGAAAGTGTCGAAGCTGTTAAGTACGTACAGGCCATGAGTCGTAATCATTATAGAAAACAACTAAAGTTCGGCAATATCAAATCTGCAGAAGCAAAAGATCCAAACACTCAAGAAACTATTTACGAAGTTGTCTACATCGATGTTATCGACGATCTTGAAAAAAACGGAACTAGTGTTCAGTCCACAGTCTTGTTAGCGAATAACATCAATAGTAAGGTTTTGGTCAGCTACGATGCTATCAGTATTGACAGCGATATTCCGTTAGTTAGCGATAGCGATCATCAACGAATATTTCCAAATAGTATCAAAAATATGCGTTCTCGTATCCGTGCTGTAGGCGAAAGAGATCGAGAATTCCTACCGCTTTGGATGAGAAGTATCCAAAGTAACAACTTTGTCGAAACTGGTTTTGTAAAAGCACTTGTATTATGCTATTGCAATCCTGGAACATCAGCTGGCATTATTGCTAGGATTAAAGCCAGCGAATACGATTTTAAATCTCTAAACTTCACAGCAGACAGATATCTGATTGATGTGTTGGACGGAGAGATAGAAAATAAATACCTAGCGTTTCCACAACGCGGAGAAAAACTACCATGACCAGTGCTATTAACTACGCAAGTATTGACGAAACTTTTCCTGTAGCAGGACAAGACAACGATACTCAAACCTTTAGAGATAACTTTGATACAATCAAATCAAGTCTCCAATCTGCTGCTTCTGAAATTTCAGACCTTCAGGCCAACGCAGCAAAGTTAAACGAAGACAACGATTTTGAAAATAAAATTATCAGTAGAGCTGTATTTCAAAATAATGTTGATAAAAAGTTCGACGGCGGGGCTATTACTTCTACTTTAACAGTAGATTTAGAAAACGGGCCTTATCAGATTTATAGAATCGGTTCAAGTATCAATATCGATTTCTTAAACTTTCCAACAACTTCTGATCCATTAGTTCCCGGATATGGGGTTGGTAAAGTTACATTAGAACTCTACGGAGATGATACTGAAAGAGTCCTGTCCCTAATCACTACCGGAGGAACTGTACTAATGAAGTCTCCCGGATTTCCAACTACACTATCAGTAACATCGTCAACCAATCCTACATTTATTGAAGTTTGGCAACACAGCACTGATTATATCTTTGCTCGATACCTCGGTACTTTTGAATGATACATCCATTTGAAGGTGATCTTAGCTTATTGAAAGATAACGAAGTTGAAGATAAGCTAAATGAACTTAATAGGAAGTACTATACTGCCAGTCGTTTAGGTAAACCTGAACTATTGACACAAATCGCTACATTCATTACAATATATAAAGAAGAGCTGTCAAAGCGTTACAGACAAAAAATGCAAGGCAATGACAGCGGCGATTTGGATCAATTAATTAATGTCGATTAAACTTAACAGCGTAGATGATTTAGTAGCAGGTGTGATGCGTCACGGTCCTGATATTTTAAACTATGCTGTTACAGATCCCCAAATAATAGAATCATATATACAGAGAATCTTCACAGAGCGTTTAGATTATCCAGTACCAACAGATTCTATCAACTCAAAAAACTGGTTTATTCCAAACGATTATAAAACACTCGACATTGAAAAGTTTTTACACGAGCAATGCCCGGAAGAAAATCGTCAACGTCTTATTAAAGAGATCGCACTCTTTAAAGACCACAATATGTTTGAAGTACTAAATGTCATGAAATATATTGTAGATATTCTGCGTAAAAATAAAATAGTTTGGGGAGTTGGGCGTGGATCAAGTGTAGCTAGTTATGCACTCTATTTGATAGGGGTCCATAAGATCGACAGTATTAAATACAGCATACCAATAGAAGAATTCTTCAAAGGAGAAACAAATGGGTAAGACATACACAAGCCTTCGTGGCAAACAAGTAGACATGGAAAAGTTGAGCATTCAAAACGAGCTGTTGCCGGCAGTGGGAAACATGAAAGTAAATGCTCGTGGTGACCAGTTAGGACCAGGCGGACAGATTGTTAAGACCAGAGAACAGTTGCTACAAGATTATTATTCTGCAAATCCAAGAGCAGTACCAGAAGAAACAGCTCCTAGAAAGAAAGGTTAATAATGTCCTACAACGTAAAGCATATCAAGATTCGAGCTCTGCACGACCATGTTATCATCACTGACATGGAGTTTGGAGAAATGAAAACTGCTAGTGGCATTGTAGTGCAAAGTGACAATGCAAAATCTCACGGTATTAAACCTAGATGGGGTAAGGTCTATTGTATAGGCCCTGACCAAAAAGATGTTAATGTTGGACAATGGATTTTAGTAGAACACGGACGATGGACCAGGGGAATCACTATTGATGACGGGTCTGGCACAAAAGTAGTACAAAGAGTCGATGTCAATGCTATTTTAGCAGTAACAGACGAAGAGCCCAATGATTTCTATATAGGCAATGAAATTAAGAACGGAGATAGTATTACAGTCCGTCCCGAGGATTTTGGTGCAAGGTAATGGGCTTTAGAAAAAACTGGGACATTGGGGATATTGCGAATGCTATTCGCAGTATCTCTCGTGAAACTAACAGCTCATACAACGACGGATTTACCCAATGGGGCTGCAAACAAGACCTGTATCTAATCAAAGAAGTTTTAGATAGAGAACTAGAGAAGTCTCCAAACTTCGGAGAAATGGAAGATGCATGGTTGAAAGACCTAGAACAAAAGCGTATAATTAAGATTTTAAAGTCTTAATATATGATTATTGGCATTGTAGGGTACGGATATGTTGGACAGGCCGTAAGAGAAGCTCATAAGTACAGCGATGAGATTCTAATCAAAGATCCAAAATATCCAGATAGTGTTAACTACGCAGACCTAACTAAATGTGATGCTATTTTTGTCTGCGTTCCTAGTCCGTGTGTAGATCCTACATTAGAAGACGGTCGATGCGATACATCGATCTTAGAACAAGTTCTTAAAGATCTTTTGTTTGTTCTGATCAACAAACAAATCCCAATCATCTGCAAAACAACTGCACCTCCGAGCGTGTATGTACGTTTACAACAACAATATCCAAACATTGTTCACATTCCTGAATTCCTAACGGCTGCTAATAATATCGTTGACTACCAGACTGCCGAGTATCAAGTAATGGGAGGTCATCCCAACTGGACTTCTAAGGCCGAGGTAACCGTGCGTAGGGGAAGATGTGTTAATCCAGGCGGCCAGAGATTTGTTAATGTTCCAATTCAGACTGCGGCATTGTTCAAATACATGATGAATAGTTACCTAGCAATGAAGGTAACCTTTATGAACGAGTTTAAAGAACTCGCCGATGCCCAGGATACCAGTTGGAACGACATCAAATACCTATTAACGTTAGATAACAGGATCGGACAAACTCATATAAATGTTCCGGGAACAGATGGTCAGAAAGGTTGGGGCGGTGCTTGTTTTCCTAAGGACATAGCTGCTATAATAACAGAAGCATTAGATAAAAATATCGACTTTGAATTAATGCAACAAGTCGAAACTATTAATAAAAAACATAGGAAATTATAATGACAAATCCGTTCCGTGATCAAGCGAAGTTTATGAAAGCCTGTGACCAAAGCGTCACTGGTGATACCCCACAGTTTGACATGTACGTTAAACTGATTCAAGAAGAAAACAAAGAATTGCTAGAAGCATTGGCAGCAGGTGATGAAGTAGAAACACTTGATGCACTAATCGATATTCTAGTTGTTACTATTGGTGCTATTCATTCAATGGGCGCAGACGGCGAAGGCGCATGGAAAGAAGTTATGCGTACTAACTTTGCTAAGATCGATAGTGAAACAGGTAAGGTTCGCAAACGCGAAGATGGCAAGGTGCTCAAACCATTAGGTTGGACGGCTCCTGAACTTGCACCGTTCCTTAAAAAGAATGACTAACGAAGAATATTTAAAACGTATACGAGCTCACGGAGCCGAGCTACGGAAAGATCCTGTAAAGCTCAAAGAGTTCATGCGTAGGGTTATGGGTCCTCCCCATAAGACGTTAGAGGGCGATGAGAAACAGCATACAATGCTTCTACTAAATTTAACTAAGCCTTACAAACAAACTAACAATCAGCAAAGCTGGACTGACTATTACATGATAGGTGAAACAGAATATCATGTTACATACTTTCCAGGCAGCGACGAGCCTATTATTGACAAAATGTTACCAGAGGAAGAAGAATGAAGACTGGATTTACATGTTCGACCTTTGACTTGTTTCACGCAGGTCATATTATGATGCTCAAAGAAGCTAAAGAACAATGTGACTATCTAATAGTAGGATTACAAACTGATCCAACTATCGATCGCCCTAATAAAAACAAACCTGTACAATCAGTGTTTGAAAGATATGTACAGCTACAGGCTTGTAAGTACGTAGACGAAGTAGTTGTATATGCTACGGAAAAAGAACTAGTTGACATATTGCTTAGTTACCCTATAAATGTTAGAATACTAGGTGCAGAATACCGAGATGTTGAATTTACTGGCAAATACCAATGTATCGATAATAATGTAATCCTACATTTTAACGAACGCAGGCATAGTTTCTCAACAACAGAATTACGTCAACGAGTAGTTGATGCAGAAAGGATTAAAAATGGAAATACAACCTAAGGATACAAGCCGAGGACATTTTTATGTTAGCTTGGCAAAAAGTGTTATCCGCATTGGCGCGGGTATTGCTTTGATCATGGGGTTTCCTGTGTTATGTGGTGCCAGTCTTATTGTTGCTGAGGGACTTGGTATTTTAGAGGAGATGGTATGAGCATAAAAGAACTATGGGTTGAAAAATATAGACCTAAAACATTAGATGAATATGTCTGGAGAGACGAAGGACAAAGAAGGCAGGTTAGTTCGTGGGTTACTGACAAAAGTATTCCTCACCTACTGCTGAGCGGAACACCTGGTATTGGAAAAACTACTATGGCTAAAATGTTAGTACACGAGATTGGTATTGAACCATTCGATGTGTTAGAGATTAACGCCAGTCGAGAAACGGGTATCGGTGTTGTTGTACGTGAAAAAATTACAAACTTTGTACAGATGATTCCATATGGTCCGTTTAAGGTTGTACTACTCGACGAGGCTGATCGATTGAGCCCTGAGGCACAAGATGCTCTCAAAGGTGTTATGGAAGAATATTCTAGATTTGCTAGATTCATTTTAACATGCAACACTCCTAGTCGTATTGTTCCTGCACTGCATAGTCGCTGCCAGCAGTTTCATTTTACTAAACTTGATCAAACTGAGTTTACTGCAAGAGCCGCAACTATCTTAGTAGAAGAAAATATAGAGTTCGATCTCGACAATCTCGATCTCTATGTGTCAACTACATATCCAGATTTAAGAAAATGTATCAATCTACTGCAACAAAATTGCAGTGAAGGAAAACTGCATCCTCCTGCTAAGAGTGACTCGGGGCTTGCCGAATGGAAGTTCGACATGGTTGAACTTTTTAAAGCAGGCAAAATTAATGAGGCTAGAAAAATGCTTTGCGGTAAAGTACAGGCCGATGATATGGGAGATATCTATAGATGGCTGTATGATAACATCGAAGTCTTCGGTGACGACGAGAAGCAGTTTAAAGCTATTCAGATCCTAAAACAAGGTATGGTCGACCATACCTTGGTAATCGATCCAGAAATTAATCTCAGCGCAACATTAGCTAGATTAGCAAGACTATAATGAAAGAAAAGTTTGTTAACATGTACATGGATTGGGCGGAAAGAGCAGCCCAGCTTAGTCATGCTAAAAGATTACAGGTTGGGGCCGTCATTGTCAAAGACGATAGTGTTATCAGCTACGGGTACAATGGTATGCCTGCTGGGTGGGATAATAATTGCGAATATGAAGTTCTTGTAGAAGAAGATAACGACTACACAACAGAACTTAAAACAAGACCAGAGGTACTTCATGCTGAATCTAATGCGATTGCAAAGTTGGCCCGTTCGAGCCAAAGTGGTAGTAATGCTAGTGTTTTTATTACTCATGCTCCTTGTCTTGATTGTGCCAAACTTATATACCAAAGCGGCATATCTAATGTATACTACCGCAATAGTTATAGGGACATGGCGGGATTAGAGTTTCTTAAAAAGTCAGGGATAGAAGTAAACAAAGTGGGGGAGTGATCCCCCACTTTTTATTTGTCACCGTATATAGCTAGTATCTCCTTAACTGCTTCATGACGTTCTACGTCTTGCACTGTAAACTTACATAGATCTACATATCTATGTGCATCAAAGTCATTATACAACTTCAAAAATTCTAGAAGTCCATTGTTACTTGGGCGGTCTGCTTGTTGTAGGTCTCCAGTTACAACCATTCTTGATCCGGTTCCTAATCTAGTAAGTAACATCTTCATTTGGCTTGGCGTTGCATTCTGCATCTCGTCAGCAATAACTATCGCGTTTTTGAATGTTCTTCCTCTCATATATGCTAGAGGGCTAGTTTCAATCACTCCTTCTCGTACAAAGTTTTCGATTTCTCTAGCATTGAAGTTTTCAGAAAATACATCAAAAATAGGCTTGGTCCAAGGCGCCATTTTTTCATTTAGATCGCCTGGGAGGAATCCATGTTCCTCGTCTACGGAAACAGCAGGTCTTGTAACAATGATCTTATCAACATCTCCATACTTCAACTGATCAACTGCCCACTGAACGGCCAGCATGGTTTTTCCTGTACCGGCTGGGCCGATAGCAAAAACTATCATTTTCTGGGGATCGTTTAGTTTGAGTAAGTAAGTCTCTTGACTTAGATTCTTGGGATATATCTGGACTCGCTTGCGCTTTTCATTTAGACGTTGATCAATATTTATAACGTTATCTTGAAAACGTGGGTCATAATGCTGACTTGATTGCTGCTGTTGCGCTTTTTTTCGCTTCATATTAAGGTTAGCCCTCCTTTAACGTGTTAGGCACGGACCTCAAACCGCTTGTGTCCGTGTCCGAACACATTTGTATTTAAGACGAGATTCAAAAAGATATAAGTTATGTTTAAGTTTTGACGATAAATACAATGGGAGATATCATGGCAGACATTAAAGACATTATAGCAAATATAGAACAGGTTTACGGTTCTAACAACAGCCTAAATTTACTCAAAGACTTCGAACGTGTTATTGACGAACTAGACACCTATGTTTACGATAACTGGATCGACGGCGAGCTAGTAGAAGGGCCCAAGGAAACAAAGTACTGGGTAGAATGTACTTTTATGTGGCCTAAAGAAAAAATGCCCGAACCCAAGGGCGGCATGAGATTATTAGAGTACGGATGCAAAGTACAGTTTGCAGAATCTGAAATAGCATCTGTAAGAAAAATTAAAACACCAGGCGATATCAGACCAGGAACACGAAAAGGCAAGATTGACCACAAGCCAATATGGATGGTTAAGATTGCAATGCCTAAGAAGTTGATGAACGATATCAACAGAGGCTATACAGAATTAGATAAGAACAAGGTTGACGATCTATTAAATCAAAATAATAGATCTGGAGAGATACAAGCGGCCGACGAACAAGTACAGGACATGACAAATGCAGAAGAACAATCAGCACCAGCAGCTTAATGAAGGTCTGCGTCCGTTGGATCTAAAAGAAATGGTACATCCTATGTTCGACGTAGATACATTTAGATCAAAGATGGGCGAAGATAGAGATGTCTGCGTTTTAAGTTTCTATGTTAAAGATCGTGCTCCAGCAAATGACCTCATGGAGTTTATCGAGAAAGGATATCACTTTGTTCTTGACTCCGATGTAAGCTCCGGAGAAAATGACAAAGGTGAATATCACGTGTTCGTCGAACTAGATAGGTCGGGCAAACTTGCAGAGAATATTAGAGAGTTAACCTACGGTATTAAAAAGTTAACAGGCATTGAGGACTTTAAGTTTAAGTATCATAAGAAAAGCGGAGAACACGAAGTCTCTGAAGAAACACTTAGATCAGTTATTCCTCAAACTCCAAGAGACTACGACGGACTAATGCTAAACATCAAGACTGAAGGTATCAAAAAGTTTTTCAACAAGACTCTGATGGATGACCTAACTATCGAAAACGATATTATCACAATACATAAAGCATTTGATAAAAAAGTTCAATTGCGCATGGTCAAGGAAGCAACAACCGAATCCATCTTAGAAGGTGTTACAGATGCTATCACGATGGATCAAGATGCTATGAGCGAAATATTTTGGCTCACAAAAGTTTTAGGCGACTACAACATTAATAAGGTAGGCGACAACTTTATGTTTGACAATAACGGTCAAGCAATGTTACTACAAAGGATATAACAATGAGTTTCACATTTGATTTTACAAAAGAACAACTAGCACAGATGATTCCAGGTAATCCTTACTTGGATAACTGGTACAGTGCTTTAAGCGAAATCTTACCGGAATACGAAATCAATACTCCACAACGTGTAGCATCATTTATTGCTCAGTGTGCTCACGAATCTGGAAACTTTAGATTGCTTAAAGAAAATCTAAACTATAAGGCCGCTAGTTTGAGAAAAGTGTTTCCTAAATATTTCCCCGACGATGCTATTGCCGCTGCATATGCAAACAAACAAGAAATGATTGCTAACCGTGTTTACGGTAATCGTATGGGCAACGGAGACGAAGCATCGGGAGACGGCTTCCGTTACTGTGGTCGTGGACTTATTCAGCTGACCGGTAAGGACAACTATAGCTGGTTTGCAGCAAGTTTAGAAATGCCTGTTGAAGATGTTCCGGAATACCTAGCAACCTTTGAAGGTGCTGTTCAATCAGCTTGCTGGTTCTGGGAAACAAACAACCTAAACCAATGGGCTGATAAGGGCGACATCCTAACAATGACTAAGCGTATTAACGGCGGTACTATTGGTCTTGAAGATCGCATTAAGCATTACAATCACGCACTACACGTTCTAGGTTTATAAAATGTGGGCTTTTTCTTTTGTTCCTGATTCTTTTTTGATCTATATAGTTAACACTATATTGATTGCAGGAGCTATTAGTTCATTCCTTACTTTTTTTGCTATCAACAGATTACTGAGATATTTTCCAGCAATCGCACCTTATTATTTGATATTACAGATAGTAAGTGCTCTGCTACTAGTTTCAGGCATTTATCTCAAAGGCGGATATAGTGTTGAAATGGAATGGCGTGAAAAACTAAAAGTTGCGGAAGAACGTGCTGCTGTTGCTGAAGAAAAAGCAAAAGAAACCAATGTTCAAATACAGACAAAGATAGTCGAAAGAGTAAAAGTAGTTAAGGAAGTTCAGGTAGTCAATCAAGATAGAATCATAAAAGAAAAAGAGTTTATCGACAAAGACTGTAAAGTACCCGGCATTGCAATAGACATCCATAACGATGCAGCAAAAAATAGAAAACCAGAGGAAAAGAAATGAGATATCTAGTTATTTCATTAGCCTTGTTCTTAACAGGTTGTTTGTCAACTGCACCTAAGTTTCCAGAGATTCCTCCGGAGTTACAGACTGCGTGTCCAGAACTTAAAGAAGCCTCGAAAGATACACAAGAGCTCAGCAAACTGCTAGATGTAGTAGTTGTTAACTACAGCACATACTACGAGTGCAGAGTTAAGGTTGATGCATGGTTAGAATGGCACAAACGTCAAAAGCAAATATTTAACGAAGCAGTTAAATAAAATATAGAAGGAGCAAAAAATCAGTATGGCATTACACGACTCGATTTTAAAATTAATCAATAAAGAACCCAAAGACCCAAATGCACCAAAGCCACCAGTTGGATCACGTAGCGAACGTGAAGCAAAACTAAAAGACAAAGCAGGTATGGTTATTTCCGTATTTGCTCTATTGCTAGCAGTAAACGCATGGTATGGTGGTAAGTTATCTAGCACAGTATTAAACAATACACTGGGTGCTAACAACGAGTGGTCACAATATCAAGCAAAGAATAATAGATTAGTTAGTTTTGATATTGCTGCTAAAACTACTAGCGATTCTAAACTTAAAGCAGAGTTTCGTGCAGAAGCAGATCGAATGGAAGCTGACAAGAAAGAGATTGCAGTTAAAGCACGTAAGATGGAAGCAGAACGTGAAGTAGCAAAGAAATCTAGTCCGTGGATCGGCTATGCAAGTACAGCTTATCAGCTGGCAATTGTTGTTCTATCGGCAAGTATTCTTGCAGTTAGTATGGCAATGTTCTGGGGCAGTTTTGCTGTCGCAGGTATAGGAATACTGTTAAGTCTAAACGGCTTATTCCTTTGGTTTTAAAAATAAGTAGGAGCGAACAATGACAGCAGAAGAATATGCAAAAATGAGTGATTCAGAAAAGAAAAAAGAAGATTGGATGAACAGTAAATGGCGTCCGATGATGGGGTGGATTTACATGGGCACTTGTATTTGTGACTTTGTTCTATTCCCAATATTATGGAGTCTATTACAAGCCATGTTAAAAATGCCTGTTACCCAATGGCAACCACTTACACTACAGGGTGCTGGTCTATACCATATTGCAATGGGTGCAGTATTAGGCCTTGCAGCATGGGGTCGTACACAGGAAAAACTAAACGGAGCAAACAATGGCGGCATTTCAGCACCAACCTTACCAGCAGGCGGGCCAGCAGCATTTAGCCCTTCTCCAGCAGTACCAGCACAGAGCTTCAGTGCTCCATCAGCACCAAGACCAAGTTTTAGTGCTCCAACAGCACCAGCAGCAAGCGCACCAGCACCAACACCGAGCTTCAGTGCTCCGGCAGTTGCGGCACCTGTATTAACTTCATCAACTGGAAAGCCAATGCCAGTTCAACCCGAAGACGAGGAACTATAAGGAACCACTATGAAAAAACTATTTGCATTATTACTAGCAACAGCATTTGTTATGCCAGCAATGGCTGCTGACGATGCTAAGCCAGAAGTTAAAAAGGCATGTGTAACACAAAAAGACGCAAAGACAGGCAAAGAAAAAGAAGTTTGTAAAAACGTTAAGATACACAAGAAGCACGAAGGAACTGCTGTTCCAGAAAAGGCTCCCGCTAAGAAAGACGAAAAGAAAAAATAATCACTGACACTTACTCAGTAAATACATAGGACTACTTGACGTAGTCCTATTTTTTTCGTATAATAATAAAATGGATTACTATTCTACATTAGGTTTACAAAGAGGTGCGTCTGACGCTGAAATAAAAAAGGCATACCGTAGTCTTGCAATGAAACATCACCCCGATCGTGGGGGCGATGAACAAAAGTTTAAAGAGATTTCAACAGCATACGAGTCACTGTCAAATCCCGAAAAGAAACGTATCATTGACATGGGTGGCGATCCAAATGCACAACCAGGTCATCATGGGTTTGGTCAGGGACCATTTGAGTTTCACTTTAACTCAGGAAACTTCGAAGATATCTTTGGCAACTTTGGGTTTGGAAGACCTGCTAGAAGAAACAGAAGCCTAAGTGTTAATATAGAGATAACTCTAGAAGATGTACTCAATGGCAAGGACATCAGCGCAGAAGTTGGAATCCCTGGCGGTAAAACTAAAGTAGTTAACATTGCTATTCCACCCGGAATAGAATCGGGTCAACAGATCAAATATACAGGAATGGGGGATGATTCGATTAGCGATCTTCGCCCAGGTGATCTCATTGTTAATGTTATTGTAAGACCTCATAGAACTTTTAGAAGAGAAGGTAGTTCTTTAATATACGAAACTACTATCTCTGCATGGGATGCACTGTTAGGATCTAAAATAGAGATTGACAACATCGACAAGAGAACTTTAAATATAACTATTCCTTCAGGCACTCAGCCAGACACTGTCCTTAGTTGTAAAGGAGAAGGCTTGCCGGATATGCGTACTAGACAGAGAGGAAATCTGTTAGTTAGAGTTAAAGTGTCTATTCCTAAGAATCTCACACAAGAGCAAAAAGACCAAATCAAAAAAATAAAAGATGGATTTTAAACTAGGACCACACAATACCCTTGTCGAAGTTAGCGAGCCCTGGAACTTCGAAACAGACGGGGATGCTGCTCAACTAGAAGCAGACATGATTTCATTCATGGAAACGAACAGAGGCATAGGACTAGCAGCAAATCAAATCGGTATTGCTCGTAGAGTCTTTGTAATGGGCAGTCGAAACCTTGAAGGCTTCCCAGAGCCCTTTGCTGTATTCAATCCCGTGATTAAAGAGTCAAGCACAGAAGAGGTGCTTGATGAAGAAGGATGTTTAAGCTATCCGGATCTTTACTTAAAACTAAAGAGGCCAAGCTGGATTGTTGCTGAATATCAAGACAGCAAGGGCAATCTCAAAGAAATTCGTGTAGACGGATATCTAGCAAAGTGCTTTCAGCATGAGCTAGATCACCTTAACGGCGTGTGTTTTGTTGACAAAGTATCACCGTTAAAGTTACAATTAGCAATGAAGAAACTAAGGAAAAAGAAATAATGATCGAACCTAGCAGCACGTTACATTCAATCTTTGAACACGCCATTGGTGTTGCAAAAGATCTGAAGCACGAATACATTACTATCGAGCATCTGACATATAGTATTATGTGTCACGAAGAATCTTACTCGTTTGTAGAAAGCTTCGGAGCAGATGCTAACTTTATTAAATCAAATCTCGATCATTATCTAAAAAATAATCTGGCAGATATTGTAACAGATTCTGGCGCAAAGCCCAAGAAAACAAACTCTATCGAACGTGCATTGAATCGTGCATTTACACAGGTACTGTTTAGTGGCAGACAGCGTATTGAAATCGCCGATGTTATTATTAGCATCTTGAGTGAAAAGAACAGCTTTAGTTACTACTTCCTTACTAAAGGCGGACTATCTAAAGAAAAGTTTGTCAAATACTTCCAAGAAAATATGCAAGTGGAAGAGTCAGATGACGAGGAACAAGTTCCTGCTCAAGTTGCAAACTCTAATCAAATCGAACGAGTATTGAATCAGTTCTGTACTAACCTTAGTCTTAGAGCTAAACAACGTCAGATCGATCCAGTTATCGGTCGTGACGAAGAACTAGAAAAGATTCAACTAGTACTTGCTCGTCGCAACAAGTCAAACGTATTGCTAGTTGGTGATCCAGGTGTCGGTAAAACTGCTATCGCAGAAGGCCTTGCACGTAAAATCTTTGAAAAGAAAGTTCCTAAGTTTATTCAGGATCATCAAGTTTACACACTAGACATTAGTGCATTGCTTGCAGGCAGTAAATATCGTGGTGATTTTGAAGAACGTCTAAAAGCGGTTCTTGCTGCACTTGAAAAGAAAGGCAAGATCATCCTGTTTATCGACGAAGCTCATATGATGCAAGGTGCAGGTGCTGCCAATCAATCCAGCAACGATATGAGCAATATGCTTAAACCTATGTTGACAAAAGGTGTTCTGAAACTGATTGCTTCAACAACATGGGAAGAGTATCGCAAGCACTTTGAAAAGGATCGTGCTCTAATGCGTCGATTCCAACGTGTTACAGTTGACGAGCCAAGTTCAGAAATGACTGTAAAGATCATCAAAGGTCTTAAAAAGTATTACGAGAAACATCATAACGTTAAGATTACCGACGGTGCTATTGAGCAGGCAGTTAAACTATCTGTCAAATATATGGCAGATAAAAAGTTGCCCGACAAGGCTATTGACATTATCGACTGTGCATCTGCACGATACAAAGTCAAAGATGAAGAAGGTATGGAGGGTGTTGAACAGATTGTCGACATCGAGCAGATTACTTACGAACTTAGCAAGATGATCAATATGCCGTTGGAGGCTGTTGCTCAGAAAGAATCTAAGAATCTTGCAGAGCTTGAAAAAGGTATGAAGACTGCTGTCTACGGTCAAGATACTGCTGTAGATACATTGCTAGATAAGATCTTTGTAGCACAAGCTGGCATGAAGCATCCAAATAAACCAATCGGCAGTTTCTTATTCCTCGGCCCAACAGGTTGCGGTAAGACTGAAACAGCTCGTGCATTGTCTGAAAAGATGGGTATGAATCTAATCAGATTCGATATGAGTGAGTATCAAGAAAAACACAGCGTAGCAAAACTGATTGGTTCTCCTCCTGGTTATGTTGGATACGAAGATAATGCAGGACAACTGATCACAAAGTTACAAGAGCATCCTAACAGTATTCTGTTGTTAGACGAGATTGAAAAAGCACATCCAGATGTTTCGAATATCTTGTTGCAGTTCATGGATAACGGTTTTGTAACAGGATCAAATGGAAAGCAGGCCGATGGTCGCAACACTATCTTGATCATGACCAGTAACTTAGGAGCTGCCGATAACGAAAAGAATACTATCGGCTTTGGTGATCTAGGTAAAGACGGTGAGGATGACAAAGCTATTAAAAAGTTTTTTGCACCAGAGTTTCGTAATCGCTTAGACGCTGTTATCAAGTTCCGTAAGTTGGGTGAAGAGGTAGTTGTTCAGATTGTGAAAAAGTTTATCAACGAACTTAACTCGCAGCTCAAGGACAAAAACATCGAAATCGTTGCTGATGCTGATGCACTAAAATGGTTATCAGAAAAAGGATACGACAGCAAGATGGGTGCGAGACCACTTGCTCGAATGATCGATAACAACATCAAGAGTCCACTAAGCCGCCGAGTATTGTTTGGTGATCTAGTCAATGGCGGTCGTGTTACAGTGTCTGTTGTAAATAACGAGCTGGCATTTACTGTAGAAGATATGCCCAAACCGTTGACCAAAGAAGAGCGTAAAGCCCTTAAGAAGGCCAATGCTGAGAAGGAAACAACCGTTGATGTCACAGAAAACGAAGGTAACTAACCGTAAGTTTTACAATAAGTGGCTTTATAAAACAACATTAATCATTCAAGGGGCGGGAATCTTTCGATTGCTGCCTCTTGAAGAGATTAAAAAGTTTTGTTTGTCTAATACGGGTGCATATTATCAACCCTATTCTATGCACTATAAGGCATGGTTTAATCGAGATTCAATACATGATCTTACAGAGTTCTTGTTAAGCAAAGATTCTAATACATGGACCAAACGAATCGAAAGTAAATGTGTTGATTTCTATACAAATGATCGAGATTTCTACCTAGAGCTATCTTCAAAGTTTCAATCTATAGTAGTTCATCAATATGAACCAGCAGTTAACACTATAGACAGTCTCGAAAATGAAGAAGTTATACTGGTTAAGAAGTTTCCGCATAAGAAATACCGACACAAGGTCTTTCTTTTACCACATAAACTAGCAAAAGATCCAGAGAGCAAAACCAAATATCTAGAATGGATTTTAGGTCAAGGTGATAAAATAACCTGCACTCCAGCTATTCAGCACTGGTTTATGGCTACTGATTGGAACTGGGATAGAAGATATGTGCTAGTTGAGGACGATAAAACGTTATTATTGCTGAAACTGCGAAACCCAGAAGTTATGGGCCGAGTTTATAATTATGTTTTAGTCGATAAATAGTTGATGTCCACAAAAAGCGTTATTTTATTAGATGAAACTTCTGCAGAAGCAGGAAGTTCTGCATTTTCGTATTCTACAAAACAAGTAGGTGCAGGGTATCATAAGAAAAACGGTGGCTTGCACACCTACATATACGAAGTAGAAGCATTTTCGGGTTCTATTAAACTACAAGGAAGTCTAGAATCTTATCCAGGTGATGCAGACTGGATAGATATTGTAGGCACAAACGAGGGCGGAGACAGCACTATCTCCAACGAAATCACAGTGTATACTGGCAACTTTACCGGTAACTTTGTGTGGATTCGCGCAGCATACAATCTCGAGAACGGAAAGATCGTTCAAATACGTTATAATTACTAAGTTTTCAAAAACGCTAAATATAGTATGACCTTTGGAATCGTACTATGAGAGACATTATATCTAAACTGGACAAAATTCTATCAGAAGAAGCCACCTTGCAGGATCTAAAAAAGATGCCTGCTGCCCAAGACCCTGTAATCAAAAAAGCTATTGCAGATAAAGAAAAAGAACATGTTAGTCCTAGCGGAGTTAAGACCAATATGGAGCCGACAGACGACGATTACGAAATCAACTACGGAAAGAAAGGACTTGCTGGTAAAGATACCGCTAACGAAAGTACGTTTGTAGTTGGAGACGACTTTGGTATTAGCTTCTCTGAAGATTTAGAAATATCAACAGAGATCGTAGGATTTGTTGCTGACGGGATTGTTATTGATCTAGACGATGCAGCTATGGAAATGTTAACCAACGAAGGATTAAGTTTCTTAGAAGGTGAACTTGTAGAAGGCGTAGCAGGACCAAAGAGCTGCTGGAAAGGTTATCGTAAAGTAGGCACAAAGCCCGGAACAGGTAAAAATGCTGGCAAACGTGTAAACGACTGCGAAAAGATTGGCGAAGATCTTGACGAAAGTGGTTTGCAATACTACACAGGTAAAAAGAAATACGGTAAAGACGGCATGTCTGCACTAGCACAGGCCGGACGTGATGGTGCTTCAGAAGAAGAGCTAGGCAAAATTAAAGACAAGTTTAAGAAAGAAGATCATTCTGAGAATCCAGAAGATCCAGAAAACTATGCAGAGTACGATAACGAAGGCGACATGGCCAAAGACGATCTACGTACCATTAACGATGCTGCTCAAGAGTTATATGACATTTTAGATACAGACGACAATTTACCAGAGTGGGTTCAATCTAAAATCACCAAGGCTATGGATTACATCGATACTGCTAGAGACTACATGAAAGCCAACAACTATGACGAAAATGTAGACGAAGCCGAGTATCATGGCAAGAATGTTCCGCTAGGTAAAAAACTACCAGGCGATGTAAAGAAATCAAAAGTATATGTACGCAAGCCCAACGGCAAGATTGTCAAGGTAAACTTTGGCGATAAGAAAATGCGTATTAAGAAATCAAATCCAGCACGTAGAAAATCTTTCCGTGCTCGCCATAACTGTAAAAATCCAGGACCACGTTGGAAAGCACGTTACTGGTCTTGTAGGAGCTGGTAATGCTATTAAGAGAAATGTTTAGCCCCATCGGTGCGCCAACTGAAGAAAAATCAGACGTTGACTGGATGGGAGATTTGAAGTTTTTCATCGACAATGATGATAAACTTCTAACCAATGTATTCTTTCCTGCTGTTAAAAAACATAAAGAGTACAAAGGTAATCCAAGTGCATTTAAACTCTATATCAGACCTCTTGAACAGTGTGTAGAACAGTATTGCTCAAAATTTGAAATAGATGAAAAAGAAAATAAGTTTTCTAAAGAGGGACTTATCGAGCTAGCGAAAAAGATCGCAGAAGAACAAGAAAAACATATGTCAAACGGTGACTATGAGGATCAGTGAACTTTTCGAATCTTCTAACTCTCATGTTTCATTCTGCTTCGGTAGAATGAATCCTCCTACGGTAGGTCATAAGTTATTGCTAGATACTCTCAAAGGTATCGGCGGAGAGTACAAAATATTTCTCAGTCAAACTCAAGACAAAAAGAAAAATCCTCTGGACTATTCTACTAAAATAGGATTCATGAAGTCCATGTTTCCCGAACATGCCAAAAATATTGTAGACGATGCAAGTCTTAATACTGTTCTTAAAGTTGCAAGTCATCTACACGATCTAGGTTACAGAAATGCTACATTTGTTGCAGGCAGCGATCGTATCGAAGAAATGTCTAAACTACTCAAAGACTATAATAATGTAGAAGGCAAGAGCCACGGTTTTTATAACTTTGAAGTATTAGATTTTAAATCCAGCGGCGAGAGAGAAGATGGTGCCGAGGGAGTGTCTGGTGTTAGTGCAAGTAATGCTAGATCTGCTGCTGCAAATAACGACTTCGAAAAGTTTAAAGAATCCACAGGTGCTGGACAACATGCAGAAAAGCTGTTTAGTGCTGTTAAACAAGGTCTAGGTGTAAAAGACACTGTAGAAGAAGGCTACGGACGTTACTGGTGTTCAACCGACAAGAAATGGAAGACTAGGAAAGGTCCAAAGCAAACAAGGAAATCAAAATGAGAGCAATAGAAATACTTACAGAATCTAAAAAGATCGACGCATCAAAACCAAGAAACTTTGTTGCTAAAAATGCAAAGATGGGCGGCGCTGGCGCACATAAAGATAAAAAGAAAGCACAGAAGCAAGGCGATACAAAACACAAACAAAAAGCCGTTGCTGAAGAAGCCGCTCAGGGAAGCAAAGTTCAGCAAATAGAATCTATGATTGCTCAACTAGAACAGTTAATGCCTGCCGTCCTTAAAGCACAAAAAAATCACTACGAGTTCGAAGCTATTGAAGACGAGCTTACTTCTATGATGGAAGGCATTAACAGTATTGCGGACGATAGCGCCAAAGTTGACATGACCGATTCTATTGAAGAAGCTGTTCAAGCGATTAGAGCAGCTAATGGTGCAGTTTATAATATCGAAAAAACATTAAAAAGTTTAATCAAGTTTGCTAACTATGCACTAGATGATGCTAGAGACGAAGAGCAATACGAATCTAGATTTGGCAGTGTTGAAGAAGCTGCCGATATTCCATTTGCAGGAAAAAAAGTTGGTCAGAAAGAAGGTCCAGCAGGACAACTTAAAGGAAAAGATCCTAAAGGTTATCCAAAAGGAAAACTAGTCGGCGGTGGAATGTAATGAAGCAATATAAGATCACTACTGAAAACTTAAATCAAGACAGCCCAGATGACTGTGTCCTTGATCCAAGTGATCCTATCTACGAATTAAAATCTATTCAATATCTCGCAGGTCTAGGGCATTCAGCTAGACTACACGAATATCGAGTGGATCAAGGTAGCAATATCAGTGTTACTGGAATGGAAAACCAAAAGATCGAGAAAGAGCATAATATCAAACCCGGAACTCCGGAATGGTTTCAGTTATGGTTTAGTAAGCCTTACCTTACTGGGGAGAAGAAATATGGGTCCAGATGATTATCCAGTATATCCAGAAGACGACGGGTATGATCGTTTTCGCAACCCCTACAGTCCAGTATGAGAGCAAGCGAGTTTATCATCGAAAACTTTGCTGACGGCAAAAAGCCAGGTCGCAAAGGTTTGGCCAAACGCAGTGGAGTAAATTGTAAGGCTAGCGTTAGTAGTCTAAGAAAAACTGCTAAAAATAGCTCTGGTGAAAAAGCACGCATGGCACACTGGTGTGCAAACATGAAATCAGGTAAAAAGAAATGAGAGCTCACGAGTTTGTTTCAGAAAGAAAAAGAAAAAAGAAACGTAAACCTCGTTGGGCAGCATATGGTCCAGGTCCTTACGGCGGATACGGATACTATGCTGGATATAGTGGTGATGGCGGGGAATCTGTCGGGGAAGGCGGAAGCGAAAGTATCGAACAAGAAGGTTGGAAAGATTGGGTAGCAGGTGCTGCTATGGGTGCAGCCGCACTAGGAGCTTCTGGAGATGCAGAAGCAGCCAAAAAGAAACCTACAGAAAAACCAGCCGTTGTTCAACAAGTTAAACAAGACGTTAAGAAAGTTGATCCCTTAAAACAGATTAGTAAAAAAGAAATAGAAAAATCTGTAACAGGCAATCCGCACGAAGTTTTGTTAAGAAAAACAGCAGAGAAAGCAGGAATAAAAGGGCAAGAACTTGCAGCCTTCTTAAGTCAGTGTGCTCACGAAACTATGGATTTCAAACACATGAAAGAAATAGGGGGCAAACTAGACTTTAAAAAATACGATATTAGATTTGCTCCAGCAAAAGCCAAACGATTAGGTAATACTAAGCCCGGCGACGGAGCAAGATATTCTGGTAGGGGTTACATTCAACTAACAGGCAAATACAACTATGCCGAGGCATCTAAAGCCTTATTTGGCGATAACAGATTAGTCCAAAATCCAGAACTTGTTGAAAGGCCAGAAATTGCCGCTAAAACATCAGTTTGGTTCTGGCAAAACAGAGTCAGCAATAAAGTTAAAAACTTTGATAATGTCAAAGATGTTACAAAAGGCATTAATCCTGGATTAAAACATTTGGACCAACGACAAGACAAGTTCCAAGATTTTAAAGTTGCAATACGATAAATATTAGCATGAGATTACACGAACTATTCGAAACCGCTAGCGCAGGAGCAACTTCAGCAGGTAATATTGCTACTGTTCCTAATCCGCACCTAAGCCCGGGTCCTGCTAGAGGAAAGAAAAGCTACATAGGAAGTCCTGGAAAATCAGGAACTAAATCTCCTCCGCAACCAAAACCAGTAATGCAAAAACCAGGTACAAACGCATTAGATTCTAATGTCAGTTTATTTGGTGCAGGTGTAGCACTCAAAAGATAAATATAATATGAACCTTAAGGATCAAGGAATTTAAAATGGACTTCAAATCACTACTCAATAAACTAGATAGCATGGAACCGCCAGTTGCTACTCCAGCTGCTCCAAAGCTACCGCAAGCTGTTCAACTAAACGAAGACGCACAGTTACGTGTTCTTAGCGGAGCTTCTACATATGTTGCTGAAGCTAAAAAGAAAGCAGAAGCAGAAGAAAAAGTAGACGAAGCTGCTGAAAAAACAGACAAGCCTTGGACCGATAAGTCAGGTAAAAAGCATCCTGGTATGGCTGTCAAGGGCGACAAGTACAAAGGCGACGAAGCTGATTCTGAAGAAAAGAAAGCCAAAAAGAAAGACGAAAGTATTGAGCCACAGTTTAAGTCCAAGTTCATGAAGATGGTCGAAGCTAAGAAAACTGAAAAAGAAGACAAGAAAAAAGCCGATGCCAAGAAAAAGAAAATGGAAGAAGCAATGGATCCAGTTGGCAAAGAAGACGACGATGTTAACAACGATGGTAAGAAAGATAAGACGGACGACTATCTAAAGAATCGTCGTGCCGCAGTTAGTAAGGCCGTTGGCGGCAAGAAAACTGAAGGTGTTATAGACACTGTAAAGAATGCCGTTGGTCTAGGAAAGAAGAAGCCAGCAACAACTGCCGAGAAGAATGCTGCGTTCCACGCGGCTAACAAAGGCAAAAATATGCCATCTAGTGGAAATGATAAAGACGATTACGATTACTTCACTGGACGCGACAAGGTACTAGGTGGGGAAAAGAAAAAAGACGAAAGCAAAATGATGCCAAAGGGCAAGAAGCGTCCAGTTAAAGAAAGTGTTGAACAAAAACTAACTTTTAAAGAAATGATGAAGTTAGTTGTAGAAAGCGGCGGACAACAAGCTATCGATCCATTAGACAAAGATTTGTTTGACTGGGCCACAAGAGTTGCTCAAAGCAAGTTTACAGAAAGCATGAAGGCAGAAGTCTATGCAGGTATGGTATACGAGCGCATGGGTGGTCAGTTTGAAATGTTTGACGTACTAAGCGAATCTAAAAAGTAATATTACCATTTACTATCAAAAGCCGGCAACTAAGTTGACCGGCTTTTTTTATCCCTGTATAATATCAGCTTACAGGAGAAACATATGTCTAAAATGTACGGACCAGAAGAAAAAGCAAAACTAGAGAGACTTATCAACGAAGGATCAAATGTATTGCGAGAAGTTGAAGATCTGCAAGAAGGTCTTAAAGAAACTGTAAAAGCAGTAGCAGAAGAGCTACAGGTTAAGCCTAGCATTATTAATAAAGCAATTCGTATTGCACATAAAGATAACTGGAAGGCTCATGAAGAAGAATGGGATGAAATCGAAATGATCCTCGGAGTTACTAAGCGTCTACCCGAATGATTAACTTCTTTAAAGGTGTCTATAACTGGGCACATCACGATTTCAAAGAATGGCCTCTTCGGTTCATTCTAGAAATTGCTGCCTGGTTTATGAGTCTAACATGCTCTCTTGTTTTAGCAGCCGGTGCCACAGATCCACTGTTTATATGGTTGTATCCGATCTTTATTACTCAATGTGCTATTTTTGGGTGGGCCGCTTGGACTCGAAAAAGTACAGGCATGGTGGCTAACTATATTTTATTAGTCACTATCGATCTTATAGGCTATATACGGTTACTAAATATCTAAGAGAAGGTCGGCGGGCCATAAGCCGCAATATAGGTGTTTGTCAGCCACAAATGACATTAGGAGAAAAATGAGTTACGTAGACGCTTTCTATGACCGAGAGCAGGATATGATCAATGTTGTCGAGCGAGATAACAAAGGTCAAAGACACTATAAAGAATATCCAGCCCGTCATATATTTTATTATCCCGACCCCAGAGGCAAGTTCCAAAGTATCAAAGGCGAAACTTTAACTAGAGTAACATCTAAGAATCTTAAAGAACATCGCAAAGAACTTGCAATCAACTCAAACAAACGACTGTTTGAAAGTGACATAAACCCCATCTATCGCTGTCTTGAAGACAACTATCTTAATATCGATGCTCCGAAACTAAATGTAGCATTTTTTGATATTGAGGTGGACTTTGATCCAGAACGTGGCTATGCATCGCCAGACGATCCATTTATGCCCATTACTGCGATCGCGGTTCATCTGCAATGGTTAGACACCCTTGTGTGTCTTGCGATTCCTCCAAAAACTATGAGCATGGAAGAAGCAACTAAAGCTGTTGCCGAGTTTCCTAATACAATGTTATTCGACAATGAAGGGGACATGCTAGACACGTTTTTAAACTTGATCGAAGAAGCAGATATTCTAAGTGGGTGGAACAGCGAAGGTTTCGATATTCCCTATACAGTTAATCGCGTTGTTAAGGTGCTGAGCAAAGAAGATACTCGCAGATTCTGCTTGTGGAATCAGTTTCCTAAAAAGAGAGAATACGAAAAATATGGAAAAGCCGCTGTTACTTACGATCTGGTTGGTCGTGTTCATCTAGACAGTCTCGAGCTGTACCGCAAATACACCTATGAAGAACGACACACATACCGACTGGATGCCATTGGAGAAATGGAGGTTGGCGAAAGCAAGACTGTGTACGAAGGTACATTGGATCAGCTTTACAACAACGACTTCCGCAAGTTCATTGAGTACAACAGACAGGATTGTGCGCTGTTAGATAAACTAGATAAAAAACTAAAGTTTATTGACCTTGCTAACAGCATTGCTCATGAAAACACAGTGCTTCTACAGACCACAATGGGTGCAGTGGCTGTTACTGAACAGGCGATTATTAACGAAGCACACAGACGTGGATTTATTGTTCCTAACCGTGTAAATCGCGATGGACTAGATACACAGGCTGCGGGTGCGTATGTTGCATATCCCAAGAAAGGCATTCACGAATGGATCGGTTCACTAGATATTAACTCGCTGTATCCTAGTGCGATTCGTGCCTTGAACATGGGGCCAGAGACTATTGTTGGACAGTTACGTCAAGACGGAACCAAGGCGTCTATTGAAGCAGAAATTGCCAAAGGCAAATCATTTGCAAGTTCATGGGAAGGTAGATTTGGTAGCGACGAATACGAAAGTGTAATGGCACGTGAAGTTGGGCGTGAGATTACTATTGACTGGGAAGATGGCGGAAATGATACACTTAGTGGAGCACAAATCTACGATCTAATCTTTGATAGTAATCAACCTTGGATGCTCAGTGCTAACGGCACTATTTTTACCTACGAAAAAGAAGGTATTATTCCTGGACTGTTAAAGCGTTGGTATGCTGAACGTAAAGAGATGCAGGCTAAACTTAAAGAATGTATCAAAGCAGGAAATAAAATTGAAGAAGAATACTGGGACAAGCGACAACTGGTCAAGAAGATTAACTTGAACAGCTTGTATGGTGCTATTCTTAACCCCGGTTGTAGATTTTTCGATAACCGCATTGGACAAAGTACAACTCTTACCGGTCGCCAGATTGTTAAACACATGGCAGGTAAAGTAAATGAAATCATTACAGGCGACTATGATTACAGAGGTAAGTCTATCATTTATGGTGACACTGACTCTTGTTATTTTAGTGCATACAGTACCCTGAAGAAAGACATTGATAAAGGTCTTATTCCGTGGAGCAAAGAAGCAGTTATTGAACTTTACGATACCATAGGAGAAGAAGTTAATGGAACATTTCCAAAATTCATGCAGGACACTTTCCACTGCCCAAAAAGCAGAGGAGAAGTTATCAAAGCAGGACGAGAAATTGTCGCATCAAAAGGTTTGTTTATTACTAAGAAGAGATATGCAGTTCTTTACTACGACAAAGAAGGAAAGAGATCAGACATTGACGGAAAGCCAGGAAAGATTAAAGCGATGGGGTTGGACCTCAAGCGCTCAGATACCCCGGTTGTTATCCAAGACTTTTTAAGCGAAGTATTAACACAGGTCCTAAACGGTGTTGAGAAAGAAGTTGTCTTAGAATACATCACTAACTTCCGAACAGAGTTTAAGACTCGCCCGGGCTGGGAGAAAGGTAGTCCTAAACGTGCTAACAATATTTCTCAGTATCGCGATAAAGAGAAGAAAGCAGGTAAGGCAAATATGCCAGGGCATGTTCGTGCAAGCCTTAACTGGAACACTTTAAAGCGTATGATGGACGACAAGTATTCAATGAACATTACAGACGGTGCAAAAGTTATTGTCTGTAAACTCAAAGATAACCCGATGGCCTATACGTCAGTGGCCTATCCAGTAGACGAGTTGCGATTACCGCAATGGTTTAAGGACTTACCATTCGACGATGGCCTAATGGAAACTACAGTTATCGACGAAAAGTTAGAAAACTTAATCGGTGTGCTGGAATGGGATATTGCTTCTACTAGAAGTGATAACACATTTAACAAACTATTCGACTTTGAGTAAATTGCTGTTGCATTTTACCAACGATCTAAATATAATCTTAATAACAGGAGAATCTTTAATGAAAGATATTTTACAAGACATTGTAAGTCATACACAGAATCTAGGCTTCATTACTACAGTTAAAGTAACAGGCACAGAAGAAAAAACAATCATCAATAGCATTGCAGACGATCGCAGTGTTATTATGGAGGCAGAAACTGCAAATCCATATCCGGACATGATCGGCATCTTTGGTATGCCACAACTTAACAAGCTCAAGTATTTGTTAGACGGTGCTGTCTACAAAGAAGGAGCAAAGATCGAAGTTAAGTTTGAACCACGAAACGATAAAACTGTACCAGTAGGCATTCGCTTTGAGAACAAAGACGGCGATGTTAAAAACGATTACGGTTTCATGAGTCAAGAAATCATTGTTGAAAAAATGAAGACTGTAAAGTTTCGTGGAGTTAAGTGGGATGTTGAGATTGAGCCAACTGTTGAATCTATCCAACGATTTAAGTTCCAGGCTGGTGCTAATAACGAATCTCCAACCTTCTTAGCTAAGACAGATGGTGGAAATCTAAAGTTTATCTTCGGTAATGCAGGTTCACATGCAGGTGAGTTTGTATTTGCTAGCGGTGTTACAGGAAAGTTAGATCGAGGCTGGACTTGGCCGGTACTGCCAATCTTGAGCATTCTAAATATTGCTGATGCAAACAATGCTAAGATGAGTCTAAGTAACGAAGGTGCTATTCAGATTACTCTTGATAGCGGTTTGGCAACTTACAAATATATTATTCTTGCTGTAACAACCTAAATATGATTAAGACTATTTTTCCCAGTGGAAGATACACACAGGTAGCTGGCGGTACTGCCAGCACCTATGTAAACAACTACTCAGGTGCTATAGGTACCGGTAATATGCGATACAATACTTCTAATCAAAATATAGAAGTCTACGACGGAAGTAGTTGGATTACACTTAATATGGGGTCTGCATCCGTAGGACTAACAGGAGAAGCCGAAAGCCTTCTTGATTGGGCACGTCAAAGACGTGACGAAGAACTAGTCTGGCAATCTTTAGCGTTGGAAAACGAAGCAGTTAGAATAGCATTAGAAAATTTAGAAAATGCAAAACGTCAGCTGGACATAACAGCCAAACTAGCGAGAAACTATGACACGACAAGTTAACTTAACACCATTACAAAAAGACTATGCAGTATATTTGCCTGCTATCAGTTCTTTTTATTCCACATATGTAGCAAAACAAAGATTAGAAAAGTTTATCCCAGATGAGCGTATTCCTAAAGGCTTTGATCGCGGTATTGAGGGAATGAACTTCTTAAATCCTGAACAAGGATATTTTACCTATAAGTATGGTCTATACTCTGCAGGTCATGCACAACTCGATGTTGTTAAAGCACAAACACAAGAATCAATGATCCAACAAAGAGATCGCGGAAACACAATGATTCTAGGCGACTCAGGCGGATACCAGATTGGTAAGGGTGTTCTTAAGTTTGACTGGTTAAACTTTGAAGGTCCCGAAGCAACTAAGACTCGTCAAAAGATTCTCGAATGGTTAGAAGTAACTGCTGACTGGTCTATGATGCTTGACGTTCCGACATGGGCGTGTGATCATATTCATAGTCCAAAGACAGGGTTAAAGACATTTGAAGACTGTCTTGAGAAGACTCGTTACAACAACGACTACTTTTTGATGAATCGATTAGGCCAAACTAAGTGGCTAAACGTCTTGCAGGGCAGTGACTGGGATACCGCTGAAAAGTGGTACGAAGGTGTAAAAGAGTTTAGCGATCCTAAGGGCAAATACGCAGGGCGTGAAGCTGAAGGTTGGGCCTTTGGTGGTGCAAACATGTGTAAGATGAATATTACACTAAAGCGTCTCATGGTAATGCGTGATGAAGGAATGTTAACTGGCAAGAACTGGATTCACTTTCTAGGTACTGCTCAGTTAGATTGGAGTTGTTTCTTAACCTTAATACAAAGACAGATCAAGAAGCATATTAATCCCGAACTTACTATTAGTTTTGACTGTGCAAGTCCGTTTATTGCAACAGCACACGGTCTTGTTTATACAAATGCACAACACACTAACAAGCGTTGGTCAGTTATCATGGACAAGGCACCGGATACAAAAGCACTTGCAGGATCAGATATTCCGTTTCCTTTCGAAAGTGAGTTTGGTAGTAGATTAACTATGGGCGATATCTGTTACTATGCTCCTGGCATGTTAAACAAGATCGGTAAAGAAGGTAAAACTTCTTGGGATAGTTTTGCCTATGCTTTAATGATGGGTCATAATGTAGAATGTCATATCAAGGCTGTACAACGTGCTCAACAGTTAATGGATACTGAGTGTGCAAAATATAATCCAAACTGGAGATCTTGGGGTGTTGAAGGAAAGAAAGAAAAAGATTACAGCGACTGGGTGCCTAATAAGATTTTGTACTTTAGAAACTTTATTGAAGAACTGTTTAACACAAAAAATAAAGAAGAAGCGTTTGCAATGATTGACACTGCATCTCAGTTCTTAACCAGTTTAGACGGTACTCGTTTGCAAGGCGGTCCTGTTACCTATGGAAATAAATCTTTGGTCGAGTTCGAAGACGGCAAAAAACAAAAAGAAATTGATTTCAGTAATCCAGACGATGATCAACTTCGCAATCTCGAATCTAATATTGTGGAGGAATAAATGTACGAAAATCGAATAAAGCATTTAGAAGAATCTCACAGAGTTCTAGATAAAAAAGTTGATGAGTTAGAAAGTAATGGACATTTTAACGACAACGAACTTGCAGATTTGAAGAAGCAAAGGTTGCATTTGCGAGATGAGATCTCTATACTTAAGAATAAGCAACAACTATTGCAAAATAAATGAAGTCATTTTCACTTACACCTACACAGATCAAAACACTAGCCGAGCTAACAACTCGATTCAAAGAAGTGGAATCGTTTGAAATACTTTTGAACAATTCTAGCGGTATTGGACCAACAACAACGGTATCATTCCAAATGTCTGGAAACGAAGTAACTGTTGATATCACCGACGTAAGCTCATGGTAACCGTTGAACAAAACTACGATGTATTTGTAGATACATTGCATCGTAAGTATCCCGAAATGTTTTCCAAAGAATACGGCGGAGTCGCTGTTGGTGCAGGCTGGTGGCCGATTATTGCTAGTCTGTGCGATAATATACAGGCTCATCTTAAACACCGAAACTTACTTGCAAGTCAATACCCCGATCAACATAAACCTATTCGACAGGTAACTGTAGATCAGATTAAAGAAAAGTTTGGCGGTTTGCGGTTTTACTACGAAGGCGGCGATGATACCATTTACGGAATGGTACGTATGGCCGAAGCATGGGCGTCACACAGTTGCGAAGAATGTGGCAATGTTGGAAAACGCACAAGTGGGGGTTGGGTACAAACATTGTGCGACTTTCACATTATAGAAAAAGAAGCTATGTCAGCAAATAAGGAAAATCATGATTCGTGATTATAATACAGGCGAGCACGGCAATGTTACGTTCTTTACAGGTATCGAAGTTGAGCATACTCCTGCATACGGAAAAAAGACTCTGTTTGTAACTGGGGTACAAACATACGATAATATTGCTTCAAAACTAAATGGTTGTGAGCACATCTTTTTTGGTGCCAATCACAGCTTTAACCCTACTACATGGCAAGAGTGGCATGACTGGGAAGAAATGATCGAGTTCTTTCTACAAAAAGATTATCTTTGCAGTCTAGATATTCCGCTAAGTGCTGTTGAACAATTTAATGACGGTAGTTTAAACTCCTACGACAACTTTATTCCGCAGATTAGAGTTCCTATTCCATACGTCAAACTATGGAACTATAACACTATGGTTAAGATTGACGATAAAGATTTTAAAGCAACAAATCCAGGTGTATGGTCACATAGTCTTCATGACCTAACTAATCGTTCAAAGTTTACTTCTTGGGACGCTTACAAAAATGATGAGATTATAAAATGAGTTCAACTGGTTACGCACAAGCAAAGTCTGCTTCAACTCTTAGCAGAGGACGAGTTACCCCCGTACGACGAATAGGATTAAAAAAAGAAATGAAACTAACATGGAAACAGCGACTAGCTAACTGGCTCACTAGTTCTAGTAACGACGATCAATATCTCAATCCAGTTGCTCAGGAGACTGAGACTATCAACAGCAATGGTATGAGATTTAATCTATACAAAGCAAATGGTGGTTTTGTCGTTGAAACTCGGTTGTATGATGAACGCAATGATCGTAACATTAACAAACTGCATATTGTTACCGAGAATCAAGATCTTGGAGAAGAGCTTGGTAAAATTATTACAATGGAGAGTCTAAGATGATTCACGAAAGTTTAACCGTTAACGAGTTTGTCGTTAAAGAAGATAAAGCATTTAGAATGAAAGTACGTTCTTGGGAAGTAACTAGTCCCGAGGGTCTTCATAATGTAGACTTTGTTCAGGAATGCCTAAATAAAGACGGTGAAGTAGACTTCACTAGCACATACAACTTTCATCTTACCAAAGAAGAGATTGGAGAACTGTGCAAAGGATTACTATCAGTATGAATATTAAACAAGACGTTCGCCCTAACAAAATGATCTGGGTTACATTTCGCAAAGAGGGTATGCACAAATACCCAGCGGCATTGACAGACCCGGCACTTGCTACAGGTGATGAATATGATGTAAGTTTTTTAGGTCATCCGCATCGTCATATCTTCCACTTTACTGTGTGGATTGGTGTTACACATGACGATCGTGATATTGAGTTTATTCAGTTTAAGCGCTGGTTGGAAAACCTTTATAAAGAAGGCACACTACAACTAGACTACAAGAGTTGCGAGATGATGTCACAAGATTTATATGACAGCATTTCCAGCAAGTATCCAGGCCGTGAGGTTTGGATTGAGGTCTCCGAAGACGGAGAAAATGGTTCTTTCATCAAATATTAATTAAGGAAAGCTATAATGGCTAAACATTACAACGATCACCGTTCCGAAGCTACTAAGGTCTTTGACGACCTAGATGCATATCACGACTACTGTCGTTTTGAATTGTGCGAGTTTAATCCCGCAGATCTTTATCGTAAGGATTCTGCAAACTATCAAGCCTATCTAGCCAACAAGAGAGGCGGTCGTAGATTTAATAATAACGGCCACAGAAACTTCAAGCCACGCTACAATGAGCAAAATTTTTCTCGTTGATCTAGAAAGCGTAGAAACAAGGTACACGGGACAATGGAAGTCCCATGTACCTAATCTCTTACAAAAGGCAGGACATGAAGTTCATGTTATATCGGGCCCTAGCGACATCCCTAGCGCCACTACTCCTGGTGCATTTCTCAATTTTGGGGGCACTAATATCTATAAGGCAAACCAAGTTGAGCAGCTTGGAAGACTTTTTTGTTCAGGATCCGTCAAGACTGGCGATCATTTTATCTTTACTGATGCTTGGCACCCAGGTATCATTAATCTAAAGTATATGAGTGAACTACTGAATATTCCAGTAGTTACACACGGCTTATGGCATGCTGGCAGTTATGATCCTCAGGACTTTTTAGGGCGTCTTGTTGGAAATAAGCCTTGGGTTAGACACGCTGAGAAGAGTTTCTTCCATGCATTTGATCACAACCACTTTGCTACAAACTTTCACATCGAAATGTTTTTCATTAATCTGCTTAACAATGGTATCCAATCTAGTACACCTGTACTAGAAAGGGCTGACGTTAAGGAGTGGGTATCAGCTAGTAAAATTGTACGTACAGGTTGGCCGATGGAGTACATGTCCGATACATTAATGATGTATAAGAATATGCCTAAGCGTGACCTTATATTATTCCCACATCGCATCGCTCCAGAGAAGCAAGTTGAAATCTTTAGAGATTTAAAAGAACACTTGCCACAATATGAATTTGTTGTGTGCCAAGATCAACAACTAACAAAGAATGAATACCATAACTTATTAGGCGAAGCAAAACTAGTCTTTAGTGCAAACTTGCAAGAAACACTGGGCATCAGTTGGTATGAAGGCTCAGTAGTTGATGCTATTCCTATGGTTCCGGATCGACTAAGCTACAGTGAAATGGCATTTGATACTTTTAAGTATCCTAGTGAGTGGACTGAAAGTTATGAAGCATATACTGTGCATAGACCAGATGTCTGCAATAAAATCATTCAATACATGAATAGTTACGAAAAGTTTTTACCAAGCCTAAATAAACAGGTAAGTGATCTAACTGAACAGTTCTTCAGTTGTAATAAACTCTTAGAACTGTTAAAATAACTATATGATGTCATCCACGACACTAACTCGGAGAATAATAATTGACAAATACATTTAAACTAGACCCAGTAATAGAATCCAATCTTAAACCAGATTTTAAAGAAGATACATACGTTCCCTTAAAGAAAGAAGTATATGTTAAGGCTTCAGATGCAATGTCTGATAAAGGCTACGAAGAAGCATATCTCGGAGACACACTTCGTTTTAAAATGAAACGTGATAATAAACGTTTCTGGGCGGGCGATAACATTAGTGAATACCTAAGCGAAGGCGATAAAGAAAAACTAATCGACGAAGCAACAGAAGCATTTGAACTAGTGCTTGATCGTCTGCTGATTGATCGCGACAACGATCCCAACTCTAAAGGTACTGCAAGACGTCTTGCGAAAATGTACTTCAACGAAATAATGGCAGGTAGATATGAAGCACCCCCGGATGCAACGGCTTTTCCAAATGATAGCGAAGATCGATACGAAGGTATGCTGGTGGTACGTAGTGAGCTTCGTAGTATGTGTTCACATCACCACCAGCCTGTTAGTGGCGTTGCTTATATTGGGATTATTGCCGCTCAAAAGCTCATTGGTCTTAGCAAGTACACTCGTATTGCTCAGTGGTGCGCTCGCCGTGGTACACTTCAAGAAGAACTGGCTAATGATATCGCTCGAGAAATTGCTAAGGCTACTGGAGCAGAAGATTTAGGCGTTTACATTCAAGCAGTGCATGGTTGCTGTGAGAATCGCGGCATTATGGCACACTCCAGTCTTACACAGACTACTGTGCTTAAAGGTGCGTTTAAAGACGACGGTAACACTAAGAAAGAGTTCTTTGATAACATTAAACTGCAACAAGAGTTTGCACCACGATAAAAGGATATTATGAGAAATGAAATGATCAGTGTTCTTAAACAGCACTTCGAAGCACACATTCGTAAACATAAAATGAATGTTGACATTATGTTAAACAATCCTACAGCTATTCACGATCATTCAGATCTAATGGATGCTATCGAGAAAGAAGTTGATCTGATTGCTGAATATCATGACAAACTAGAAATGATGGAAAAGTACTTTAGGGAGTAAGTATGAACTCAGTAGACATGGCTAATAATCTTATCTTTAGAGCTAAGAATCTAAACGAGTTTGTAGTTACTACAACGGTACCCGAGGGATTTAGATTCAACGGTGTTGTTCCTTTTGATATGCAGATCAACGGTGAAGAAATTGCAGCTAAAGTTTGGGCTGTTGATTTCGACGAAGCTGCACACAGACTTAATGAATACCTGGAGACATGTAAATGAAATGGTTTCTCAATCTTTTAGAACGCATGGGTCGTAAGCGTATTGTCATGGACCGTCAAAGTGACGAGCCGTACTTAGAACGTTATTATCTGTTCTTAAAAGATCGAGAGAACTTTCCGTTCAATGTATTCCTACATAAGTTTTTAAAAGGTGACCCGGATGATGTGCATGACCATCCGTGGCCGTATGCAACACTTATTCTAAAGGGCGGATATTATGAATGGCTTCCTCAGTTTAACAACAAAGGCGACAAGATTGCTGAAATATGTGTATGGCGAGGACCCGGCCATTTTCGTGTATGTGGGGCTAACAGCTATCATCGTATTGAGCTTGATCCTAACGTGACAGCATGGACTCTGTTCATGCCAGGCCCCAAGAAAAGAGAATGGGGATTTTTAGTTAATAATAAATGGGTTCAACACGAACAGTATCTACAAGAAAGATACAACAAATCAAAGGCAACATGAAATATATCATAGGATTTATTGCCGGTATTGCATTTATTTTTGGTCTGGCTTGGATTTTACCAGACACTGAAGAAAAAATATATGATTGTAGAGTAGCCGAATGGCATCCAGATGTGCCTCCAGCAGTAAAAGAAGAATGTCGCAAACGTAGACAAGAATATATGAAAGGTAGTAAAATAACAACATGAATACACAAACAAAAGAAGTTATGGATATTCTGCAAGAAGAATGTGCAGAGGTTATTCAAGCTGTAAGCAAAATCAGCAGGTTCGGTATTGATAATCTCAAACCAGGAAAACCTAAAACAAATCGTGAACACCTAGAAGAAGAAATCGGCGATGTGTTAGCAATGATCGACATCCTTCTTGAAAAAGGCATTGTTGCTAATAGTCACTTAGAATCTGCTAAGGCTGCTAAGATCGAAAAACTAAAGAAGTGGTCAAACATTTATGAGTAAAATTAAAATAGCAGAGCTGTTCTACAGCATACAAGGCGAAGGACGTTACATGGGAGTTCCTTCTGTTTTCTTACGTACATTTGGGTGTAACTTCAAATGTGCAGGGTTTGGTATGACTAGAGGAGAACTTAGCAATGAAGCAGAAAATATTAACCCGTCTCTTTACTCCGAGTACAAATCGTTACCTTTGGTTAGTACAGGTTGTGATAGTTACGCTAGCTGGGATCCTCGCTTTAAGCATCTATCTCCCGTTCTTTCTTCTGATTCAATTGCCGATGCTATTGTGGATACGCTACCGTACAAAGAATGGCGGGACGAACATCTTGTAATTACAGGTGGTGAGCCGTTGCTGGGTTGGCAACGTGCTTATCCAGATTTGCTAGAACACAATAAAATGCGTGGGCTTAAAGAAATTACGTTTGAAACAAACGGTACTCAAAAGCTAACAGAAGAATTTAAATCTTATTTGAATATGTGGGCTGGCAGAACTGATAGAGAAATCACATTCAGTGTAAGTGCTAAACTTCCATGCAGTGGCGAGAAGTGGGAAGAAGCCATCCTGCCAGACGTTGTATGCGAATACGAACAAGTTGGCACAGCTTATCTAAAGTTTGTTATTGCTACAGAACAAGACTTTGCTGATGCAGAGTGTGCTATTGGTGCGTATCGTGCGGCTGGATTTAAAGGACACGTTTATCTAATGCCAGTAGGTGGCGTCGAAAGTGTTTACACACTAAACAATCGAACAGTGGCAGATTTAGCAATGAAGAATGGCTTACGATACAGTGATCGATTACAAGTGCCGTTGTTTAAAAACGAGTGGGGAACATAATGTTAGGAAAATTCTTTAAAAAGATTACTGGTGTAGATAAGTTAGAAAAGACTATTGCAGATGCAGAATCGAAACTAATGCAGGCTGTAGAAGAAACAGCAGCTCATCAGCGTGAAGCAGAACGTGCTAGGCAAGAAGCTGAAAAAGCAAAAGAAGCTGAAGAACTATCAAAACTCAGTCCAAAAGAACGTGCAACTCGTAAAAAAGAATCCTGGGTAGGAGTACTTAATACTCATGTTAACGAAGATAATATTCGCAACGGGTTCTTAGAGCTTGACTGGAATGAGTATTTTGTGTTAAAATTAAAACAAGAGGGTTACGGCTCCGACGGAGATCCCGATGAAGAAATCGTTGATCGATGGTTTCGAGAACTATGTGCAAACGTAGTTGTTGACGGAGATTATGGCGGTCCTATAGATTCTGGTAGTCTAAAAGAACGCCTTAAAAAAGAACAACAATGAAAACATACATTTTAGTAGACACAGCTAATACATTTTTTCGTGCTAGACACGTTATCAACGGCGACGCCGATATTAAACTCGGCATGGCCTTTCATATTACATTAAACAGTATTCGAAAAGCATGGAATCAGTTTAATGGTAGTCATGTTATCTTTTGCTTAGAAGGTCGTAGCTGGCGTAAAGACTACTATGCTCCTTACAAACGCAATCGATCAGATGCTCGCGCTGCACACACAGAACGAGAAGCTGAAGAAGAAAAAGTTTTTTGGGAAGCATTTGACACATTCAAAGATTTTGTCAAAGAAAAAACTAACTGCACTGTAATGCAACACGCTTCTTTAGAAGCTGATGATTTAATTGCAGGATGGATACAAAGTCATCCGAACGATAATCACGTTATTATCTCTACAGACACAGACTTTGTGCAGTTAATCGCGCCCAATGTAAAACAATACAACGGTGTTCAAGAAACTACTATTACACACGAAGGCTACTTTGATGATAAAGGCAAACCGATCATCGACAAAAAAACTCAAGAAGAAAAAGCAGCTCCAAATCCAGAGTGGCTCTTGTTCGAAAAATGTATGCGCGGTGATACCAGTGATAATGTCTTCTCGGCGTATCCGGGTGTACGTACTAAAGGCACAAGCAAAAAAGTGGGTCTTACTGAAGCGTTCGAAGATCGTAAAAGCAAAGGATATGCCTGGAACAATCTCATGTTACAGAGATGGACTGACCACGAAGGTGTCGAACACAGAGTAATCGATGACTACGAACGAAATCGAAGACTTATTGATTTAAACCATCAACCCGATGATATTAAAATGCGTATTGCTGAAACTATTGCCGAAGCAACTTCTCTTAACAAGAATATTAATCAAGTTGGTCTTAGACTGATGAAGTTCTGTGGTTTATATGATCTGAAAAAAATCTCCGAACAAGCTCAAAGCTATGCGGAACCACTAAATGCAAGATACAACAATGAAAGTATTACAGCATAATGATACATGCGAGGAAACAGAAATGATTCAAGCAAAACCGATTATTCAAGATAAGTTTTGGATTGTAGAACAAAACGGTTCAAAGTTTGCAACACTTAGAAAGAACGAAGATGATCGTTTTGTTCTCAGCAATGAGTCAGGGATTAAGATCTACGACAATAAAGAAAGTCTAACAGATCAATTCGGTAAAGACTTTTTTACAGTTAAGATTGTTAAAGAAGCAGACAACGCCGAACCCAATGAAGTACACGGATATTCTACATCTGCTACTCCGCACAACGCAATGTTTGATGTTAAAAGAAAACTACCGTTATTTACTAAAAGCGGAGATAGTAAAAGTCTTTATTGTGCTGGTTACTATGTTATTAAGTTCGAAAAAGGGTGGGTTAAGTCGCACTGTCCTAAACTGATTACATTGCAACGATATGACTACAAAGGTCCGTTTAAAACTGAAATAGAAATGAAGCAGGTACTGTCAAATGTCTCAAAGTAATCTGCCAAACAATCTACCCAGTGTTGAAAAACTCATTCAACGAGTAAATGCTGCCGAAAAGTCCCAACAGAAAGATATTCGAATATCTATTCAAGAGGCAAGAGATCTTACTAATGAATTAGCTATTATGACATCTAAACTTGGTAAGACAGTCCAAGAGATACATCAAATGTTGTCCGAAATAAAAGCATCTACATCTAGTGTAGAAGTTAAGTTCGACGGCGGGGCGTTCTAAAAAGATAAATATATACGTGGTTAATTAGGAACACGTATATATGAGTCGACCAAAACCTCGAGTGATTCTCGAATATGCTAACAAGGAAAACTTCAAGATCGAACAGATCCTTGAAAGCGAAGCCATCTGGGCTGTTTTTTATAAAGGGCAACCATTTAATTTAAAAAGTGGTAGTTTAGTTGCTAGTTATCCTGGACCAAAATATAAAAAGGTCAGCTTTTCGAATCCAGGCCATGCTCATAATCTAGCCAAAAAACTAAACAAACTGTTTAAGACTAATGATTTTGCAGTATATAAGTTGACACAAGGTGAAGAAATTAAGTAAATGGAACTTAAAGATGCTTATACTTCAGTTTTTTTGAAAGCTGCTGGTATTGAAGCTAATGAAGAGTTAAGAAAGAAATACAAAGCCGTTTGGTGGTGGAACATCAGAGACAAGCACAGCGGCGGACTCCGAATGACTGATCAATGTTTGGAGTTTATTGAAAAGTATGCTAAAATAAAAACATACAAAGTTGACTTTCCTCCAGATTTTGGAATAACTCCACAAGTCTTGGTATGGTTAGATCAACATATCGAATCCCCTTTTTACATCACAAAGAAATCTATCACTGTAATGAAAGAACGTGCAGCATTTGAGTTATATCTGTTTTCAGGAGATATACGGAAAATGGGCTACAACAAAGCATTATCCAAGCGATTAAACCAAGAATCGTCTCAAGATTAACCCCACTCTATAAATATTCACACTATGTTTGATATAAACCCATTAGATGTTTTAGGTCAACGTCGTGTAAAAGTAGCATGTGTTCATTTTAACAAAGCTACGCTACACGAAAGCGATTACTATAATGAGAAAATGATCAACTGGATTCAAAGCAAACTAAAAGGCAGGTTTTTTGTTCTTAAAAATCCTGGTGTTGATTCACAAGGAAAGTTTAAATCTTCAACAGTTGTTGGATTTGAGGACCAGAAAGAACTTACCTACTTTATGTTAGCTTGTCCTCACTTAAGGAGAAACTAAATGACCGAAGAAGTAAAAGAGCAAGCTGCACCAGCTGCTCCACAACAAGCTGCACCAGATCTTAATATTTCTGATCTAGTAGCATTAAAAAGTGTAATCGATATTGCAAGCCAACGAGGTGCTTTCAAAGCAGCTGAGATGGAAGCTGTAGGTAAAGTTTATAACAAACTCAATACATTTTTAGAGTCCGTTGCTAAAAGGGAACAACAATGAAATCGTTAAAGCACATTGGAAGGGTTAAAAAAACTGGGGCGAAAGTATTAGTAGTGTTTAGAACACTACCCGGCGAATCAAACTATGCATTGATACTGCCAGTTGCTCCACTCTCAAATGAGTATCATGATTCTATCATGAAAGTTGTTGAAACTGATCAAGCACAAGAAGCATTTGAGTTTGGCGAGATTATGTTCACACGAACATTTCCAGACGGACGTCCGATGCTACAGGCATTAAATGCAGACAGCGCTCTACAAAAAGTTCCTACTGATTCTATCGAAATGACCCCCACTCCGGGAACAGCTATCGACCTTCATCAGCTAAACGTATTGATTGCAGAACAAAAAAACTGTGCTATAGATGATCTATATACATTTGTGGCAGGTGCTCCTAAGAAGAATTCTTCTGTAGAAGAAATCGTAGAAGTTAAAGATCTAGGAAGAGATGTCGGAGAGCCAAACATTCCTACAAGAGTTGAGCCATTGAAGGCGGCGGCTAATGAAGTGTTAAGCGACAAAGACATTGCTAAATCATATCGTAGTCAAGCAGATGCTATGTATAAGGAAGCTGCTAGATTACGTAAAGAAGCAGATTCGTTAGATCCACCTGTAAAGAAAGTAACTAAGAAGGTCGACGAACCTGCTGATGTCTAAAAACTTCTTCAGACCGCCTTTAGACCTAGTTAGAGAATGGCCTGAGATTTTTGAAGACCTTTATATTAATACTCTACCGGTTGCTTACCTAGATTATATTCGTCTAGAGTTTACCAACGGTAGAGTTTGGGAAATAGATATAAAGAATAAGATCCAAGAAACAAAAGCACAGGTCGTTGCAGATAAACTTTTAGAAACATTCTACGAGTACAGAAACGAAATCAAGAAAGTAGATTTTAAAGTGGACGTCGAACGGTTAAGAAAAGATGTCACTGCTAAAAGTAAAAGTTTACTAGAATAATGTGGAAACAAAAAAAGTCAACTTTTACGTTAAAGGTTTTGATTCATCAAAATCTCATATAGACAGTATAAGCCCGAGCTTCTGTGCGGCCAAATGGCTTCAAGTTAGTTTGCATCTAACTAATGGTCGCACACATAGTTGCTATCACCCTCCCACACATCAGATTAACTTAGATCAGCTAAAGTTAGATCCTGGTGCATTACATAATACCTATCAAAAGTTCGAAGAACGAAAAATGATGCTCGAAGGTCAACGACCTACAGGGTGTGATTACTGCTGGAAGATTGAAGATGCCGGGCACGTTAGCGATAGATATTACAGAAGTAGCGAACATTGGGCTGTTGATAAAATCGACGAGATTGTCAGTCAGCCGTTTGACTTTAACGTCAAGCCAACTTACGTTGAAGTAAACTTCAATCAAACATGTAACTTTAAATGTAGTTACTGTAGTCCTCACCTAAGTAGTGAATGGCAAAACGAAATCGAAATATACGGTCCCTATAACATAGGAAAAGAAGAACACAATAATATTGCTGTTCTAAAAAATGTTGGATTGATGCCAATCGGTCTTGCAAACAAAGATAATCCCTATGTTGAAGCTTTCTGGAAATGGTGGCCGGACATATACGCCAATCTCAAAGTATTTCGCATGACTGGCGGCGAACCTTTGCTAGATGCAAATACCTTTAAGGTTCTAGACTACGTAAAAGATAATCCTAATAAAAATCTAGAATTAAGCATTACTAGTAACATGTGCCCTCCGAAGCAGGAACTGTTTGATAAGTTTGTAGATAAAGTTAAAGCATTAGATACTGTAGAACATTCTGCAGAATGCTATGTTCCTGATCCTAAAGACGGAAGCGATTGGACTTCGTGGAAGCATTTTATCATCGGTAAAGACTCTAAAGAATATCACAACAGCGATCTTCCTAGTATTGAACGATTCGATATTCCTCAAACATTTCCAGTAATAGGTCACGCTCTTGAAGATGGTAGCTTCACTTATCTTTACAAATACAATGATAAAGCCTGTAAACATTTTACACTTTATGTAAGTGTTGATAGCGTAGGCGAGCAGGCCGAATATATACGCAATGGTCTTGACTTTGATAGAATGTTGACAAATACTAGAACATTCTTAAGTAAGACCAGAAATACCAGCGTGAGTTTTATCAATACATTCAATCTTTTAAGTATACCTAATATAAAAGAATACTTAGAAATGATTCTTCAGTTGAGAAAAGAATGGTCAGTATTAGCTCAAATGAAATATAAAATAAGACCATTTCAACGAGTATGGTTTGATATTCCAGTATTAAGAAATCCCCAATGGCTTAATATTTTTAATGCTACTGATAAAGATATAGAGCATTTGAAAGGAGTACTTACATGGATGGAAACACACTGCAACGAAAACATATATCAAAAATCTTTAACTGGATTTAAACCCTACGAGGTTGAGAAGTTGAAAAGAAACATCGCGCTAATAGAAGAAAATAAATACACCGCTGAAATAAGAGAAACTAATATTCAAAATCTATCTGAGTTTTTTGTACAACACGATCAACGAAGAGGAACAGATTTTAAAAAAGCATTTCCAAATATCTATCTAGGAAAATAATGACAAGAAAATACATCGAGATTATACAGGATACACGAGACCAGTTAAACAAAGTAGGCAAAGGATTTTGTCTAGCAAAATGGAATATGGAAACGCTATATCTTCACATGGGAGATAATCATAGCTGCTATCATCCACGGCCACACAAAATTGACAAAACGTTGCTGAAAGACAATCCTAGTGCATTACATAATACACCTTGGAAAAAACAACAACGTAAAGAAATGATGGAGGGTGGCAGACCTCAAGAATGTTATTATTGCTGGAATATTGAAGACTTGCCGGGCGAGCATATTAGTGATCGCATGAAGCACAGTTCTAACTATATCGACTCTACAATCGACGATATTGTTGCCGGTGGTTGGGAAGCCGATTGGAATCCTAGACATCTCGAAGTTAGTTTCGGAAACGGTTGTAACTTTAGATGTGGATATTGCTGCCCTCAGGCATCTAGTAGTTGGATGGAAGAAGTAAAGAGACACGGCAACTACGATCTAACATACAATCAGTATGGTATCGATTTTTTAAATTACAGCGAATTTTTTAATAAAGATGACCCCAATCCCTATGTAGATGCATTCTGGGAATGGTGGCCTAGTCTTAAGAAAGATCTACGTGTGTTCCGTATCACAGGCGGAGAGCCGTTGATGAATCCGAATACATTTAAGATGTTAGAGATGTTGGAAAACGATCCTAGTCCGCACTTAGAAATTCATCTTAACAGTAATCTAGGAGTAACACACAGACTTGTACAAAAACTAGTTGATCATGTTAAGGTGTTATTAGAGAAAAAAGCCATCAAAGGGTTTAAGTTGTATACCAGTATCGACACCTGGGGGCCACAAGCCGAATATATTCGCACTGGGTTAGACATTGTTCTTTGGGAAAAGAATCTTAGATACTATCTAGATAATCTTCCTCAACAAGATATCAGTTTTATGATTACCTTTAATGTACTAACAGTTGCAAACTTTAGAACACTGTTGGAAAAGATCTTAGAACTTAGAAGAGACTATCCAGGAACTCCGTGGCATCAACGTGTGCAGTTCGATACTCCGTACTTAAAAGAACCTCCACACTGGATGATCAATATCTTACCAGAAAGCTTCAATCAGTACATGTCAGATAATCTACAGTTTATCAAAGACAACATGATGTCTAATGGACTAGCTGTAGGATTTAACGAACTAGAGTACGAAGTGTTCAAGCGTGTAGTAGATTACATGAGAGAAAATCCAGTCAGCGACGAAAAGATTAAACAAGGACGCAGAGACTTCTATAGTTTCTTTACAGAAAACGACAAAAGATTAGGAACAGACTTTCACACCCTATTTCCAGAGTATAGTGAGTTTATGGCTATATGTAAAACAGAGTACGAGAACTATGGAAAATAAAAAGTTTTATTGTGTCAATGCATTTCATAATCTTAGCATAAATTCAACGGGGTCTATAAAACACTGTTGTATGATTGACGGATCATCTAAAAATAGAGTCGTTGATCATACACTAACAGAGTTATGGAAAGATCCCTATATGGAAGATGTTAGGGAGGCGTTTAAAAAAGGTGAAAGACATCCTGCGTGTATTAAGTGCTGGAACGAAGAAGATGCCGGGCGTGATAGTAAACGAATCCGAGACAATGCAAAGTTTGACTTTGCAGAAACAGACGGTATTAAAACACTAGAACTAAACATGGGCAACACCTGCAATATTAAATGCAGAACTTGTCACCCATATAGCAGCAGCCTATGGCTTAACGAATATTACGACACAATGATCGAAGGTGTTAAGCTACCAAAGAAAGAATATCTCATCAATGCTAAAATATATAACGATAGCTGGGAAAAAGAAAGCAAGCTGTGGTCAGAAATAGAGGACATCGGTAAAGATGTTATTCAAATAGATTTCTACGGAGGAGAACCTTGGCTTATAAAACAGCAGTGGGAGTTTATTGAAAAGTCTGTAGCTAACGGCTGGAGCAAGAATCAAACTCTACACTACAATACCAACGGAACTCAATGGAATGAAGAACATATTAAGTTGTTTGATCATTTCAAGTTTGTCGATATTGGCTTCAGCATCGATGGTATTGGTCTACAGTTTGAATTTATGAGACATCCTGCAAAGTGGAACGAAGTATATGCAAATATGCAAAAAGCTAGAGAATGGGCTAAAGGTCGAGACAATATTTTATTCGGAATATGTCATACCATCAGTGCATTGAACGTCTACTATGTGCCTGAGTTTTTAGAATTCTTTGAAAAAGAAAACTGGCATATATATCTAAATCTTGTACACTATCCAGACTACTATTGTTCTAATATCTTTCCAGATGAGATAAAAGAAGCAATATGTAAAAAACTAGAAAGCATCGATAAAAAGTTTGAAAGAGAATGGCATCAGATTCCCGGTATTATAAAGTTTGTTCAAGACGGGACATTTACAGACTGGCGTTGGAATAAGTTCAAAGAACAGATCGATATACATGATGCTTATCGAAAAGAAAACTATTACGAAACATTCAAAGAGTTCGGCGAACTTATTAAAAAATACAAATGACAGATTTTTGGATTAAAGAAAAGTTATTTCAAATACACTGCGAGCTTTCAAGTTATTGTAATGCTGCATGTCCCCTATGTCCTAGATACTACGAAGGCACAGAAATACTCCGACCAGATATAGAGTTAAATCAAATAACTCTCGAACAGTTTAAAGAGTGGTTCTCTGACGATATTGTTAAGAAAACTAATCATTGGATATTCTGCGGTACTGTCGGTGATCCTATGATGGCAAAGGATGCTATCAATATCATTGAACACATTCTTACAATCAATCCTACGGTTAACATCACTGTTAATACTAACGGTGGGATGAGGGGAGAAAAGGATTGGACTAGATTAGGACATCTTTCAGCCAACAGTTTTAATCGAAGATTTAAAGTTATATTTTCTATCGATGGTCTAGAAGATACCAACCATCTTTACAGAAGAAATGTAAACTGGAACACTTTAATGAAAAACTCCAAAGCATTTATTAATGCAGGAGGAAAGGCTGAGTGGGACTTTTTAATATTTCGTCACAACGAACATCAGATCCAAGAAGCCAAGAACTTATCCATAGAACTTGGATTTGCAACCTTTGCTCCTAAAAAAGCATTGGGATTTAACAACGAAGGAAAACTAGTCAAAGTAGCAGCACTAGGAAAAGAAGGAGAGTTCAAGTATTGGTTAGAACCACCTACTGAGCTTGATAACAGAAACTTCGATATTGCAAAAGATCCAATCCCAAGGTTCGACCATATTGAACCATCAGTAATCAAGTTTTACAAATATGCTGTATTAGATCCGCACAACGAGCTTGTTGACAAGTTTGACGGTAAATCTTTCAAAGAGCGCGAAATCGATTATACAGATACAGATTGTAAAAACATTTCATGCAAGTCCGAAACCTGGGGAGGCGGTAGAGAAATATATGTTAGTTCAGCCGGAAGAGTAAGTCCGTGTTGCTATGTCGGAACTAACATCGAAACTACACATTCAACTCCGGAAATCGTACAACTAAAGAAAAAACTACAGGATTACGGCAATCAATATTTTAATCTTAATAACTATTCTTTAGAAGAAATATTAGAAGCAGGACACTTAAACAGAGTGTTTGCCGATTCTTGGAATCAAACAGGTGCTAATAAACTTATGTTCTGTGCAAACACCTGTGGCGAAAATAGTCAGATAGACAAAATCTGGTCTCACAAAGATAACCCAAGACCTAATAAGGATAACTGGGATCAGTTTATTGACAACTGATATTGTTCTAACAACCATTCAAAGTTGTTAATCTTAGACAAGGCTTCGGGATCAGTAATATTGTTATATCCGTATTTGGCTCCTGCTATTGCTCCGGCAATAGCATAGCTGCCAAATGGTTTATCGGATCCAACTGTACACCAAGTTCTTAATCTAGATTCAGTCTCTGCTTGATAATCTCTATCAATAGCTCGGCTAGCAAGTTTTACACATTCTCTAAATGCTGATTTCCAGGTACTGAAAGGATCAGTATTAAACGATGTATAGTTACTAACTGTAGGCATTATTCTAATCTTTTTGCTGATAGATGTTGTCATGTCTACAGTATCAGTGCTCATAGATAACGCTAGATATTTTGGAAGTAGTTTAACTCCGCCATATCCGTATTCCAAATCGTTGACAGGATTACGGCTGTGCCAAATATGAACAATGTCTCTGTCATACTTGTGCAAACGCAAATCAAAGTTAAAATCGTCAACAATAGTTGCATCGGCATCTACTACCCAAAACATTGGCGTCTTAGACAGCTTTGCAGCTTCTATATGCGCTTGATGTATACCTTTGACTCCGTGTACACGTTTTGCCCCAGGAAAGCGTTTTAAAAGTGTTTTATAGCTTTCGTCAGCATTTGGCTCATTGTAACTGATAAAAATAATGTCGTAATACTTTAGTGTACTTGCTACAACATCGTATTCTTTCTTCTCGATCAGATATCTAAAATCAATCTCTCTCTTACTAAGTTCACTAGATTTTGACAACAGCATTATACCATTGTACTTGTCTTCATCGATATCTTGATTTTTAAATACGTGATTTATCTTACGCTCGTAACTATTATGATGGCTGAAATATAAATCAAACTTAAAGTTATCTTTAACTTCAACTTCTTCAGGTACCAAATAGAAAAGTTCAGTCTTTGACTTTTCTTTGGCTTCTAGATAGTCTTCATAATATTCTAAAGAAAACTGTTCATATTGTTTTGGAACGCTTGCCAGTATATTGATTTCTTTTTTATTGATAAAAAATCTATGTACAAACTCTTTTTTAGAAACTGGTTTAGTTTTAGACAATAATACAATACCGTCAAAAAACTCTCCATTTTTAAAAATGTGAGGAATATGTTGATTATAAAAAGGTACCTGAAAATCAAACTTAAAACTGTCTAACGGCATTAGATCGTTCCAAACTATCCAGAACATGTTTGTCTTTGCAGACTCAATAGTTTCTAGATATTCTTCATAGGTATCGATGGTTACTATTTCAAATGCTTTTGGGTAGCTAGCAACTTCATCTATTTCTTTTTTGTTATTAACAAAGAATCGTGTGTCAAACTCTCTTTGAGAAAAAGTATTTCCTTTAGAAAATAAACACACCCCGTCAAAATATTCTGCATTTTTCCAAATATGTATGTACTCTTCGTCCCACTTAGGAACCCTGTAACTAAAATCAAACTCGGGTGATATTGTTAAATCGTTCCAAACTACCCAAAAGAACTTAGTAAATGCTTTCTTCTTTATATCGGCAAATGTTTTTACATTTTCTATTTTTTGAGAAGACGGAAATCTAGAATGAAACTGATTCCAGTCATCAGAGTCTATAGACGACCTCGAAGCATAAAAGATATCATAAATCATCTTAGGTATGTGTTTGTGAGTTTGATTGTTTCTTCGTATAAGTCTAATGTATATTGACTTTGTTTTTCATCTAGCCAAGGCCAATCTAAACCCAGTTGTTGTTTAATTTTGACTCCTAGATCTTGTGCGTCCTGTTCTAAGAAAGTATGATTGACATTTTGTTCATAAATGTTTTTTAACACTTCAAAGTCACGCACATCTACATAGTTCCAATCTGTACAGTTGGTCATCCATGTTCCCATGCGTGCTCCAAGGATCGCATACTTTCCGTTTTCTTCATGAGCGCCAACAGTTGACCACATTTTTAGTCTATGAAGATTATGCCACCAGATACGTTCTTTGATTTCTTGAGGAGGAACTTTAATTCCGTCGAGCAAGGTCATCTTAACGCCTTCACGGAATCCTGCACGCCATGCTTGGAAAGGACTGCCTGTTATAACTGTTTCGCTATAACAATCTTTAAACTGTACATAACCATCTTCCCAACAGAAGTCAACTTGAGCACGTTCGCTGTCACTAGCTTCATGACTTTTCATGTTAAGGATAAAGTCTTTTTTCCAGATTTTTAATCCACCATTTCCGTACAGAAGACCGTTAATCTTGTTTCTTGCAAGCCAACTAAAAACTTCAACTTTCGGATTTGATGTGTCTATATCAAGATTAAAGAATCTAGAATCAACAATGTTGTCAGCATCAACTGTGATCAACCATTCAGTTTCACTGAGCTCTGCGGCAGCTTTATGTGCGTGATCACTTCCTTTGACTCCGTGTACACGTTTTGCCCATGGTACTTTATTACATAGGTCAGCGTAGTGTAGATCAGCGTTGGGCTCATCGTAACTTAAAAATACAATATCTAGTTCAACTGTTTTCATAATGTTTCAAATACGTAGTTCTCAAAGATTCTGCGAGTATAAATGCTAAACTTTTTAGGCGGTGTTATTTTAAATGTTTTCTTTGATAAATCAGCAACGTTCACACTTATCATATCGTTTAACTGATTCGGATCGTTATAGGCAGTGATTAAAAATATCATTTCAGTTTCCCCTGCCCAGTAGGTAGAGTTATATTTTTTGTTGATCTCAAATGATAGTTGACTGCTTACAGAATCATATACGATGTTAAGGTCAGGATCATCTATTGTTGACCATTTTTTATCAACTACTCTATGTAATACATCGTCAATCTTAACAAGTCCGTGAGTTAAAAATCTATTGATCTTTATCAACTGCTTTGTTCGAATATCTACACGATAGGAAAATAGTGTTTCTAATCCAGAGTTGATTGCGTCTGCAACTTCAGTATCAACTTTTACTATATTAGTCAAATCTCCTACATTAAATGTAGAATATAATGCCGTTACCTTTCCTTCCTCGTCGTAAGAAAAAAAGTACTCAACTGTTGGAGCCTGAAATGTTGCTAGCCACTCATCGAAGTCTTTTATTTCTTGTGCCATGCTAACTCCTCTAACATACTAACTAGCTCATCAGTTATAATATCTTTTTCAACATAATGAATAATGTCGTGTTGTTGATAGTTTCCTATCTTCAACTTTCCATTTGTTGACAGGTAAAACCCTGCATGGTCAGTAACTCGATCAGCAGGCCATGGCCAGTTTTGTACCATAGGTTTCATATGTACTAGTTTAGGAAAATCTAAAGTATATGCAATCTCATCTGTAATATCTAACAACTTTGCAGACAATGCAAATGCTTCATCTGTTCCAATAATCTTTGGCTTGTGTGCTGTTAAAAACAAGTTAGAAAACTCTGTTTGATTTTTAACAATATATCTCCCTAAAGAAAAGAACTCGTTAACAATTGCTGCATCCTTTTTAAAGAACGTAAACATTGAATAAAGATTAGGCAAATCATTTTTAGTAAATGCTTTTCTATAAAAGTCATTTGTGATAACTTCGCCTCGGAAGGTGTATGCTTTATTAGCAACATACAACTCAGAGTTTTCAATAAAATAATCTATCCAATGGCTGTAATCTCTTAAGAACAACATATCTGCGTCAATACAGACTGTGTATTCGAAAGGACTTAGCTGATCCATCCAACTACGGCCATCCCAAAATGTTTCCTGACTCCATTCAATAACGTGATCAAATACCCAAGGACTCTTTATATCAGATAGTTTGGAGTTGTCATCGATGACCAGCGCTACCTTATCGTAACCTTCTTTTTGTGTATTCTTGATACTCAATGCGGCAGCATAGGCTAACTTGAGATAGTCCACTTCAGAGTTTGACGATACAACTATTAGGTACCCAAAGTTCATATCAACTCCAATAGAGGTTTAGAATGTCTAATGATACTTTGTTTATTGATTACATGTATATCTGCCGAACGTGTAACCGACGACCAAAAGCTGCCGCAATCGAGTGGCTGATCTAATAAAAATATCAAGTCGCCGTTATCTTTAACTAAGTGAAGCATATCTTTATCAGAAACTGTTAGCACAGGCGGTAAGGTATAGACAAACTCAGTTTCAAAACCATTCATTAAATGTTTTGCAATACTAAACGCAATATCGTTTCTATATTGTTTAGGATTAAATCTAAACAAATCTGCATAGTATCTATAGTTGTCTTTAATAAAGTCAACTAGCTTAAAGAAGAACCGACTCTCTTCATTCTTTGTAAACATCACAGTTGTGGCCCAAAACATATGAATACCTGTTTCGGATACACGCTTGTCAAGGATACCTACGCGATCTCCTATAATATCATTCATCGATTCGCTCATCATAACACTTGCATCAACATCCCAATACTCATTTAGTGTATCAGTGAAGATTAGATAATCACTGTCAATCATAAGTGTTTTATCATAAGGGCTTAAATCATATACTGAATATCTGTTAGAGTTTTCAAATGGAACAATCTTGCTGTCAAAACCGTCGTGTAACTTTCGAGTATTCTTTGTAACAGGCTTTTCAACTTCTATTATTTTATCAAACACCTCAACAGCTTTGTCGTACATACCTGTTTCTTTTAGCCAAGAGATTGTCCACTTGTCCGTAATAACAGACACAGGAACTCCTAAGTTTTTCTTAGCAAGCCCTCCGGCAATAATCGCCATTAGACCATAATCAATGTTAGGATTGTTATGAGCAAATATTAATACACCTTTGTTCATAAATCTAGTAACTTTTCAACAGACCTGCTCTGTTTTAGTTTTTGATATTCTTCGTAATATTCATACGTTGATGTAAAATATCTATCCAATATTTCATCCCTAAATGCTTCAAGATTATTAATCAATATTGGATTCTCATTAGAATCTAACAACGGAACATCTGTTGCTCTGCCTTGATCTAATAACATCTGTACAAATGTTAACAGAGATCTATCAATCTTAAAGATACCGCCGTTAAATCCGTAGGTTAATCTAGCGTCAATCTTTTCTTTAAGTTGCTTACGTTGGATTGAGAGTGTTTGCCTGTAGTTAGAAAATTCTAAGGCTTTTTGTAGACGTTCGTCCATGAGATCTCCTATTAAATACGCACATTATTTATGTGGTACTTAATAGGAGTTAAATTTTAAGTTCCGGAGATTGCAGAGATTGTGTAACCAGATGGTCCAGAAATAGTAAATGGACCGGTAGCAGGAGCTGGTTGCAGTGTACCAGTTGCACGTATTTGGTCAACATCTAATGTTAATGTACCATCAACTAGATCGCCCGGAGCAGGATTTTCCGATGTTGCTGGGCCGGAGTCAACATAGTTGTCAATCCAACTGACTGTAAATGTAATAACATTTGCAGTACCGCCGGAGTTGTTAGCAACATTACATCTTGCCTGTATACGATATGTGTTTGATGAATACGGGCTGCTACCAGATAGTGTGTAGAATGTTTGATCGCTGCTGGTTAGATTATAAAGATTTAGTGTAGTTGTTGCAGAAAAAGCCTGCGTTCCAGCTGATGCTAAAATGTTACTCCAAGAACTATTCTGCGCTACAGCACTGCCCCCAGTTCTTGTGCTAGTAAATCTAACTTTTCCACCGCTATTAAAAAAATGATTTGCGTGATATTGTGTAGGAAATGTAACTGTAACTGTAGAAGATACATTTGAATACCAAGAATCAGTCTTGCTAACTGATCCTTTTACTTCTGTAACATACTGTCCTGTACCAAGATTAAATCTGTTAGTAACGGCTGTATCAGCTAGTGTGTTATATTGGTTATTTGGAAATCCGGCGCCAAACTGAATAACGTCGCCGACCGCTACCTGTGTAATACTCGGAACTGTGCCTGTTTGATGAAATAATGCATTGTATAAATCCCAACGCAAAGCATCCCACTGTGTTTTAGTTACAGTGTTTCCAACTGCAACTGTTGAACTTTGTACAGTTTGTCCATATCCGTAGCTAATAGACCCGTTACCTAATACCGATGCTACCTTTGATCGGATGGTATTATAGTCTGTTGCTGTAATAAAATCGCCGACTGCCATTTCTTATCCTTATAGTACCAATGCTTCTATGACTTTTACGCCTTCATCATCGCTAGTTTCTAATGCAACTGCAAAGACTCCGCTAGCATGTGGCACTGCCATTACGGCACAACCGTTATTTGCTGCAATCAAATCTTCGCCTCTCTTGATACGTCCGATAACCTTAACTGGTACACGGCCTTTTAATGCAATATATGTTCCGCCTTCTAAATCCTTGTTCATCATAAACGCCGGATTGGTACTTACTACACCAATGGCACGTTTGCCCCAGGTGCTTGCAGTAACTTCTTTTTCGCCTCCAATACAAACCACCGTTCCTGGTTCGTATTCTGCGTCTGCTAGATACTTTTCTGCCAAATCAGCATAACGTGCGCTAGTAGCAGTACCTTCAAATACGTTTGCTACTAAGTTTCCAGAACTGGTTCTTGCAGCGATTGTATTAGCAATAGCTATTGTTTTTGCAGTTCTATAAGACGGATCAGTGTCTACTGCCGAGTCATCTATTTTAATTCTATTTGCTAGATCTGCTGTACCAATAAATCTAGTTGATGTAAGATTACCGCCAGTATCTCTTAGTGCTAGAGTAGAAGCTGTAGCTGAAACAGATGATAAACTTCCGTTCAGCGTGATTGCATTACTTGCTGTACCAGTAACATCGCCTAAAAGGTTACCATAAACAGTAGCCAATGTGGACGGTGAACCCAATGTACCAAAAAATGTCTTGGTAGCAGAGTTAACCATTACACTTGCATCAGATGCTAAGATGTTTCCTGTCACATTACCAGATACATTACCAGTTACATTGCCTAATAGTGCTCCAGTAAATGTAGTAGAAAATACGTTAGCCCATTTGCTGGAAGATGATCCTAATGAATAAAAATCTGTAGTACCCGGAACAACACCAGTAGTAGTAAATATAGATACATCTCGCTGATCAACATCGCTGATTCTGATTCTAACTTTGATAGAATTACCTAGTTGATTTTCTAATACAGGCTCATCTCCGTTCTCAATTCTGAAACGAATGTCATTCTGGTCGCCGATAGTAAACCCAGAATCACCAAAACCAACTGCTGTGTTAAATGTTGCACTACCAGCTCTGACAAAATCCTCTGCACTGAACCCGCCTAACTTCAATGAGTTTGATGCAGTTCCCCAGAAATAATGATCAGATGTAGTAACTCCAGTAGTTCCTCCGGTATTAATAAGGTTCATACCTTTCTTAATAACACTGAATCCAGTAATAGGATTAACAACACTATTCAGAGTAAATGTATCCTTGCTTATGATAGCAATACAGTCGCCACCGGATTGAAGTTTGCCGATGCTATGGTTAACTCCTAGTGTATCTTTTACAACCAATGATACAATTGATGAAGCTCCTAGATCTGGAGCTGACTCGGGACCAACTAAAACATAGTCAGTTCCTGTCCATGCATATAGTTGTTGTGCAGAACTGTCCCACCAGAACTCGCCTTCTGCTAGCCCGGAAGGAGCTGTGCCACTTACTTCGGCACCGCCTGCATTTTTAAATCTGTTTCCGTCGTAAAACTTTAGCTTTTTATTGCCGCTATCATACCAAACTTGCCCGGAAAGTACTTTTGGAGGTGGACTTGTATTGGCAAAGTTTTCCATTAAGTGCAAAAAGTTTTCATTTTGTACTTCGCCGTAGCCGGCATAGTTTTTACCTACAAATCTTAAATCGGTGGTTGTATCAATGGTACCGTCGTCCACTGAGACTAAAAACGTTCCATTAAATCTGTCTACTTGATATGCCATTCATCCACTCCGTTATACTGTTATTTATCTTATTTTTAAATCCTACCAACTACCACTTCGATTACCCCAACTTCACCGTTAAAGTTTTCTAAGGATTTACCGATAACAGTGCCTATAGATGGTGCGTTAGATACTTTTGCATAGCCATTTCCAGCACTAACAAGCATATCTCCCTTGCTAACTTTACCTAAAACTTTACAAGGAACCCTGCCTTGTAATGCAATATCTGCTGTATTTGTCGATTTGAGTTCTGAATTCATTAGATACGCAGGATTTGTTGAAACTACACCAGCAACTTTAGCAGTTTCAACTGATGCTAGAGTAACTTCAAACTCACCGCCAAACTCTAATACTGTTCCTGGTTCGTATGCAGCATCTGCAGAATAACGCTCTGCAAGATCGGCATACTTTGCCGAGGATGCAATACCGATAAAGTTATCAGAATATACGTTTCCAAATGTTCTTGTAGGTAATCCGATATTACATTTTGAGTTTAAATCGCCTACAAACGAAGGGTCTTCTGAGCCGCCTGCTTCTAGAGAAACTTCACTCGACACAAACTCAAAACTTGCTGTGCCGCCAGCTTGCTGGGGATCATTAATGGTAATCGCAAGCCCTAGTCCGTTCTGTACAGCCAATGTTGGTACTGTTCCGCCCTCTACTCTAAAGATAATATCGTCATTATTACCAATAACAATACCAGCATCTAATACTTTCAGGGAAGTTAATGAGCCAACACTGGTTAAACTAGATTCAAGCACTGACGGATTTAGAACTGAACCTGTTAGTGTATTAGCATCCGCCGGCACCGTTACATCAGCAGATCCGTCAAATAATATATCATTAATCTTTCTTGCTGTTTGCAATCTAGAAGCAGAGTAAGAGTTACCAGATAGTGTTGCTCCCCTAATCTCATTTGCTTCAATAATATCGAAGCTACTGACCCCACCTTCTGATGTTACATTGCCTGTAACATTTCCAACTAGATCAGCAGTAATTGTTCCTGCACTAAAATCACCTGCACTATCTCTTGCAACAACTTTTCCAATTATATTTGATGAAGTTGCATCAACGGCCCAGGTGATAGTTGTCGAGCCATCGTAGTTTGAACCAGTGATGTAGTTACCTTTGAGCAGTGTTCCTGTTGTAGAAGATGTAATAGTAATGTCGGTCTGTCCATCAAATGGAACACCGTTAATAGAACGAGGTGTTTCTAATCGAGTAGCAGTGTCTGCATTGCCAGTTAGGTGACCTTTTATTGTTGCGTCTGATGCTGTTGATAATGTTGTACCGACAACAATATCTGAGAAGCCAGGGATAGCATCTAATGCATCAATAGTAAAGTTGCTCGATGCATGTATAGCAATCACACTGTCATTAACCGTAACTGCTAGTATAGGATAACTATTATTGTCAGTAGCACGAATAGAAAGAGCAACTACTTTAGTTACCCCGAAGCCTTCTACAGCTTCTGGTCCTATTAAAGTCCATTCGTTTCCATTAAAAACATAAAGTTGGTTTGTTGATTCTTTTAACCACAGCGCACCAGTAGTTGCCACTGGAGAAGTTTCCGACACACCTGCTGAACCCACAGGATTCCAACTGTCACCATCATAGACATTAATGACACCAATGACCGAATCAAACCACAGTTGGCCCGATACTGGTCTAGCAGGTGGGTTTTCATTAGCAAAGTTTTCTAACAAAAATAAAAAGTTTTCGTTCTGAACTTCTCCATATCCGGTGTAGTTTCTACCAACCAGCCCTATACTGGTAGACGTGTCTAGTGTTCCGTCTTCTAAAGTTAAAAACTGCTCTCCACTAGCTCTATTGATAATATAAGGCATTTATTCGCTCCTAAACATATTTAACATTATGATATGAATGTCCATGCGCCGCTAACCAGTTGATAAATCTTAACAATACGTGTTACAGATACTGATTGGGCTGGAATACTTGCAGTGTCAAAAGCAAAACTGCCTGTCACAAACGCAGTACCGCTAGGAGTTAATACTTCTGTCGGTACTTTGTTTGGATCAACCAATGCATTGATATCCAAACTTGCTGCACTATTAGAAATAATAGTACACAAAATTCTTGCTAGAGTACCGTCTCGATATTCCCCTGGCGGTGCTAGCTGTGTAAGATATGTACCGATACCAGTATTTGAAATACCGTCCGAAATATCTATACTAAAAACTAAGTTTCTAGTTTCTATAGTATTGTCAACATATTCTTTAGTTGCAGCATCTTGTTCTACGACAGGATCTGCAAGATTAGAAATCTTTTTATTGCTAAGATTTAATGTGCCAGTACCGTTTATGTCAAGCACCAAGTCAGTATTTGATGCAGTTATTTGTATAATATTGTCGTTGATATAAAAATCATCAACAGTTAGTTCTGTTTGAGCACCGAAACTAGTAACCCCAGGGATACTGGTAATCGATGGGCCTAAAGATGTTCCATCGATAACTGTTATACCATTGATCTTTAGTGCCTTTCCAGATGCTAGGTTAATATGTTCTGTAGAATACCAAGCAGTTTGTGCTCTATCCCAAGTAAACTCGTGATCACTTGCACCTTTAAGAACAATACCGCCGCCGTCGGCGTACTCGTCGTTATTTGCAGAACTGTCTCCTAGACTAGCAAGAACAATATTTTTGTCTTCGATAGTTAGAACAGAGGTTTGAACAGTTGTTGTATCACCTTCAACTACAAGATTGCCTCTTACTGTAAAGTTTCCGCCTGTGATAACTTCGCTGTCTAGTAATCCATTGTAGAATGTAATTGTTCTATTTTCAGAGTCAACGTCGATAGCTTCTTCGGATACAACACCTCGTCTAACGTTGAATGTCATCTTTTTGTTCGATGCAATGTTAGCCATAACAACGTTGCCAGAACTAACAAACATCTGTAGCTGACTTGCATCTCCAACAATCAAACCTAAGTTTGAAGTTAAAATTAACTGTCCGTTAATAATGTTCGATGTGTCGTTTCTTACGTAAGAACTTGCTGGTTCTCCACCTAGTTGTTCAGAGTTAGTTACAGTAACATCAAACTTCATTCCGCTTAATGTACCTGCATTAAAACCTGGAATGATATCCCCGTCAAACCCTTCAATAGCGATCTTTGGAGTAAAACTGTCCTTACTAAAGATTCCTAGCAACACCCCGTTGTTGTATAGATATGTAACAACACGATTCTGGTTTAGGGTGTCTAAAATGTTAGCAACTCTTAAACCACTGAGACCCTGTCCTGCTGAGTAGGAAGGGCCCAATAATATGGTATTAGTTCCGTCATAGAAGAATAATTGTTTATCAATATCATTAAACCAAAGGTCGCCAACACCTAATGTTAACGGTTGTGTGTTTGATATTGTTGCCGAACTAACCGGAACAAAGGCAGAGCCGTTGTAAACTTTTAACTTTAGTTCTGAGCTATCAAACCAAATCTGACCTTTAATAGGATTTTCTGGTTCAATAGTTTCAGCAAAGTTTTCAAGTAGTTTGATAAAGTTCTCATTTAAAACTTCACCAAAGCCACTGTAGTTTTTTCCAATCAGTGTAAGGTCCGTACTAAGTTGGTCAACTTGGCCATCGGCCACAGTTGCTAGTATTGTACCATCTGTTTTATTAATTTGATATGCCATGTCTTAACCTTAGAATGCTGCTGGACCGGAACGAATAATGTAGTTCAGTGTCAAGAACGGATTCATAACAGAGAACGGTTGTCCCAAACTACCAGCAGTTTTAATACCGCCTGAACTAGGAACATACTGACTTTGTCCAACAGTTGTTGGTCCTTTGTCCGAGAATGATCCAGTATCTAGTGGAGCTCCGGTGTCGATTCTGGTAGCATAATATTGCTGTCCTGTTGAACCTCTCATACTATGCTCATGATCTGGTAAGTTCGATACGATCAAGTTGTTAGAACTCTGACCACCAGATCCGCCAACGTTGTCTGGATCAGTACCAGGAACTCTGTCAGCATTTCCGCCGCCGGCATCAACATATCCGCCTGTAGAGTTAGGTACAGTTTGTCCGTTATCCATGTTATCACGACCTAAAGGAAATCTACCTCTAAGGTCTGGTAACTTAAATGTGTTTACACCTAAGATCGCTGCACCGTATGTTGTACCGATAATGTCATATAGATCTGGGTATTTTGTTCTTTCAACTTCGCTGCCATCACAGAACAAGTATCCGTCTGGTACGTTTTGTCCAGCGTACGGAAGAATAGCACCAATAGGTACTCCTAAGTCTGCGATGAATACATTACGTTTTTCTTTAATCAGGCCTGTACCGGGTCTGAATACCAATATTGTGTCATCTTCTGTTGACACGTTAGGAAATGGTTCGCTCTTACTGCTAATAATAGTAGCTGTTAGAGCAGTATTAAAAGTTTTAGTAGTTCCGCCTACTTGTCCGTCGAATGTAATATTAGGAGCAGTAACGTCGCCTACCATACTAAAGGTAGTTGGAAAACGTAGGTTAGTAGCAGTAGTTGCATTTCCTACAATGTTTCCTTCTAGTACACCTTGTATAGAATCTGCAATAAGAGTTTTTGCTCTAACTGTATTCCAACGCTTAGTTGCTGTACCAGAATCATATGTATCTGTAGTAGCAGGTTGAATATGATTTACCTGAGTAGTACCGGTAACATTTAATCCTGCGCCAATCAATACATTTTTAGATACAGCAATACCACCTGCTGTTCTAAAAGTTCCGTTGTTAAAGTTAGTGCTTTCAGATGTGTCAGTAATAATAACAGCACCATTAGTTGTAATATTTCCATCTACATCTAATGCTTCTTGAGGAGTCAGATTGTTAATGCCAACCTTGTCGTCGATTAGTCGAACAACAGTGTTAGGAATACCGTCTCTATTCAACTGTAGATCTAAACTACTACCTGCGGCAGAGTTATATACTTTAGCAGCAGTTGCAGATGTTGAAATACTGAATGTTCCGTCAATACCCACTGTTATACCGGAGTTATTTCTAACGTTGAATCCGTATTCAGTAGTATTAACAATATCAGATCTTAAAAACTTACCAGCGGCTACTTCTACGCCGCCAACGTTTAACGAGTCTGCATTAACCGAAGTTCCGTATAACTTAGCTGCAAATCCTCCTAAGATTCCTGTTTCATCTTCAGTAATATTTAGACCGGACTTGATAGTTACAAATCCAGAAATCGTAATCTTAGGTGTGAAACTATCTTTACTGATAATAATAACTGGTTTGTCTTCAACGTAGAAAGATAATATTACCTTAGTTAAACCGTCCGAGTCGATAACTGATTCAACTAGTGGTCCGCTTCGCAAACCTGTTGAAAAGTTTGGACCAACTAAAATCCAGCGTGTTCCACTAAAAACATATAACTGTTGGTTAGTAGTATCTACCCAAAGCTCGCCAATCTTAGATTGGTCAACACCCGGTTCAACGCCGCTCTTTTGAATGTTACTGGCTGCTTTCCAGTTTGTACTATCCCATATCTGTAACACACCAGCAGATGTGTCATACCATAGTTGGCCTTCAACAGGGTTAACCGGTGCAGTCTCTTTGGCAAAGTTTTCTAGTAATGCTAAAAAGTTTTCAGCAATAATCTGTCCATAACCAGTAACATTTCGACCCGGAAATGTTAAACTAGTATCTGTGCTCGAGGTATTATCATATACCGTAATAGGTACTTTATTTTCTTTATCTGTAAAGTTAACAATATATGGCATTTATTAAACCTCTGTAAATCCAGTTAGACTCTGTACTCTAACTGTGTAATCGATCTGTAAAAGTCTGTTTAATGACTTTTGTACTGGGTGAAAAATAACATGTGTTAATAACTTTCCAGTTCCGTTAGGGTTGTATGATCTTAAACCTAACTCATCAAAAACAAAGTTGCCACTTAAATCTTGACTGTTATCAAACGCTTCTTGTCCAATAGGTTCACCGTAGTCCAATAAACAACTTATAATAATATCACTATAAGTAGCACCGCTCACATGACGGATTTCCATTTTGTTTCTTACAGGGTCTGTATTTTCAGTTGCATTTTGATCAACCACTTTACTAAATGTTTGATTATAAAGACTGGAGTTTACCCCAACAGTATTAGGTGTAAGATATGTAATAATCCCTGTAGGGTCTACTGTTGTTCCACCAGTTCCGAAAACCATTTCATAAATAGTACCCTGACCTTGATTGGAAAGCGAGTTAACCATTGCTACTGACATATTTTCATAGTGAATAGCATTTCTTTGATCTCTATGAACAACACCAGTTTCTGGTTCCCATATTTTAATATGGCCCTCAAAGTGGAATCCGCCCACTTCTTGTGGGGCGTCCGATTGTTCTTTAGGATTGTCTGTATTAGTTGGCATATTTGTCTCTTTTGATTCCATAAGTATATTTATTCGGGCAAATCAGTAGTCTTAGCAACAATAAATCTAGCAATAGAAGTATTGTTTTCTAGTAAAGTTTTCCCAGTAGTAATAGTAGCTGCGCCTTTTTCGTACCAAACTTGTCCAGTTTTTCTAATAACTGTTATTCTTGTTCCTGCTGCTGGCGCTGAAGTTAGTCTTATGTATGGATTTAGTCCATCTACTGAAAACTCAGCTTCAACCTGGACGTCTGCACTAGGGCTGCCAGCACCTAGTTCTTCGTCGTAGACGTCCATAGGGTTCTTTCTTAGTCTACGACCTGCTACAAACACTTCTAGCGTGTCGCAGGCACCATATTCTACAGGGATACTTGATCTATACCATGTAGATCTGCTGCCCTGCTGCGGAGTAAATTCTAGAGGACCTACTAATAAACTGCTACCGTCGCTGATAAAATCAAGTTTATCTTGAGATTCAGAATACGGAATAGTATCTTTGTATCCTACATCAACTACAGCTACACCGACTGTATAAACATCGCCAATGGCTGTGCCCAAACTACCTCTTCTTAGTTGGCTAAGGATGTTGCCCGACTTCTCTAGATACTCAATTCTTTCTCCGTTTATTGTAACTACGCCCGGAATATTTCTATTTTTAACAGGTGTTGCTAATATAGATCCGTCACTTACTTCAATCTGTTGATCATAGTAATAGAGATCCTTTGTCAGCACTACGGAATTCTTAGAATATCGCTTATAGTGATAAACGTTTAACATATCCTTATAGATCTCGTATGCACTAGGTAATGCAAATACATCGCTAGAGAACTGAACTATTTTAATCTTGTCATCTGTAGTTGTAGGAATAGTTAGATAAACTGCTCTTCTTTGTAGAGAAATATAGTATTCTTGATCTTGAGTTAAGCGTTCTCCGTTCTTGTATACCCATACATAGCTAACACTCAACGGTGTTCTAGCAAGCTGATATTGAACCTTACCGCCTGTAAACTCGTCGGATATTAGATCCATAGTTGGGTATTCGCTGAACCAAGTAACGTCGATAATATCTTCATCGACTAATGTTACTAGATCACTAATAACTAGATTGCTGCCGTCAACATAATACTCTGCTCTAACATCAGATTCAACTTTAATAATATCTCCTATTTCTAGAGAAGTTGACGGTACTTCAATAGTATTTTGATTACCGTCGTAAGTATATTCGATAACAAATCTCAACAAGCGACCATTTAAAAATACTTTGATGTTACCGGAAGTAATAGTACCAACTGCTTCTTCTGGATCAACGCCCACAACAATTCTATTATTAGTACCGTCATATACTCTATAAGAAGTATCAACACCTACAAGTGCTCGGCCGTTAACTTCAACTACCATGCTAGGTTGTGTTGAACCTCTAGACAAAGTTACAAACTTATCTAAGTCAAAACTGCGGGTGCTTCCTTCGAAAGTTAGTTGTTGCTGATTAATACGGATGATTGATTGGCCGCCTGAATCAGTATCAAGAGCAACACCCAAGCAGATAATCTTAACCACTTGTCTTCTAGAAGGCTTGATACCAAACTGTATCAAGGTCATACCGATTTGATCAACTATACCGGTACTTTCAATAAACCCGAGATCAATCATCACTCCGTCTACAGTAACAACTACTGATTGAGTTTGATTGTATTTGGCCTTGGTTAAGAACAAACTAGTTTCACCGTCAGCAACATATTCCTGATAATCTAAAATCTCAACGCCGCCGATACCAATAGAAATAATTTCTACAAGTTGTCTCTCTGCTGGTGCAGTTGTAAAATCAACAACATTATTAATAAAGTCTAAAGAGTAATCAGTTTGTTTAATCTTATCAACATATACTATTACAGACTGTGCTTCTAAAACTTTTAGTCCTATTGCAAAGCTAGTAGTAGTTCCGTTAGCGGTATAGATCTTTGTTTGTAACGGTGTTGCACCAGACACTGACGAAGTAAAGACCTTAATGCTAACACTATCTAGAACCTGGCCAGGAATATTTTCTTCTGTTGCAGGAACGTAGTCAGGACTGCTAAACTTTCCACCGTCAACATTAATATCTTCTGCTAGTAATCCAGTTGCAGATACATAGGCATTATCTATCGCAGATAAAGAGCCGCCGCTTAAACGAGTATCAAGTAAGTTTACATCGTTGATAGTCACAGAACCATCACTTTCAATAGGTCTGAATATTAACGTGTCACCGGAGTATGTTCTAACATACTGTCCTATTTCAACTTCTCTAGTTACACCATTTCCGATAAATGTTGGCATAACAGCAGTTAACGGAGCCTCGACTTTGCCATTGGGTTGAATAGTAGACCCGTCATACATTCCATAATAAGGATCATCTATTCTTGTAGCTCGTTGTTCTCCGGCTCTTTTAATGTAGACTGTAATCATCTGATCAACCGCAGGAGCAGAAGGTAAGGTAACAGTAGTAGTTGAACCATCAGTAACCACATAATGATCTGCATTAGATTCAACTCCGTCCCAACCATCAGTAAACCATGGAAGAGCATCCCATCCGCCTGTTACATCAAATGTTGTACCTTGAATCTGAACACCACCGAAGTCGATACCAGTCATTAACTGATTCATCTCCTTGCCTTTCATTCCAGGCTTTGGAGCATAATATTTTTCAATTCGGTTAATGCTGTCTAGCAAAGAGTCATTCTTTTCGTAGGTAACTTCAATAACATCTCCTTTCTCGGGCGGAGTTTTGAATGTTATTTTTCCTTTCAATAGACTATAAGTGTCAACTGACGACTTGTATAAACTGATTGTGTATTCAGAGTTTAATACAGGTTGACTATTTTTCAAGATTATAATCTTACTCTTATCTTGTGTAGGAGCATAGTTCAAGTTAATAACTGAACTTTGGCCGGTTGCTGTAAAGGTCTGTGTTTGAGATAAGTTTTGATAGATACCTTCTTTAGAAATTCTGTCAAACTTAACAGAAATATTAAAGTTTCTAATCTTACCTTTGCCTAAAATAGCAACAGCTTTAGCAACAGCATTACCTGCGCCGTTTCCACCCACTAGGGTCACTACAGGAGTCTGTGTATATCCAGACCCTTCGTTTAAGATTACTATTCCAGAAATCTTACCGCTAGAGATATAGGCTTTAGCTTGAGCTCCAATACCGTTGCCTTCAATAATAACTGTCGGAGCACTAGTATAACCAGCACCAACTTCTGCTACCTCGATTGAGGTTATAGAATATCCTTGATTGTCTGCAAACCACTTCCACGGATATTCGTTGAATCTATCATATGACTCGTTTACTGGAAGTATTGTTCCGTACTCTGTTGAGTATACCGGTGGCGAGTCAAAGTCAGTAACTGAAGAGTTGGTAGTTTGTATTTCGGTGTATCTACTAGTGTATTCACGTATGCTGGTTCTATAAGGTTTGACCTCTGCTAAGTATTGTCTAAATGCATCGAGGTTATCATTCTTATAGTTTGTTCGCTGCTCTAGGTCGCCAACATTATGTACTGCATTTAAGAAACTTGTCTTAAATGCCCAATCAATATAAAGCTGTTCAGAGAACGCATAACGAATACAGGTAAAGAATAGTTTATTCCATTCAACTCGTAGATTGTTAACAAAAATATCTTCTTTGATTGCTCTTAGAATGTTTCTAAGTTCTACAGTTGGTTGAAGATCATAGAAAGCAGCATCATACGAACTTACGTTGTCGAAACCAATCGACGATGTAGAAGAATTATATAGTGTGTTTTTCAACTGAATTGTACCATTTTCTCTTCCAATCAAGATGTACTTGCCAAGCAATGTTCCTGCACCTTCTTCTGTGCGCTCTAAAACTGCCCAACCGCCATTGGTAAATTCTTTTACTCTTATTAGGTCTCCAACATGAAGTGTTAATGTAGATTCTAAATAAAACTCTGTGATTTCTTTGTTTACTCTAGTAGATGAAGAATATCCAGTTGCCCACCAATCTGCATATTCCCAATATCTAGTGGTATCATAGCCTTGCGATTTACTACGATAAAAAATCTTGCGTTGCTGATCCCATGCATAGATTGTCCAATAGTTATTAGATGTTTCGTCTGAGTTTATTAACACAGAGAATGGTCTAATCTTAGCAATAGCAGAACTATATTTTTTACCCTTCTGTAAAACAGTAACTGAAGAGATTCTTCCTTGGGTATCTAGTGTAGCAACTGCTGTTGCTCCGTATCCAGTCCCTTCAATCTTAATAGTAGGAACGACTCTATATCCAAATCCGGGATCCGTAATATCAATAGTGTCAATCTTTCCATCAACAATGTTCGGTGTTAAGACAGCCTGTTTGATTCTGATAGTACCGACTTGTGTTAAATCAATGTAAGAATCTACAGCAAGATCGTATTCTCTCAACTCGGCAACTGGTGCAGTATCTACAAGATTTAAATTCTTGTAATCAACTGTATCAGCAAATGGCTGTGTCATTAGAATAGAGTTAACATTTTCTACCACTACCTTTAAAACTTTCAGTCTATCAACAAACATACTTTGTCTAGGTCTAAATCCTAAACCATATTTTTGTTTTGCAGGCAGTTTTGTATCAGGTACAGTATTGCCTGTTAGATCGAAGCCTACTAAGCTGTCAATCCACTTAGTTTCTAAAGATGCGCTCGGCAAGCTATCTGCTTGTGCTTCAGTTAATAACTGATACTCGTTGTGTATTAGATTTAATGGCTTGGTATTTTTTAGATACTGAATATTCATTAATGCTGTATCAGCAGATATTAATGAATCAAAGTTGTAGGCCAAGAACTTGTCTTTATCAATAAAGGCAATAAAAGGAGTACCAGAAGATGCAGGGGATTCAATCAATGCTGCAACTTCTGTTGCAGCAAGTTTTCTTCCAGTAACATCAGTGGGTAAAATCTTTTTATTCTTAACCCAATAGTAATACAATGTTCCGGTAGTTAGGCCTGTTGAAGTATTGTATATCTCTTTAACACAATAAACAGTATCGTCGGTGTATAAAGGCTGTCCAGAAATGCCGTTAACTAGGCCTTCTACTGAATCAGCAATAAGCGACCATTCGGAAGGCAATAAAGGAGTTTCTACCCATTCGTAAATATCAACACTAGCACCAAATGCTAGACTGTTCCAGTTACCTGCACGATAAGAAATATCCCCTTGTTCGTAGTTGATCCATTTTACAGTGTTTAGGTCCCACCATAGTTCACCGACATGTTTTTCAAACCATGTTTGACTGTTATCAACTACCTGGTCTTCTGTTCCTACATTATAAATTGCAGGATCATACATTGTCTTAAACTTGATCTCTTGTTCTGCAATACCTAAAACTTTCATCTTGAAATGATCAACAATATCAATGTCAGAGATCTTAACATTCTTTTGAGGATCATATAAAGAAATAGTTTTTAACTTTGATATATCAACTAGATCAGTTTGATTCGATAGTGTCTTGAGGGAGTTTTCTGTAGTACTCTTCTTGAATAGTCTTATTCTGCCAACTAATACATCTTCTTGTTTGTAAGTCGGAGATCCAACAACTACAACTGAGGATGTACAGTCAACACTAAATCCAAAAGATTCATTGTTGATTAACTCTGCTTGTAGTTTTTCTACCAACATGTACTGTTGATCTTTTCTTTCAAAAACATAGACTTGCCCAGGATACCCTTGACTTTCTGAGAAAACTGTTTTACCTTGATCAAAGTATGTGCCTAAACCTGTATCAAATCTAGTTACCAGTTTGTAAGGAGCATTTTTAGCACCGACTATTACTCTCTCGGTACCTGCACTAATGCTCACACTTGATCCAAAAAACTCATTTGTAAAGTTTTCAAAACTTTCGATTTTCTGCTTTAGTCTGTAAGACAAGTTTGTAAAATCAGTTGTTTTAAAAATATAAACAGATCCTTGATTTTGTCCATTAATATCTGCTTCTGGACTGCTTACTACAATAGTTGTTCCGGTAGAATCAATATCTAAACTATAACCAAATTCATCGCCTGAGCTGATGGTTTCGGTTGTTCCTAGATCATTGATGTCGACTAGGGAACCTGCAGAGATTGTCTGCTTGAGTGAATATCGCTTGTTAGCATCTCTTTGATAGACGTAGACCTTACCAGTAGTTTTTACTGTACTGTCGCCGACATTTTCCCAAGGACTGCCAACTGGTTCTGTTCCAGTATTTGTGTATACAATAGAAGAATCTTCAACATCTTCTCTTGGATCAACAAGTTTATGATAAGTCCAATATCCTTCTGCTGGATCATAGTATCTTATAACATCACCCTCAGTGTATGTTTCCCATAACTTCCAGTCTCCGCGATAGTTTGCAAAGTATTGGTCGTCACTCAACGGTACACCAACAACTAGGATACTACCATCTCTATTCATAGACATAACTGAACCAAACTGATCGCCTTGTTTGGTTAGTTCGCTTAGGTCAGTGCCTGACAACATTCCGGACTCAAGTGTAGAACCGTCGTCGTCAACTGTTACGTTTTTAGGCAAAGAGCAGGATGTTGCAATAGGATCTAGTTTTGTCCAGCTTAAAGAATCAACTATTAGGCCTCCGGAAGTTCCGGTAACATCCGAAGTAGCTTCCCATAATGAACCATTTGACCAAACTATTGTATCGGCCGGATAAAACTCTCCGTTGGTATATAGGCCTTGATATGCAGTAGATTCTAAATGCCTCCATTGACTGTTTTCGTAAATGTACAAGTATACACGACCTCTGCTATCTTGGGATCCAGGAGCAGAAACTGCCATATAATATGTAGAACCAGATTGTGCCAGTGTAACCTTGTGTCCAAAATGTTCGCCGTCGGAAGGTCGCGGACTAATGATTGTTAAGTCTTCAGTCCACTGTTGGTCTTGCCACTTGAATATAGTAACCATGCCTTGATTACCGTAGCCAACTCCGCGGCCTATAGGATTTCCAACTAGAAGAGTTTCTAGTTTCCAATCTTGATTATAAACATTAATACTGCTGCCATCACCAACAACATCGTTTACTGCTGTCCAAAGTCTTCCTTCGAAGAGAACTGTTTCTCCAATAAAGTATTGTCCAGAGAAATCAAAGTCTCCTCTAAACGTCGATGTAATATATCCTGCATCCGGAGAACCAACTACCATAAACTTAGCATCAGGAGTAACATCCAATGACTTACCAAAAGAATATGCTATTTTAGAAGTGTAATCACTTGACGGTGCAATGATTTGTCTTAATCCTAGTCCTGCCGAGGTTTCAACATAGGACATCACAAATCCTTGTCTAGGCATACTAGAGATAATCTGCTTCAAACTGTCAATATATTTGATAGCATAACCTGTCTGTTCAGGAGTACTTGTTCCGTAGTCTGCTAGATCCTTGACAGAAAACTGTTGAGTTTTCTCAACAACTTCCCATAGATTGTCTTCGTTAGAATCAATCCATAGTTTTGATCCATACTTCAACAATGCGACTTGTCTAGGATCAACATCTTGATATGACCCAAATCTAGCGTTTGTAAACATATGAATGTTTACTGTTGTACTGGAGTCAAACTCTGGATTTTCAACACCTTCGGCTACTTCAACAGTTAAAGTTCTAAAACCAATGTCGGTTAGTTTAAAGAATCCTGTTAGATTTATAACATCCTTTAGACCGATAATATCACCAACAGCAAGTGTATGGCTTCTATTGGTGTTGATAGTAACTGTTGTTCCAGATTTTTCAAACGACTCAACTGACAAGACCGGAGATTCGTTATATCTTATAACAGACCAAGACGGTCCATCAAATGTTACCCAGACGCTGTCATTTTCTACAAAGCTGTAGATATTGAGATCTAAAATATCGTCTCGTGTTCTAACTGTAAAGTTAATCTGGTCTGTCTTTACATAGCCGGCTGATCTATTTTGACCGTCATACAGTGCAACTGGATTTATTTCAGCAGTAAAAGGAGTGTCGGCTACTGTAAAGTCTGTAGGATTGATTCTGAGGTATTGATCAACAATAGATCCAGAATATACCGTAGGCAATACCAGCATAGGCTGTGGATTTATTTCTAGTTTGTCCTTAACTATTCTAAACTCAATTTCTCTCAACTGGTCCGTTCCGCCAAGACGACCTACTCTAAATGCCCACTCCTCGTTAAGGACAATACTGTCGTCTGTTGTTCTGCTTAACTTGTCAAATACTTTGACTACAGAATTAGAAGTACCTTTTTCTCTGATAAAGCCTTGATATAACTTAAACTGGCTTACTTCGTCTTCAGCTAGTTCTTGTAGATAGTCTCTGGTTTGATAACCAATAGCATGTCTTGCTAGATCGCGTTGACTAGAGCCTAGCCCATATGCATCTAAATCAAAATAATCTTCAAACTGATTAATTCTATAATCAAAGTTTGGCACTAGAGATTTTGTAGGTGTACTATCTAGTTTGCTCCACTTTTCATTATCAAACTCTTCTGTTCCCGTTTGATTAAAGTTGCTAACCCAGTTATAAGATTTATAACTTACAATATCTCCCAGGTTGTAATCAACAAACGGTTGCCAAGAGTTTATTCTTACATTATCAAACAAGAATCCGGGGCTAGTGTAATCACCGTCCCAGTCAACCGTACGGAATCCACGAGTCTTGATTCGTTCTTGACGATATCCAGTTGTTTTGTCATAGATAACGTCATTGAACACTGTCCTATCATCAAAAATAGCAACGTGCTCTTTTAGAACGAAATAAACTTTTAGGTAGTAGATACCTTCAAGGGTATTAGTTGTTTCTAAATAAAACTTTTGAAAATCTCTGGTTACATTTATGTAGGCAGGAGCCAACGGAGTTCCGTCGCTTTTTAATATTTGATAATCGTAAAAACTATCTAATACATTATCTGCAACACCAACTGATAAGGATATTTCAATTTTATTTGCCGAGGGACTTAGAGTCAATAATGATCCGGCTTCCCAGTTGTGCTTGGTCCAGAACATAAACTCTTTACAAGCTGTTGTCCAATCTTTAGCAGTCTGTGTTTCAGAATCATATCCGTCAAATAATAATCCTACAGATTTTAGATAAACTTCATAACCTAATAAGAAATCTACTACCTCTTGAATCGTAGTTAGAATAGTTCCGTAGGTGAGTTGCTTTGTTCTTAAAGTATTAAACGTTCTTCTCTTAAATGCTTCTACACCACCGGTCAATGGTAATGATGGAAGTTTTTTCCAACTAGTATTAGTAAATGTTGTTTCACTAGTATGGCTCTTTAAACTTCTATAGTATTCGTTATTGTACCGAACAATAACTCCATTGCCATAAAACTTTTCAGCAGTCCATTCGTAAAAACTCTCACTAACTCCGCCAACTCTCATTAACGGATCAACCTGACTAGGAACTGGCTCAAAATATGTAAAGAAAGGCTCAGCATTATCGTAACCATTTATCTTCCAGCCATTTTCAGTCTTTTCAAATATCACACCACTGTATGAAATAAAAGAAATAGGAGAACTTACATTGAATATAATGTCATAGTTTTCCGGAGGGACAAATACGCTGCTGGAAGTTGCTCTTGGATTTTTGCTGTCTAAGATATATTTCTGTTGTTGCTGATCAACAAATCCAGACAATCTAGAAGTCAACTTAACGTCAATATTCTGTAGGATATTTGTGATTGCAGAATCGTTAAGATTTTTGTTCTTTAAATAATCGGCAATATAGTTTATTAGACCTGTAGTTTGTAATCCAGTTACTGTTGGTACAGAAATATCAGATAATGTTAAAAACAAATCAGTAGACGTACTGACTGTTTGTGCTAATATGTTTGTTGTTGTTTTTGATCTATCCAAACTATCGGTGATAAACTCAAACGGTTTCATCAAAGACATTGCTATGATTATTGCAAATGGCCATTCAGAACTAGATCTCCACGCATGTTCTACAGGAGCAATATCACCAAGTTTAAAATCTCCCTTGCTGTTTACTAAAGAGAAACCTTGCGCCAGTCCTGCATCTAAAGGATTTAATAGGTTACCATCGGCATCTACCGGAATGTGAGATAAAAGTGTTTCTCTCTTATAACGTTGGTGGACACCTGCTCGAGATCCTTGACGAATAACTCCGTCTCTAAGATCTTCCCATAATAGCATGTTGTTGCTGGTATATGGTGCAACGCCATATTCGCTTTCCCACCATGCTGGTTTTTCTGAAAATCCTAACATTTCCCACGGACAACGGTGAGGACGATCAGTGTCATAGAACCACTTGTAAACTCCTCTCCAGTATCCTGGTAGGTTAGTAGATCCGGCTAGATCGTACATTCTAGAATAGGTATAGGTAAATGGGTTTTCGCTATCAAAGTATTGATTATTAATATAATCGATATTTGTATCTGCAATCCATTTTAAAAACTCTCTATTAACAATAAGGTCCAGTTGTTCTTTATTGTAGAATCCGGATCCATAATAGCCGCCTAAAACTTTATCAATATCAAATACTTCTTCGTTGTATTCTTGTTTGATGTTGTTATAGATTCTATATTCTAGCTCCAATATAACGTTATCTCTAAAGTCTCCGTAGGCAGTTGTTAGACTACCATCGTGACCTTGTATCATAGTACGAGGTGTTACATAGGTGTTGTCAACAAATATCATAGGAGTGTATTTTTTATACAGTCCTAGTTTTGTAGGTGTTGCTGGAATAAAGTTATATGCAGTAGATGCATATTCTCTAATCTCAATTCTGTCGCCTTCTTGCAGGTCTACTTTTAGTTGTACAAAACCAAAAGACGAGTTAAACTCATATTGTGTATTAACTAATAGTTGAACATCATTGAGGTAGACATAGACTGCCTTTCTACTTAATGTATCAAGACTAAACTTAGAAGACAATGCAAAAGTCTTAATGCCTGTATCTTCAACAGTATATTCAATTTTTGTATGTGCTCCGCTACCAACCATGTCGGTATCCGAGAATGGTGTGATAGATGTTTTTGTTCTCGCCATTTCTGACAAGATGTCATCTACAAAATCAGCAGGGGTTTGATTATAATATAAAGTTGTTGACAACTTTACAAAGTTATTTTTAAACTCAGTATATGACTTTTTAGAAAACTGTAAAGACTTGATTAAGTTAACATCTTTGTCGCATAACAAAGATATTGCAACCGATGGAATGCCGGCATGTTTTAAAAATCTCTTTCCGTGAGTAATATACGGTGACAAATCACGAAGATTACTGTTTCCAGGATAGCTTCCAATAAACTCATTATTAAACTCAATTGCTGTTGACACATGGTCAGATGCAGTTCCTAATGTAAACTCAAGTAGGTTAGAGTTCAAAGGATTCTTTTCTAAGCCAACAGGGATTTCGTAATATCCTTGATTCGGAATAATGTCACCGAATACTTTTATTACAACTACATCGTTTGCAGCTAATGTTTGGCCTAATGTAAAATTAGACCCTGCTCTTGAAAACTCCCCTGTATATTTTTTTCCATTAATATAAAAATATATTTCGAGAGCTTTATCAGTATTCCAATCAACGGTATTAAACTGCACAGTAGAAGTAGGAGCAGAAATGATCTGGCTGTCAATAATAGCCTGAATGTATTTTTCTGCTGACTTCTTCCAACCGTTATCGTATTCTCCTGCAGGGTTAAACTTAAAGAATCCAGAGTTTACTTTCTTAGATAATACAAACTGCTGATTTTGATAAGTGAAGGTATCTTTATCCCAATCAAACTCGAACTCAATATCTCCTACGTTGTCAATATTCAAATAACTTAGACTAAATCCTAGTTCGCTATCAACAACGCTGACTCCCTTCTTGTAACTTACAAGTTCTGTTCCTTTGAAAGAACTTACAGGATATGTATCAGTATCCGAAAAACTTACACCGTTTTTATCAAACGCATCAATCATAGGAGCTTGATTTATTGCAGTTTTTTCTTGACTTTTAACCCAGGCAGTACCGCTGAAATGGTACATTAAACTTTTGTTAACATTTCCTCTTCGAACTAATACACCCTCGCCGATACTTGAAACAGAATCTTCTGTTTCTCTCAAGCTGATTTGTTTTGTATTATTATGAGTAATAAAAGTTACTTTATAGATCTTGTTGTTTACTAAAGAATCAGAATCGTTTATTACTAGTAGGCGGGCACCTTCAAAAAGTTGCTCGCCATCGACATTATAGCCAAGACTACCTTCGATCTTAGAAAATACATCAGTTGTAAACGTGTCAACATAATCAACAGTGGCTTTAGCAATGGAACCGTGATTATAAAGTTGTATACCAATGTTAAACTCTATAATTGGTCTCTTGGCTCTAGTTTCTTCTGTGGATTCAAAACTAGAATTGTTAAATGCATGTGCTTGTTCAAGAACACTGCGGTGGAACCAACGATTGTATCGACTCCAAGGATTATTATCAGGGCTTGCTCTATTGATTAGAACATAGTCCTTAGACAATGGGTAAGCTGTTGCATCATCGAAAGGATCGGCATCAAAGCCTGCGTTATCAAATAGAACTTCCGGTACGTTGGCATTCAATGCCGGTGAAACTACTAGGTCTTGCAGCCTTACTAGATGAATAGCAGATCCAACACCCTCAACAATCCATGTATCTGATGCATATTTTTCAGGAGTAACCATTCCTGTGAATCTAACGTTCATACCGTTACTCAGAACAATATCATTGCTGCTAGTGTATGTAGGCTTTCCTAATATTTCCTTTTCAATGTTAATCTTTGTATTTGATTCAACATCGGAAATCATAAATCTACCTAGACGATTAACATCAACTTTACTTTGATAGTAAATCATGTCCGGTGCGTCGAATGGAACTGTAAATGTTATAACTCCATTCTCAGTTCCATTGTTTGTTACGCCTTTTTTATACTCAATAGGAGACTGGAAAGGACTTCCAGAATCGTAGACAGATCTAAAGACTAGCCCATCGGTAGGAGCATTAACGTTAAACTTGTATGTCTGTCCTCTGTATAAAGTTAAGGTAGGATTAACTGTATATCCATCTGGCGTAAAGACATAAGTAGAGTTGTTACCTAAACGAACAGTATACCCACTAACAATGTTTTGTGCCTGCCCAGTAATAGTGATTGCCGGCGGTCCTTCTGGAACCCAGTAGTATTCTCTAAAGTTAACAAACTTGTCCCAATCAATAGGTGGGTTCCATGCATAGTGTTCTTGTGCAGTTACAAGATCATCGCGTTCTTCGGTGTTGCCAAAGAATCTCAGTTGATTTTTAAAATCAATATAATCATAAAACTTCGAAATCTTATTGTTTTCTGTGACAACGACTCCAGGTTCTAGTTGGTATCTACTTCTTAGGGTGTTATCGCTGTCAAGATAGACATCGCTACCTTTGTAGGTTTTTCCGTATCGACGTCCTATGTACCCGACTGTTTTTTCCAATACGCCCGGCTGTACTAAAGGATCAAGAACACCTGCCATGAACTTTTCGTTGGCAGGCGTTTGAAATACCTTTGGTAATAGTTCAGAAGTTTTTCTGATTGGAAGATCGCTGTTAGGGAATTTTTTATCTGACATATTTAAACACTTGTACTAGAAACTATCGCATCCATGCTTGCACGAATCTCTGTTGCTGTGATAGCTGATACTATTTCAATATCATCTACTGTTGCACCACTAATAAAGATTTCATCAGCACGGCTCTGTATTTCAAATAGACTACCAAACACCTGTGTCGGCTGTCTTGGGACAATCACAATATTGCTAATATCTGGGGCTACTGAATTAGTTATGTAAGTTATTAACTCACCTAAATAGAACCTATCACCGAAGTCCCAGTTGTTAACATCAAAGAACTCATTGATTGCTAAAATGATTCTAACTTTTAGATCGTTGTCATTAATCGACTTGTTAGAGTTTTTAACAATCTTAAACTGTGCTCTCAAATGCTCGTCGGCACCAGGACCAAACAATACTTTGTATGTCACCGGATGATATATAACTTCGTCGCTAATGGACTTAATAGCGTTCAATGTAGATCCGAAGTTAATTCTTAATGTGTCGCTCGACGGAGCTTCAGGAGCTGTAGCAGTTGCGCCCAGAATATAGTTTCTATAATCTGTGTCATAGCTCTTCGTTAGGAGATAGACATCGATAATATTGCTAACGCTAGGATCGATTCTTCTGTCAACGTTTGCATTATGAATATATTGGAACTTGAGTCCGGCACGACCAATGTTTGCTCTATAAGAACTTTCAAGCACTAGAGTATTTGTAGACTTGTCCACACGTTTTACTCTGTCTTCATCAGTATCATAAAAATAAATCAAGTCACCGTTAGCATAGTTGTTAACATTGACTAAACTTTCTTTCTGAACAATATCAATATGTCCATCAGTATTGTCAACATACTCGAATATTTGATCGCCATAGTTGTTGATTTTTTCAACGAAGAAAAGATAGTTTAATGCAAGGTCTTCTCCAACAATCTGTTCAAAACTCTCAGGATTGTCAATAACAGCATCATCATCAGAGTCTGCAAATGCAATCTTAATCTCATTTGCACTTTCGTAACCATCTTCGAACTTAATAGTGTCGCTGATTTCAAAAGTTAGATCTTGTTTTAGAGGAGTTAAGAAATCAACGCCAGTGTTAATACCCAAGACTTTTACCTGGTCTTTTATAGTTTTTCCAGTCTTACTATCAAAAATCTTTTGACTTTTATCAAAATAAAATCTGTTGGATTCTAAACTACCAAAGACATAATCCATAGATCTTACACGGATTACATATTGATCTGCTTCTTTTACAAATGCAAGAATCCAAGACGAGTCTAAGTTTGTATTTGAAATATCACCAGTTTTACCTAGATTAAAGTTATCAATCAAGTTTAAGTTTGAAGAAGTAACAATCTTCCACTCTGCTGTACCAATATCAAATCTCAATCCAAAGTTAAGATTAGAATAGGCCAGGTTAACTATCTCTGACTCTAGTGCTGTAGGAAGATCGTTTACAAACTTAGGAACGATACGAGAAGCAATAGCGCCTGTAGGAACAGTGTCGCTGAATGTGATGGGACCTAGTCCAGTTGACAACACACCTCTACCGGCGTTGGTTCCGTCTCCAACAACTTTTACTATCTTGGTCCAGATCTTATCTGTCTGCTCTGGATCAGCAGCACTAGCAGCAACTAACTTACCTTTCTTAAATGCTTGACCGGATGGGGGGACAAACTTGACCATTGATCCAAATGTAATATACTTTAAGGTGTTAGTAGTATATGTTCCTACTTTTAATAATGAGTTGTCAACTGCGTTGGTAAAATACCCAGTTGTAGAGTTTACATCAGATGTAACCTGAGTCCACAATGTGTTGATATCTGTAAAGTTAATCTTATTATATTTTGTTATGTAAAAGTTATAGACTCCGGTGTCAGTAAACAACGGTTCAATACTTTGACGAATAAAGTTAATAATGTCAACTCGGCTGGTAAACTTAGATGCCAACGATCTTTCTGTTTCATTTTTATAGATCATACCATCATCGCCAAACACAGTTACAGAACTGTATTTTCCAGTAGCATCAATAATATCAAAGTTGCGAGAAATACCGCTCGACACTCTGTTAATTGACTTAACCTTAAGAATGTTTTGACTGCTGGTTAAAGGAGCAAGATTATAGTCTTCTCCGGTAATCATTCTGTTTTGTGTATAGTAGTTTGCCGGAGCTCTAGATCTAATACTGTCAATATCTTCTGAAGGTGCAGAGTTAGCAACAGATGTTTTTAAACTCATGCTAACTGTTAGTGTATGAGCAGATCCTTGCTTGTTAACATATGGGATAGAGATTGTGATACTTCTCATATCGGCTGGAGCAATAGTATAAGAAAGTCCGCTACTTACTCTATAGTAGGTTCTAAAAGAACCCTGAGGAAGATTTCCATAAACTCCGTCTGCAAACAATAAATCGATTGTATCGTTAGTTTTAGTTGTTACACTGTAAATGTTTCTGATGCTGTTTTCGATACTGTTGTAAACAATATTATTTCCAGTTAGGCTAGATACCTGTGTCCACATACTGCCTTGACTACCGTCAGCATTTAGAGAATACAACCATACATCGGTATTATTAATATTTTCACTACCAACAGAAACTATTTCATTTGTTGTAGGAACACTTATAGCAAAATCTGCTAGTTCAAGACTTCCTTGTTTGAACATTAAAAAGAAACCAGTATTATTACTACCAGCGCCTTTACCGTCTTGTCTATAGATAAATCCTAGCTGATTTCCCGGAACTGGAGGTTCTTCGTATATTTCTTCTGCACCTTTAAATGAAGTGCTGACTACTTCAAAAACCATACTTCTTCCAGCAACTGTTTTACTATAGGTATAAACAGGAACATCTGCACTAGCGGTTCTAAATCTATATTGATCTGTTAATATACCTTGAATAGTATCTGAGCCTTGACTTCTACCAAACTCAGTATTGTCAGCCATAGCTGAGTTCAATACTGTGATAAACTGTTCTGCCCAGTTAGCGTTTGTCGGGTCATTCCAAACAATAACCTGCTGGGCTAAATCACGCCCGTTGCTATCTAAAATGTTCTCCGAAGTACTTACGGTGTCAAACTTCAAAAGACCGCTTGCAGGCACGTTACGCTTTGAATTATACGCCAACATACGTGCTAATCTAAGTACACTTTCTTTACGTTCTGCAAGTTCAATAAAGTTTTCTCGACTAGCTAGATCGATACGGAAGGCTAAACTTTGGCCTAAAAATGCAACAGCATCTATTAAAGCAAGGTATTCACTGCTTTCAATGTAGTCATTAAAATCTTCGGGATAGTTTTCGCGAAGATATTCGATAATAACTCGACGTAGATTTTCAAAATCGTAGCTTTTGAAATCAGCATTTCTAAATGTCTGATAGATTCTTGTCCAATCTTCGTTGAGAATTAAGTTGTTTTGTCTAGACGTTGTTGTCATTTTTTAATCCTATACCGTATTTACCCAAATAAGTTAACTGGTCAGTTTATGACCGAGTTTTGTTTATCAAAATCAAAAGACATTAGTTCGTTAATATTAAACGGCATATAAGTGATTGACGCTTCTATTCTAATACCTTGTTCTGTACTATCAACCGTTATTTCATTAACCTGTATTCTAGGATCATAGTTGATAATAGCTTCTACATCTTTTGCAATGATTGTTTTAATTTCTTCAGTAAACGGTTCAAACAATATATCCCAGATGACCGTGCCAAAGTCTGGATTTTCTAGCTTTTCGCCTTTTCTAATATAAAAATGATTAATCAAATCTTGTTTAACTAGGTCGATGTCATAGAGTTTAAAGTTTTTAGTAGTTTCCTTACTGCTAAATCCTTTATAGGTAAACGCACCGCTATTCTTATCTCCTAGCGATGCTTTGCTAACTGCTACTGATTTTTGGTTGTATAGTCTTGCCATATTTGCTCCTTAGACATCTCTGTCTGTGTTATCCGGCGTAAAGAAAGAAGGTGCTTGATTTTCATGCAACGGCCAAGGTTCGTGCATAGGTATTCTTTTCATAATGCTTGTTAATGTGCCTGACTGATATTTCTTCCCCCATCCAGAGGCTGTATTTGTTGTCGGATTATCTCTTAACTCTAAAGGCTTAACAGTTTCAGCCGTTGCTGCTTTTGCTGCTGCTGGCCCGTTCATATTAATTTCACCGCCAGCTGATAGTGTATAATCTCCACCGCTGCCTATGTTTGTATCGCCGCCTGCACTAACTGTATTGTTACCGTTAGTGTTTAGATCAAAGTTTGCAACAGAAGATATCTTAGTACTTCCACCAACAAGCAGGTCCAAGTTTGCACCCACAGTAATCTTAGCATCATTGTTGACAAAGAACTCCATGTCTGTTGCAATATCTGCGTGCCACTTTCCAGACTCTGTTCTAAAGTTAATATTACGGCCTGCTTCCATGTTAATATCTCTATCAGCCCTGATGTTCAAATCGTTCTGAGTATGAATAGATATAGAATCTTCTGCAAAAATATCAATCTTTCCATTACTTGTAAGTTCTATCCAGGTGGTGCCTTTTGCATTGCCAATGTAGATTAAATCTTCACTGTTATGCATTAATATTTGATGGCCTGTTCTTGTACGGATTCTAAAACATTCACCGTAGGGGATGTCGGGCTGTCCTTTCTTTGTTTCTTTAGGATCTAATGTATCAACATATTCTACAGGACCTCTATCAGGAGGTAATACTCGTCTATACTGATCGTCACCGTCATCAAAGACCATTGTAGTTCCGCCAAGTCTACTAACTGGGACTGGAGGACTAATACTTTGTTTCTTTCCAATATAACCTTTCTTTGCACCATCTCTTCTGTCTAAAGGACCAGGTGTAGATATTCCAAAGACCATGTTAGGAATATCTCTTCTAGAGGAAGAGTTTGTGGTTCCTCGAATATCGTCATCTAATAATCCTTGTGCTAAAAAAACATCTGCAATAGGATGCACTGGCTTCTTAACTTTTTCAATGTCCATTCCGACTTTTAAATCGTTAGCTCGTCTATTTGCTTCGCCAACTGGGAGACGTGTACTAGTACCAAACTTCTTTTTATCTTCAGGAGTTAGTTCCACATTCTCTGAAGATGCAATAGCAGGAATCATGTTGTTAGTAAATCTGCTGGGTATACAGCCTATCCAATATCCGTCCTGTGGACGACCATCAATAAACACAACCATAACTGTGACACCAACGTCAGGTGGGGTGAACCACATTCCGTAGCTTTTTTGTGTGTCATTAAAATCTGCTTTATTTTGACCCATGTGCTCAAATGCTGTAGATCCATAAAAAGGACTTGCATATCTTACAGTGTAAGTTTGATTAGAGTTTCCTAGATTATTACCCTCGTCACGTAGTAGGGTAACTTCTAAACCTCCCATAAAACTTGGATCTAAATGACCGACTACTTTGGCCAGCAGAGGACCGGAAGGCAGTTTTTTATTAGGTGCATTAGCTGGTAATCGTTTTTCAATACTCATATATTATCTTTAGTTTAAGGGATACCTGGAGGGAAGTCCGATAGATCGATCGGCGCAGTCTGCGGTTTCTCTTCTTGTGTAACAGATACTGCTGCTGCTTTAGCCTTGTCGATAGGTTGTGGTTTATTATCCATGTCTGAAGACTGCATCGGAAGTCTATTACATTTTAGTTTTTGCTTAAAGATTCCATCTCTAAACTCGTTCTCACATCTTGTAACACGATACAATCCGCTAAAAGAACTTTCTTTTGCACCACCAGGAAACACATACATTCCTGTGTATTCATTTATATCTGCAGGTGTTCTAAAGGTTAGATAGATGTAAACGTGTCCGCCTTCATAGTTCATAGAACCATCTTTTAAAACCATACTACCTGTAGCAGTAGGAGGTGATAGATAGTTTGCTATTCCGCTATCAACTAACCAATAAGGATCGCCTAGTATTTCTAAATCTATCGAAACTAGATCGCTATTGCTTTTTAGGAAGGCGCTATTGAATGCCTCTGCAACTTTTTTAGCTTCGGTAACATCTCCGCTTCCGCCGTCATTCTTACCGGCTTGATCAGCATCCGGGCCAACCCTAATACCACCAGTATTCGATGTTAATGCTGCATCGCCTGCAGGAGCACTGTTAACTTCAGTCTTTGTTGAGTTTTCTTCAGCAGGTGCGTTTTGATCTTTGTTAGAAACCGTTGCATTATCTTTTTCCGCACTAGGATTGACTCCAACATAGAACAAGTTATTGATTTGAATATTAAAACTTAGAATGTCGTTATTTTGACCAGTATAGATATATTCATATTTCTTAGCTACTATTTTCTCTAGCTCACCGTATCCAGGAGGTGCAGCCGTTGGGCTACCAAATATACTAATATGGGTCTTATAAGGAACAACTCTAAAAATAATTTTCTTTTGATAATCACCAATGATGTCATCAAACTCTAACAGTTGCATCTGAACATCAATCTTAAACCAATCGATTAATCCCTTTTCGTCAAGTTTAACATTTCTAATATTTTCAACAATATATCTACAGCTAATTATTATTTGAGATATAACTGCGGTAATCGATTGTCCTTGGGTAAACTGAAAAGTTCTAGACTTAGGATCAATAGTCATTTGATCTCTTTTTACTTTTCCTGTCTTACTGTCGTAAACATCGCCTTCTTTTCTAAAGACATAGTTACCGCCAGACTTTTGATCAAATCCCATGTCTGATTGCCCAATAGGATTATTTCCGTAATCTGCCGATGCAGCAGGACGAGTACCAACTGATCGAACTTCTACAGGAGTTGTTTTTACAGTTGCAGAGTTTGTGGGCGCAGAAGTTGTAGTATTCAACAACTGATCCTGTGTTTCAGGAAACTGTACTTCGTAAATGTTTGGATACTTTTTCTTTTTATCTTCAACTAGTAGTTTTTCGTTATCATTTAGTGCTTGGCAAAGACTGCGTTCTCCAGAAACTAGAAGTGTTTTTACATTGTCTCCAGACAATGCAACATCTTTGAACAACTGGTTGTTAATAGTGCTAAAGCCTTGATGATTAAACGGCTGTGCTTCTACTTTATATGTTGTTCCGCCTTCATTTACATTAAAGGTAACTTTAGTTAAACGGACAGTAAAATATTTTGACTTCATAGTCTTTAGCATTTTACCGTCGTCTGTAAAACCGGCAATATCAAGTTTTAAAACATAGGGAGCATTATTGAGATAATTCTTATATCCTGCATTTAGTGCAGCCAGTTGTAGGCTTTGCAAGAATAATCCCATAGAATGGGGTTCGTAAATATCGAACGAAAATCCGATAGCATTAGAGTTACCTGTTGCTGCTGTTGGAGCAATAGCACAGGCCATGTTAAAGTTATTGATAAAATATTCAGGAGCACCGTATGCTGTTTTTACTCTAGCACTGTCGTATCTTCCTGCTGACGAAAATACAACATGTTTTAAATCTGCCGGACTGTTTCTATAACTTCTCGGATCATTAAACTGTCGAGGGGTTAAACAGGCTAATGTCCACAAAGGGGTATAACTAGCAAACTGTTCAAGAGGATTAGGTATTCCAAAAACATGTCTACCTTGAGAATCACTAGATTTTGTAATGTCGGAGATTATCTGCCCAACTTGTTTACCTGTTAGACCTCCTGCAAGATTTAGTACAGCACTTGCCTGTTGAAATCCAGTTACTACTTTAGCTATACCGCTAGCAATGTTTAACACTGATTAAACTCCTAAATATTTTTCTATATTAGTTTTTTTAGGACAATATATTACAGTACCCGGAACAAAATCATATATAGGATCTTTAAGAACGTTCATATTTCTTTGAACAAAAATCCACCACAGTTTTGCATTTTCATATAGATCGTAGGCCAGCAAATCCGGTCTATGTTTATATTGATTTTCTATCACATACTTGTAATCATCTGCTTCTGCAGGAACTGGTCTAATAGTTAATAACTCTAGATAAAAGTTATTTTGATTGGTATTAGCCCAAGGAGAAGATCTTGAATATTCAGCCATTATAAGAATCCTACACTGTTACCTGTTATTTTTCCTCTAGAATAATCTTCTAGACTAAACTTTCTAATTCTTTCACGGTTATATACTGGAGTTAATACAACAGTGATTGTGCTCAGTACAGGGACCCAGGTATTGGTACCAAACGTATTGCAGTTGATGTAGTTTACATCTTCTTTTAAATCTACAGAAAAACTTTTTACCACAACCGGAACATGATTAAACACACTGCCGCCATAACCGGAAAGATTGCAAATGATTGGAGGATTACCTGCATTGGATCCTTGGCCATAAAACATTTTTGTTGCTGTCTTTAAGAATGTAGTTGCAGCAATCCAATAAGCGGCATCAGTCTCTGTTTCCTGACTGAACTCCCCTGTAATAGTAATATCGTCAACAGCACTGTTTTTGTATGCCATGAACGGATAGTTATTATGTATGGTTTCTACAGAAGTATAGTTTGCTTTAGTACTAACTGTAATACTAGGAAGATAAGGAAATACCATGCCTCCTGTATTTTCCAATAGAGAAAATAAAGGACTGTTAAAGACGCTCCATTCTGCATTTAATCGTATTCTCCAATCATTCTTGGTGCCAGGTTGTAGTTTGATCACTCTACCAGATTGTTGAAAAAGCTCTGCTCCAGCAGGCAAGTTAGCGCCTCTTTTTAGACTCAACAAGTTGTTAATAGTACCTGCTGCTTTTGAAATAGCGCCTGCGGCTTGCATTAGGCCACCTGCTAGATTTCCACCTGCAAGTTTGTTTAGGCTTCCGGAAATATCCGCTGTTACGTTTGCGATCGATCCAACAGATCCTTGCAAACCAGATATAGCGTTGCCTACACCACCAGGTAAACTACTCTGTACCGAAGTGCCTATACCTTTTAATGCAGTGCCTGCTTTATTTGATAAATCTCCAAGCCCTGCTGTAATACCATTTAGGCCGCTGCCGATGCCACCTGATAATCTATTAACAGAAGCATCTAGATTTAGCTTTGATAAACTATTCAATCCAGACTGGAATGCACCATTTGCTTCATTAGAGGCTTGAGAAACTGTTTCCGACACATTAGAAATCAGTTTTGCTAATGGATTGATTGGTAATGTCATAACTAAATATATCTCCGTTTAGTCTATTTATTCTTGACAAAATGTGCTATTATTAAAGCATTGGGGAAAATCTAATCTATGACAATAACACAACCACCTAAGGTAAAATACCTTACAAACAAGGACCTACTCAGAGAAATACATCTTAGCAAAAATACATACTGCTCGTTTACAAGTCCGGAATATTCAGATTATGACTTGATTGTGCCTAGCTTAGAAAAGCTAAACATACGAACTATTGCAGAAGCCAAACGAAATAAAGCTGCCAAACTATCAAAACTTGCATATCAAACAGCGCAGTTAACAGTTAAAAAGGCCGCAGCTAAAGACTACGAAATCGATTATAAAAAAATCCAAAAAACTGATTTGGTATTTAGAGTAATGACTTTTGAGCATGTGCCGTTAGCACCCGGTCGTAAAAAGACTCTTAAGAACACAGCAGACAGCCACGAAAAAGTAAACTTTCCTCCATTCCAACACTGGAAGTTTGACGAGAACGACAACCTAGTTCTAGTAGGTAAAAGCCATTGGAAGGGAGATCTACAGACTGGTTCGTTTAATAAAGAACACGGCACCATGACAAACAATCTGGCTCGCATGTTCATTAAGCTATGCGAACGATATGCAACTAGAGGCAACGTTCGTGGCTATACTTATAACGACGAAATGCGTGGGCAGGCTATTCTTCAGTTAACTCAAATAGGACTTCAATTCGATGAAAGCAAATCTGATAATCCTTTCGCTTACTATACTGCTGCTGTCACTAATTCATTCGTTAGAATTATCAACATTGAGAAGCGTAATCAAAACATTAGAGACGATATTTTAGAAATGAATGGAATGAATCCTTCTTGGACTCGCCAAAACTCTACGGGAAATACCTATAGTGGAGGAGGTGGCGGAATGAGCGAAGGAGGTGGTGATTGGGATTGATTTTAGTAGTTACATTCTAGTAAACTATTAAAGGAGATTCTATGTCACTATTCAAGAAAGTAGCGTGTTTTACTGATATACACTTTGGTCTTAAATCAGGTAGTCGTACACACAACCAGGACTGCGAAGATTTCGTAAACTGGTTCTGTGATACTGCACAAAAGGAAGGTTGTGAAACTGCAATCTTCCTAGGCGATTGGCATCACAATCGCAATACCACTGACGTTAGCACTATGAACTATACCGTCAGTAATTTAGAAAAGTTAAACAACTCTTTTGAAAAAGTGTATCTCATCATGGGCAATCATGATGAGTTCTACAAAGATAAAAGAGAGATTCACAGTCTAGAGTTTGCAAGACTGTTTCCTAACATTCACGTTGTTAACGAAACATTAACGCAAGACGATGTAACTATCATGCCTTGGTTGATTGCAGACGAGTGGAAAAAGATTCCAAGTATTCAAAGTAGGTATCTGTTCGGTCACTTAGAGTTGCCTAGCTTCTACATGAACGCTATGGTACAGATGCCTGATCATGGGCAAGTACAGAGCAGTCACTTTGTAAATCAGGAATACGTTTTTACCGGCCATTTCCATAAACGTCAAAATGCACAAAACATTTGGTACATTGGAAATGCTTTCCCGCACAACTACGCAGACTCCGGCGACGACGAACGAGGAATGATGATTCTAGAGTGGGGAGGCAAGCCCGAGTTTAAAGCATGGCCCGATCAACCTACTTTTAGAACCTATAAGCTAAGTCAAATCATCGATACTCCTGAAAAACTGTTGCGTGAAAAGATGCACTGTCGTGTAACTATTGACTTGCCTATCAGTTTTGAAGAAGCTAACTTTATCAAAGAAACATTTATGCCGCAGTATAAGTTACGCGAGCTTATGTTGATCCCAGAAAAAGTAGAAGTAGATAGTGCAACTACACCCGTAGATATTACCTTCGAAAGTGTTGACACTATTGTAATGAATCAGATCGATGCTATCGAAAGCGACAGCTATAACAAGGGTCTATTGTTAGATATCTACAAGGACCTATGAAGTTTACGTTTGCCAGCAAAGAATATAAAATAAAAGTTGATCCGAAAAAACTATGATTAAGATAAAAAATCTAACAGTAAGAAACTTTATGAGTGTGGGTAATCAAACCCAGGCTATAGACTTTGACAAAGGTCAACTAACACTAGTGTTAGGTGAAAACTTAGATCTAGGCGGGGACGACAGTGGTGCTCGTAATGGTACTGGAAAAACTACTATCATTAACGGTCTTAGTTATGCTATCTATGGGCAAGCACTTACCAATATCAAAAAAGATAATCTAATCAACAAGATCAACGGTAAAGGCATGTTAGTAACCATTACCTGCGAAAAAGACGGTGTTGAATATCATATTGAAAGAGGGCGTAAGCCTAATCTTTTAAAGTTTAGTGTAAACGGGCACGAAGTTGAAGCTGAGGACAAAGACGAAAGTCAAGGTGATAGTAGAGAAACTCAAAAATCTATCGAAGAGTTGTTCAGTATGAGTCATGAAATGTTCAAACATCTGGTGGCCCTCAACACATATACCGAGCCGTTCTTGTCAATGAAGGCAGCTGATCAGCGGAGCATTATTGAGCAGTTATTAGGAATAACACAGTTATCTGAGAAAGCAGATGCTCTTAAAGATCAAATCAAAATAACTAAAGATGCAATCAATACTGAAAACACTCGAATCGAAACTGTTAAGATCAGTAATCAAAAGATTCAAGAAAGTATCGATTCACTTGAAAGAAAAAAGAAAATCTGGGACGATTCTAAAGAAAAGTCGATAGAAGATCTACTTAAAAGTATAGATTATCTAAGTCATATTGATATCGATGCTGAAATACAAGCACATCGAGATTTAGAAGTATATAATGCCAAAAGAAAACTGATCGACGAAACCAATAAATGGATTCGTTCTATTGAGTTAGATGATCAAAAGCTGAATAAAACCTTAGAACAACTACGTCGTGATATTGAATCGCTAGAAGATCACAAGTGCTATGCTTGTGGGCAGGATATCCATGATTCTAAACAAGACGAAATTAAACAGCAAAAACAAAAAAATCTTCAAGAGACAGCATTGCAGTTGCTTGCGAACGACACGCAGCGTTTTGAGCACCTACAAACGCTTACAGAGCTAGGAGAACTAGGTAGCTGTCCCAGTATTCATTACAACAATCTAGAAGAAGCCCTAGATCATAAAAATACTGTTAGCAGTTTAGAAAAAGAACTGTTGACTAAACATGCCGATATTAACCCGTATGAAGATCAAATATCCGATTTACAAAAGACTGCTGTTCAAAATATCGATTGGACTGTTATTAACGAACTTACAACTCTTAAAGATCACCAAGAATTCCTATATAAGTTATTAACTAATAAAGACTCTTTTATACGTAAAAGGATCATTGATCAGAACCTAGCGTTCTTAAATCAACGGTTGACCTATTATCTTGACAAGATCGGATTACCGCATATTGTAGAATTTCAGAACGATTTATCGGTCATTATTACACAGTTAGGACAGGACTTAGACTTCGATAATCTCAGCAGAGGTGAGCGAAATAGACTCATTTTAAGTCTAAGTTGGGCGTTCCGTGATGTTTGGGAAAACCTATATCACAGTATAAATCTACTGTTTATCGATGAGTTAGTAGACTCTGGGATGGATGCTAGCGGTGTAGAAAGCAGCATTGCAGTTCTTAAGAAAATGACTAGAGAACGTAATAAAAATGTGTTCTTAATCTCCCATCGCGACGATCTTACCAGTAGAGTTAACCATGTTTTAAAGGTTATCAAAGAAAACGGATTTACAAGTTACAGTAATGACGTAGAAATTGTACAATGAGCACTGATGCACACGACCGATTAATCAAAGCGTTCCAAGAATACTTCAAGTGGCAGGATCGTTTTGAATATAAAGGCTTTGACGAAGCAGGCATAAAGGCACGATATTGGTTATCAGAAATAAGAAACGAGGCAAGTATTAGGCGAGTAGAAATACAAGATAAAAGGCACAAACGCAAACAGTCCAGAAAAGGCATGGTAGGCAGACCCCCTAAGATACATAAGGGATGACATGGTACTATAAAAAGAAAGAAGTTACTGAGATTTCTGACGAATACATCGGATTCGTCTACATTATTACCAATGTCATCTCTGGACGTAAGTATATAGGCAAAAAACTAGCAAAGTTCGCAAAAACCACATACAAAACAGTTACACTTAAAAACGGCAAAAAGAAAAAGAAGAAAATCAGAGGCAAAATTGAAAGCGATTGGAAGGACTATTACGGTTCTAGCGATGCGCTAACAGCAGACATACAGGCACTAGGCAAAGAAAACTTCACCAGAGAAATTCTATTTTACTGCACAACTAAATCTGAATGCAGCTACATCGAGGCAAGAGAACAATTCAAACATAAAGTTCTAGAATCTAATGATTGGTACAACGGTCATATACAGGTTCGAGTTCACGGCTCACACATCCTCAAAAAATCAAAACCCACAGGCAAGTAATCAGCGGTAGTAAAGCAAGCGTTAGCAAATATCGGACGCCTAGGACAAGGGGTTTAACTACGCCCGGACAGAAATCTCTCGCCGCAAAGAGTACTCAGCAAGTATCCTTAACAGGACCACGATCAGATATGCCTTCATACAACTGGTTTTGCTGTTTGAAAATATTTTAAAAGGCTAAAAGAGGGAGAAAAACCCACGGCTATACATATGTTAACGTATGTGTATAGACCCGCCGTCGTATAAAGACGCAGCTAAAGGTACCGGACGACCGCCTTGGTAATGCTGTAACGTTAAGTGATCATGTTCAACTCAGATAATGTTCATTTTTTGCCCGCAAGGGCAAAGTGTGACTGAACAATCTAGATAATATTAAAAACTGCTTCGCAGTTAACTATATAAGTCAGTGTTAAAAAAAGAAAAATGCGTTGAGCGCAAGCGATAACGCAAAAGAGCTTTAGCTCTTTTTTCAAATAAATAAACTAATATACTGCTGAGTCCTAGAATGCGTCTAACAAATATTCAAAACAACTATCTCTATGAAGATCTAAATCGTATAGAAAGCAATACCATGATGCTATGGGAAAGTGCTGGCTTTAAATTAAAGGAAGCGGCACTAACAGCTGATCAAATACAACAGATATTTCAGAATGTAGAGCAGGGTGCTACCGCAGCAGGCGGTAATCGTACATTGATAGGCAAGGGCAAAGATGCTGCCGAAGCTGTAAATAAAGCCTGGGAAGATCTAAAGACAAAAGTACAGGACTCTGGTCCTGTAAAAAATGTAGACAGCGCATACGACAGTGCTGTTGCTAAGATTGAAAAGGGTCTAGGCGGCCCTGACAATGCAGTTAACCAAGTAATTCAAAAATATCGTAAGTTTGCCAAAGAACATCCTATTGCACAAGGTATAATCTATTCAGCATTGATTGCTGCTGCTGGTATCAGCGGTGCAGGGCTAGGTGGTGCAGCAGTTTTAGGTCTGTTAAAAATGACAGACAAACTATTACAGGGTGAAAAATTTAGCTCCGCTGCCTATTCAGGCGCAAAGACCGGCGCTATGGCCTATGGCGCTAGTAAGATTGGCGACATGATCAAAGGCAAACCCGAAGCTACTCCAACTGCCTCCGGTGATTCTGATTATGTTAAGCAGATGAGAGCACAGGGCATTGACCCAAACGATCCAGATGGATCACTTCGTTTGGGCATGAGAGGTCCTAACAATGCACCCGACGCAGCGCCTTCTAGTTTTAAAACTGATTTTGAGAAGTTAGACAAAGCTAGTCTGGGACAGTCTATGAAGATGAATCCTATGTTGGCTCAACGAGCAGGCATGCCAGGAATACCAGACGACAATGCTGTAGCATCCGTTGCATCTAAAGCAGCTGATGTTGCTACATCTCAGCCCTACGGTGCAGGCATGGACCCAGAATATCTACAACGTGTAGTTGACGCTGGCGGAAAGAGCGGAGTTAGATTTAAAATAAATCCAGAAGATGCTGCTAAAGCTCTGGACTGGCAAGCACAAAATGGCGGACAAGCTGTAGGTGCTGCTGCAAATGCCGCAGGTAACGCAGCATCTGGTTACAGTGCAGACTATCTTCAGAAAGTTATCAGCGGTGAGCATCCTAGACCAATGATCAGCAAAGAAAAAGCTGCTGCATTACTAAAAAGTATGCAAGGTGAAAGTATTGCAAGGACTACTAGACCTCTAAGTGAAGGACAAGTATACCTAGTCTTTAATCGTGTTTGCAGACTAAACGACACAGCATTAGCTGAAGGGCAACTAACGGAAGGCCCATTAGATGCAATTAAAGGCGCTGCTGGAAAAGCTGCCAGCTGGTTACAAACCAAAGGTAAAAACCTAACAACTAAAGTTACTGCTGACAAATTAAACTCTGCTTGGCAGAAAGCAGGCGCACCGACTGATAGTGAAGAACTCAAAGCATTTTTAACACAACAGGGTGTAGATCAAGGAATAGTTGATACTGTTTATGGTGATTTAAAAATACCTGCTGCACCAGGTCTGCAGGAACCAACCATGGATAAAGCTGCACCTGTTGATATTGAGTCCATTAAGAAAATGATATCTGCATTGCCTACAGATAGAAAAATTAGGCTATTAAAATACTTAAATAAACAGATTGGAGTAGCATAATGAGATTAAACGAAATACTTGTAGAATCGGAGCAGATACAAGAAGGTCCTATACTTAATAAAATAGGGTCGGCCGTTGGAAAAGGTGTTGGCGCAGTTGCTAAAGGTGCAGGAGCAGTTGCAGGTGGTATTGCAGGCATGGGCACAGCACTCAAGAAAGGGTTTGCAGCAGGTAAGAAAACTGTTGCAACAGCAGGCGACGAAGAGGAGCCGGCAGCAGCGACCGCACCGGCAGCAAAGACAGGAACAGCTTCTGCTCCTACACAAGGTACGGCTCCAGCAGCGCAAAGTGCAGCGCCTGCTGATCAAGCAGCACAACAG